ACAATTCATTTCTTTTTTTTTTTTTTTTGATGGTAAAAAAAAAATCAATATTCTACTAGATTCACCAAATCGTCTTGATTGGTAGATTGTTTACAATTTTTTGTGATAGTGGATGCAACCAACATTTCCTTCTCCACCGGATCCATGTTCAGATCCGTATCGTCCCACGAATCCACCGCCATGTTGTTGCACCATATCTTGTCCGAATAGTACTCTGGTAGTGCGATATGATAGTACTCGAATCTCTCTCCTATCATTCCCTCTTCTGCCCGCAATCCCTCTATCTGACACGGCAGGTGCCACTTTCCACAATAAAACACCAGATGATGGGGTGAGAGAAGGATGTCCTCTGTCGGTTTATTTCTCTCAAAAAAATGAGCGGGAATACGGTACGGCACATTCTCCTTCGTCCCCACATACGTGCTGGAATACATTCTTCGTATCTCCACGGTCCGATTATAGAACGGAGGAACCAGGAGTAGATCTCCTTCTTGGAGAGATTCGATCGGCACATATCCTGATGGAGTAAGAATCATCATCCCACGACACAGGCACGGCACTACTGCTGCGATCGGAGTCCCATCCTGTGTTGTCGACGAGTTTCCTGACCCGATGGAATTAAACGCTCTTAACGACACCGTATAGGTAACACCGTTGGTCAGACTGGTAATCACAGCGGGGCTTGTGGTTTGTGGTGGAGAAAAAGGGGTAAACGTAGCGCCTCCGTCCGTTGAATAATCGTAGTTGGTGATGGTAGAACCACCGTTGTCACCCGGGGCCGTAAACTCGATAGACAGGCTCTGATCTTGAGGTGTTACAGCGTTGAGGGTGGGTGTTCCAGGCACTGTGGGTGGAAGATTACTTGGACTTCCATCCAAGGAACCGGACGCGGTACCGGAACCCACCGAATTGATAGCCTGCAAGGCCACCGAATAGGAATCCCCGTTGGTAAGTCCGCTAATGACGACGGGGCTTGTGGTCTGTGGAGGATTAAAGGGAATAAATGTGGACGTTAGACCTCTCAGCATAGGGCCGAGGATATCAACGGAATACTGATAATTCGTGATGGTCGATCCGCCATCATCCCCTTGGGTGAAATCCACCGTCAGGGAGGAGTCCCCTCTCGTGACGCTGACAAGCGTAGGAGTGCTTGGAGTGGTGGCTGGTGTGGCGCTGGGTGTGGCGGACAATGTATTGGAGGCGCTTCCGATGCCAACGGCGTTTTCGGCTTGTAACGATACCAAGTACGTGGTCCCATTGGTCAATCCTGTAATGGTGACCTCCGTGGTCGACGTCTGTGAGGGGCTGAAAGCCGTGAACGCACCCCCATTTAACGAATAATAGTAATTAATAATGGGAGAACCACCATCGTTTACCGAGAAACCGATGATTATAAGCTGATCCCCTCTCGTAGCGGACTGCAAGATGGGTGCACCGGGCACTGTCGACGATGATGTGGGTGTGGCGGACAATATATTGGACACATTCCCTGTACCGTTTGCATTGACGGCTTTCAAGGCCACGTCATACGTTTGTCCATTTTGAAGACCAGAGATAACGACAGAAGTGGTGCTGGTTTCAGCTGGATCAAATAATGTGAAGGTTTGACCATTATCGGTCGAATAATAATAATTGGTAATAGAAGACCCACCATCGTTTACCGATAAACCGACGGTGATGCTCTGGTTACCACCAGTCGCCGTATTAAGTGTGGGCGCGTCGGGTACCGTCGATGGTGTGGCGGTCAATATATTGGATACGTTCCCTGTACCGTTTGCATTGACGGCTTTCAACGCCACCTCATACGATGTTCCGTTGTCAAGACCAGAGATAACGACAGAAGTGGTGCTGGTTTGAGCTGGATTAAATAATGTGAAGGTTTGACCATTATCGGTCGAATAATAATAATTGGTAATGGAAGACCCACCGTCGTTTACCGATAAACCGACGGTGATGCTCTGGTTACCACCAGTCGCCGTATTAAGTGTGGGCGCGTTGGGTACCGTCGATGGTGTGGCGGTCAATATATTGGATACGTTCCCTGTACCGTTTGCATTGACGGCTTTCAAGGCCACTTGATACGATGTTCCATTGTCAAGACCAGAGATAACGACAGAAGTGGTGCTGGTTTGAGCTGGATTAAATAATGTGAAAGTTTGACCATTATCGGTCGAATAATAGTAATTGGTAATGGGGGAATTACCATCGTCTACCGATAAACCGATGGTGATGCTCTGGTTACCACCCGTGGCCGTATTAAGTGTGGGCGCACCAGGAGGTACATTTCTAATTATGAATGGTGTGTCGGCGAGCGTGCTTATCCATATGGTTCCTATACCGGGAAATGTGATAGGATCACCGAGAAGAGCACCGGATGCTGTTTGATCACTCCATGTGCCAGTCGATTGAGCATTGTCGGTTGTGGTAATGCTATTCTTGATCGTGAGAGAGGGCGCGATCAGATCTCCGGAATTTTTAAGATAACAATTAGAGATGGTGACGGTGGGAGTGTTTCTGTATGTAGTACCACTTTCATCGCCACCGCAGATACCACCACAGGTATTAGAGATCGTACCCAAAACATAACAATTGATGATCTGGATTTTAGGAAGGTAAGAAGTTGTCCCACTATTATAACCGATCTCAGCGCCACAGATACCACCGGAATTTGTACCACCGATACTTGAACCAGAGCTGTAACAATTCTGGATCTTACAGAGTTGATTGGTATTTTGACCGAACCAATCCCCAGCAATACCACCGGCATAACTACCGGAGATCGATCCAGAGGAGTAGCAATTGGAGATTGTGACTTGACCATTCGTAATTCCAGCACTGGCTCCAACAATTCCACCAGCAAAATTACCGCTGATAGTTCCAGAGGAAGAGCAATTGCTGATTGTGACCATCCCTGAAGTGTTTCCCGCATTGGGTCCAACAATTCCTCCTGCTGATCCGGATATACTGACTGCTGTTGTCGTACAATTCGTTACTGTGACCATCCCTGAAGTGGATCCCGCAAGGTATCCAACAATTCCTCCTCCGGATATGGTGGTTGCTGTTGTCGTACAATTGGTGATTGTTACCTGCCCTGAATTCTGTCCCGCATAAAATCCAACAATTCCTCCTCCAGATATGCTTGTGGTTACTGTTGCTGTGCAATTCGTTATTGTTACCTGTCCTGAATTATATCCCGCATAATATCCAACAATTCCTCCTGCTGATGATAGTATACTGGCTGCTGTTATCGTACAATTCTCTATCTTATTATTTGTCGCTCCGGTTCCATAATATTGTTGTCCTATCCATCCTCCTCCAGTCGATTGGGTCGCTCCTGTCCCATTCACTTTCATATTGCTCACTGTCGTATCACTATATCCGATTGTTCTCACCAGCCCCGTATAATTTGTCACTGTTATCGTCATTGTCTTGTCTCCCCCTTGTATCGTCGTGTAGTTCCCGTTCATAATAAAAAAACATTCGATCGCCGTCAGTGTCGCGTCTCCCGTTATTGTCACCACCACCGGATTACTCGCTGATGTTCCTCCATTGATTTGGATTGGCCAATTACTCAGTCTCTGTAAATCCGTTGTTGACAACGTCATCGAGGAAGAGATGATTTTATTCACGGGAAATGATGGATACGAAGGACTAGAAGAAACTAGGACGTAGGGAGTATTCGAACCTAGACTTGTCCAGACACCCCCTGTAGTCACGATACCGTTGGAGTTTGCAGTGGAATCACTCCAAGTACCTGAGGCGATGTAGGTGTTGGAAAGAGTGATCGAAGAAGAAATGGGGAGAAAGGGAGAGACGAGGCGACCGGACTGGAGAATGTAACAATTCGAGATGGTGACTGTAGGAGTTTTAGTATAAGTACTGGTACCACCACCACAGATACCACCGGAATCAGAAGAGAAAGACCCCCAAGAAAAGCAATTGGTGATCTGGATGATAGGTGTGTAAGTGTCATTATTAGAATAACCGACCGAACTACCACAGATACCACCACATTGAGAACCGACCATAGTACCGATGCTATAGCAATTCTCGATCTTGCAGAGTAGATTGGTATTAATACCGAACTGATACCCAGCAATACCACCAGAATTGGATCCGGAGATCGTACCAGAGGAGTAGCAATTGGAGATTGTGACCTGACCATTTGTGGCTCCGGCAGTTAATCCAATAATTCCACCAGAATTGGATCCGGAGATCGTACCAGAGGAGTAGCAATTGGAGATTGTGACCTGACCATTTGTATATCCAGCATTTGAACCAACAATTCCACCAGAATTACTGCTGATCGTTCCAGATGAAGAGCAATTCGTGATTGTATTCGAGGTCGCTCCTCTTCCAAAATTATTTCTTCCTATCCATCCTCCAGACGTTGCTAATGTAACCGATGAGGATGCAGTTGCGACATTGATATTCCGTATTGTCACATTGTTCTTTCCGCTCGTTCCAGAAAGTCCATTCTGCACTAATCCAGAATACCCACTCGTATATGCGATCGTCAATGTCTTTCCTCCTCCATCGATGGTTATGTAGTCGCTATTGATATTGAAATATCCATTGTTTGCTACCGATGCCGGTATCGTCGCATCCTCCGTTATCGTCACCACGACGGGAGATCCCGACGTGCCTCCCTGGATTGTGATCGGCCAATTGGTCGTTGTCTGAAGGTATGCCGCATCAATTGTTCTCGATGTACTAATTGTTGTTGCCAGCGTCCCCTTGAAATCCGTCACGATCGCTCCTGTGAAGTAGACGCCCACTATATCCTCTCTTGTGTTCTCAAGGATCCAATCACCCCCGTACTTCTGATTGCCCGTCTCGTTGTCCGAGGCGCCAATCACAGCACCAGAGCGAGAGGCAAGAAAGTCATAATAGGAACGCCACGAGGGAGAAAGGAGACTGTTGCAGGCGAGAAAATCGACGTGCTTGACAGAGAGAGACTGAAGAAGATCGAGGAGGAAGACGACGTTATCCGAGAGATCGTCTTGAGCTTGAGAGGTAAGATCGGAGGAGGAGAAGAAAGGTTGACCGTTGAGAAAAGGAAGCTCAGGCGAATAAGAGGGATCGTGAAAGACAAAGGCGATGCGGTCGAGGGAAGACCAGTGAGAAAGAAGAGAGGTGAGATCATCCCTGGAGGAATCGTGATGATAGATGACGGGAAAGGTGGAGGCGTTGCAATCGTCGAAAAAGACGGAAGAAGAGGAAAGAGAGGAGGAGATGAGAAGGAGATTGGTGAACGAAGAGGTGTCAGCGGGAATCGTGGGAAAGACAAGAGGAAGAGGATGCAATGTATCATGAGTCATAGCGTCCACATCCATTATATTGTGTGTGTTTATAAAAAGAAAAAAAAAATTTTATAAACATAATCAGTAAGATTTTTCCACAGTAATGGATTCAGATTGAGGGAGATGAAATGTGTTATTCACATTTCCACGAATCCACCGCCATGTTGTTACAAGCATTCCCTTGGAATTATATTCTATTTATGGAATGGAATCAATACTCGCAGTAATTGTGCACGGGCTCGATATCCGGGTCGTAGATGCCTGCATTGGAAGCTTCATCGAGGAGTTGTTGGAAGATTTGCTGGAATTTCGCGGTATGTCCAATCTCGTCGCAGAGAACATGGGCCAGCTCGTGCAGGATGACAAAAAGAAGCATATTGTCGTGGTAATACTCGCCATTCTCGTCGCGCAGACACATGTAAATCTTTTTCTTGTTGATGGTGTATGATTTCGAATCCTCCAGAATGTCAATCCTTTCAACAATATCGGGGCGGATCTGTGCCACATACGAACGAAGATGACCCAGCTTTGGATCCTCCTTCTTGAATCGCTCGGTAATATTCATGAGACAGAAATAAGAGAGGATGATGACAATCACAAAAAGAACAATGGTACCAGTGCAGTGCTGCGAATAAAAAGAGGTCGACATTCCTTTTAGAATTAGTTAGTAAAAATATTATTTTGGAAAAAAAATTGAAATTCTTCTTATGGACGGATATAGATTAAATATTATATGATTGATGGACATTCTGCAGACACGAAGAATGATCCTGAAGATACCCGCCATGACCACGATTCTATTGGAGGTGAGGACAGTCGTATTCTATGTGATGGGTATAGGAAACGTCCTATTTGATGTCTCCAACAACAACAACATCGAGATGGAATATCAACGATACAGGGCTTACCTTGATATCAGTGATCCATTCCATGCAAACTTTTACGAGACTGCCAAATTGATGCCTGATCTATTTTCTATCCGAGAACGGAAACATTTGCCCATTGTATACGTTAAAAATATGACCATGGATGCGGCTCAACATATTTTGGATTCTATGGCAAGCATGGGATCCACGTACATGAGCATTGAGATGCAGGAGACTCCAAATTTAAATAATAATATGGAAATCTGTGATTTGCATCTGACGGACCTTTACGAAATGGGGTACATGACGAATCATTCCCTACCTACCAAATTCGGGATATGCGATGTCTTTACAGGGATCGACGTCTTTGCCGCCAGACCGGTGACGGACGATGTGGTCGAATTTTGTTGCAGCTATCACGAATTTTATTTCTTTATCATGTTTCATTTCCAGGATCCTCTCCTTTCAAGAGACGTCGAGGCGGTATTGGATGAATTGCCATTCATTCACCCGAATGATCGTGAAGAGTTTAAAACCGAATGGCGAACCCATAATGTCCTAGAAATATCCGGTATGAATTTTCTGAACATGGATTTTACCTCGACCACCACCAATCATTACTGGTTTCTTAAAAAGCTCAATCGTCTTCTTGATCGATTCGACGACTACAAACTAGCACTGAATCCACGAGCGTTTATTATCCCAGAATTCGACGCCTCATCTCCTGCAACGCCTCTGCAATCGTCCAGCGACGTTTCTTTAGACGCGTGTTGACATTATTATGCAATGCAATCATCCAACGGACAAGACGATCGCGATTACGGAGATCCGGTGGATGTGTCTCCAGGTATTCGCTGTATTTGGAACGACACAATTTGCACGGCAAGATCGGCCCCAGACTCTCGAGAAATCGCGCCATATTTTCCATATCTTCTGCCGTAGGATGCTCGGGATACGTCATGGACACGCTGTGGAGAAAAAACCAGGCGGGCCTTCCCCATACCGATGGCTTTGCAAAAGGGTTGGCCATCCTCTCTTTTTTTTTTACAGTATTAAAAAAAAAAAAGAAACCCATCAAAATTCCTGTCGACAAACGGGGCACGACTCAAACCGATGCTTGATGACCTCTTCCATGCATTGAGTATGAAATCCATGTTTGCAAGGAGGGATGCATACATTGGAAAAAAGACGAAGCGGATCCAGACACACCGCACATTCGCTGTTGATCACAAGTTGATAAGAATGAAGAATACTCGTCTTGATCGTATCATAGGTCCTCTGCACAAACATGTCGGCAACCTTTGTAAGAACATCGCCCACAAAATCCTGGAATCGACGCCTTATACGACGATCTCTCGATACCTCCTGTATCATGGACCGCGGGATCATGAGATCAATATGAATATTATCCCCCGACGGCATTTATTCTCTTCAAATTTTTTTCTTTAGGTTTATAGAATAAAGATCTCATGAACGTATTATGGAAGATGATACTATTAGTCGCACTCGCGACCGCATCCATGGATATATGTCCTTCATGGGTGAGGGAGAGCGAGAGAGTGTCCGACCTCGGCATGCTCTCCGAGGCAGTGAGTCAGGATGTTGGACAGGAACATCTTGTGGGATTTTGTGGGCAATATGATTTTGTGGAACAATCCGAGGGGATGTATGATACCCGGATGAGGATCTATCGACAACAGGGTGCCCTGTTCGTCGTCTTTCGTCCGACACAGCAAAATCCAGAGGCAGAGGCCATTCATACCGATCGGAAATTGGTCCCGTGTCAAATTGTCAATGGGTGTGTGGGACTCGTTCATCAGCGATTCCAGGAAGCATTTCTCGATCTCTTGGGAAAAATGTCCCCGTCTTCTCTGTGGCTGTTGCAAGGCGCCGAAGAAATTTATCTCACGGGCCATTCGTTAGGGGGAAGTCTCCAGATATTTATGGGTGTCTATCTCTGGCTATCGTTTGACATTCTTCCCACCATGATGATCGGTTTCGCCGGCCCCTTTATCGGCGATCAACAATTCTCTCAGGCGTATCCACTCTATCCGCAACAATGGTGGCAGATCGAAACAGTCGATTTCTCCCATCCTTCCGTCCGCGATACGACCGTGGAACAGTACAATACCCCCCAATCACCTTTTCTTTTTATCGACACGGACAAGATCTGTCTTCTTCCCATCTCTCCTCAACCCAACACCTACGGCATGCACGACCTCGTCAACTACCGTCAAGGCCTCTACCAATAAATTTTTTTATCTAAAGAATAAAGAAAAAAGCCCATGTTTTGTAGAGAAAGACGAAAAAACAATGATCGTCTGGATCCAAAGATTTTGGGAGAGGGATCATTTGGGCGGGTCTACGGTCCGTACGGTATACAGGAGGTGCGTCTCTTTTTATCGAGAAGCGATCCCACAAGCACGACCTATATCAAAGAAAACTTGGAGGAATGTGGACAGTATGTCATCAAGATTATTTTCAGGGAAGAAAGAATGGACAAACAACGAAGCGAGGCGATGGGTAGAATCTTTGAGTGTTGTCAGAGAGACAGAACGGCACGATGGATCGCGCCTCTTGTGGTAGGAAGAATCACACGATCGAATCTTACCGCACTGATACCGTTCAAGAACAACAAAAATTGCTCTTTTCTTTTTGAGATCCAGCGGTATGCAGGTGGCGACGATATGTTTGATGTTGTTGTGAACAGTAAAAAATCCGTCCAATGGTCCATCCATAATTTGGTGACTCTATGGACATCCATGATTGAGATTCTGGAGATTGGAGTCACATTGATCGATGCCGGGTACCTTCTCAGTGATATCAAGATGGAGAATATGATCGTGGACGAATCGGGTATTTGGATGATTGACCCAGAAATCTATCCACAGCACATCTTTACCAGCATGAAAAATATCATCATCACACCCAGTCCAATGAACATGCCCGCTCAATTTCTTAACCAGCACTTTTTTTCACCGAATCCGCTACGAAAACATAAACAAGTGTACCGCCGAAACTGGAACCGATTCAAAAAATTTTATCAAGATATTAATAATTATCATTTGGATACTTTGTTTCAATGGACCTCCAAAGCAAGCCGGTACCAGAATCCTGCGTTGTTTATCCGTCGTATTGCTATCCTCGGTCTCTTTTATCCCTTTATGATGATCATGATTTATGTGATTGACACAAGGATTTGCATCGAGAAGCTTTCTCCCGAATCCCAAAACGTCGTGGAGAATATCATTGATCTTTGTTACGATATTATACAATCTAGAGCTGCATCCAATTCACCAAAAACGATGCTAACCATGATGAAGAGGGCAATTAAAAGTGATAAGTCGCTCGTCTCCTCCTTTAAAATTCAGGATCACACGATTCATCAAGACTATTGCACCACAACAACACCATCTTGAAACAAAACATTATTATTATCTTGGATACTAATAAATTAATCCATCATGATACTCGGGAAAGGTGGTTTTGGTACTGTATCTAAATATGGACAACGATATGCTATCAAAAAAGGCAAGTACATTGGACATCAATATGATATCTTGTTCCAATTAAATTCAAAGCAGCATCCCAATATTATTTCTGTCTCTGCTTATTTTTATAATCCACCGTCGTTTTTGATGCAGGGACTTTTTCAGGAAGATCATTGGATGGAACTTGGTCTTTTTATTTCTTCAACATCAATATCATCAATATCATCAATATCATCAAAAAATAAACTTTTGGCTCGTTGGTTACCCCAGCTTGTCGATGCTGTTGAATTTATTCATCAACAAGGTGTTGCCCATTGTGATATCAAACCCACCAATATATTTATCCGGACCATCTTGAACGAAGAATCCAATGTCGGAATCAAATTGATCGATTTCGGATTGGCCTGCAATAAAAATCAATGTGGTGCACCTAGAGGAACACCTGATTACTGGAGCCCGGAAGCTTTCTTATTAGTTGGTGAAAAAAATATACCAAGAACGCTGAAAGAATATATGAAGGATGATTTATGGGCCATGGGAATGACGTTGTTTGAAGCGATCCATGGCAAAGTCATTGCCAAATTTTTTCCAAAGATTCGGACAAGACATGAATTATCTGTATTCTATGAGTATATTCGAGGATCGAATACCATTCCACTCGTGGACGATGTGGAGTATATTCCCTACCGTTGCACAACCTCAAAACGATATATTTTTCAAGAAAAGAAGGCATTTCTTGCTGGTCAGAATAAGCGTTTGAATTATCAGTATTATCTACGAATCGATCCGAATTTAAGAAAGATACCACGACAGATACAACAACAACAGACGAAACAAAAGATTAAAAACTTAAGAGCATCGATCGAAAGAATATATAATACCCTACGCGAAGCACGACAGCGACGTTTTTTGAAAAAAAAGCAAACCTCTCTTCTTGCGGTCCTACGAGGGGTGTGGAGAGATCCAACACCTACATTCCACGACTTTATACAACAAGCCAAGAACAAAGTAAACATCCAGCAAGATCAAGCATTTTTCCGGAATCTTTTACAAAATGATCAAGATTGGAGAACATTCATGTCGGATCTGATCACTATTACACGAGCACGTCGAGATGAAGTTCAAAAATTGTTGAAACAGTAGAAAATTTCAACTAAAAATTGCTGAATAATTCTTTTCTTTCTTTTCTTAAATAAAAAATGAAGAAAAAGATTCATTTTGAGTCAGCACCTCACCCAACTCGTAAAGGGAAATTTACAGAGCCGCCTCGTGCGGAAAAAAAGGCGGTGCGGACCGCGGAAGAAAAGGTGGAGCGTGAGAGAGTACGACATGACAAGGAGATGGCTCTACGAGCACTGGATAGCGTGTCCATGATACGATTCCGAAAAGCAGAAGGTGGTGTTCTTCGGCCTGTCTCCATGGAGCTTCGACGGAACGCGCTCCCTCCTCCTTTTCGTATCGTTAAAGACGGTCGGGGATATGAGGTCTTGGAAGAGACGACGGCTACTGGGAATCGTGTGCGCTACCGCATCTACACGCGAAACATTAAGGTGAATCCCACCACACCTTCTCTTTCGGGGCTCTCGCGTCTGATTTCTTTTTATCGCACGAGCGAGGGTACACTACGGATCAACGAGGACCATCCCGCGAATCCCGCGTATTTTTTCAAGTGGCAAAAGTACATATGGGATGAAAAGTATACGATCCTCTATTACGTCGAAGATTCCGGTCGGAAGAGAGTGGTGAATCGGAGCGCTGTTCCTTTGGGTGGTGGTCGATCACGAGCGAGTATGGTCGATTACATGATGCGTCGCTATGGCATGACGGAAGAACAAGCGGGTCGCGCGGTCCATGAGATGAAGAAATGAAGAAATGATGAAATGAAGAAATCACGATTGAAGAGTTGTGTACTGGTCCTGGAGGAGGGGGCGGAGTGGATGGTGTTCAGGAATGGACGCTAGGATCTTGGAAAGACGGCGCGTGTAGCCACGGATGATTTTTTTATTATTCAATCGACAACTATCATGTCGTGGGATAATCAAATCCTCCTCGCCACGGGGACAAGGGATGAGGATGTTGCCGTATTCATTCTTGGGCATGTAAAAACCATACGTGTACAACAGCTGGATATCCGTTTTTCTGCCGTAAGAATCGTAGACCTGAGTACCGGCGGGAATCGGTTTGGTGCTCTCCACTACAAAGACGCGCTTCTTCTTGTCAAAGTACCATGTCGTATTCACATCCTGATCGTTGCCATGATTGATAAGATCGGCGATCGGAACCAGTGCCATCCTGTCCTTACTTCCATCTTGAAATTGGAAGACGCGACTGTTGACCATGACAGTGCTCCTCAGGTACACGTCTCTGGATGCTTTAGGGATGTCGAGACGATCCATCATCTGCTGGTAATGAAGACGGTAATTGTCGATGGAATGAAAGAGATCGCCGTCCACATCATTTTTTCTTGCGAAACACGTCCCCTTCAACGGACGAAGCACCGACTCGTCGTAAAACAGACAAAAATTGGACACGTCCTTGGGAAGCGATGTCAGATAGATTTTTTCCGAGGGTGTAGGCTGGACGGCACCCGTCAACAGCAGGTACAGATGATAGATGAGACGATCATTGGTTTGTGTCTTTCGGGGATAGACAGAATGAATCTCAGGATCGGTCTTGTAGACGGATTCGATCGTCATGAGATGTTCCTCCGGAATCTCCAATATGCGCACGCCGGCAGGAATATCCACCGTGGCAAAAATACCTCGACATCCTCTCGTCCGCATGCGCAGTCGATAAGGATTCTCTCCGCCAATCTCCCACAATTTCTTAAACATGGCTTGATGAAGCGTTTTATTCTTATTTAAGAAATTTTATTTCGAGATTACAATCTCTATACTTTTTAGTGACGAATCGTTCATGCCATTGGATCAAATAGAGGTAAGAACTGAATCTTCTTGGGACAGGAAGGAATCAGCGATTTCGGGATGGCCGCCTTGAAGAGGTTGGCTTCTAGCCATGCATCAGTAATGGTGAAAAAATGGGGTAGATCTTCTTCTTGAGTATTCTCGACTTTACCCCATGAATTCTCTACTTTCCAGATGCCTTTTTTTGCATCATAACCAACAATGACCATGGCATGAGAAAGACTGATGTCACACATGTCCAGTCTTGATTTCTTGTTCAACGTATCCGAGAGAATAAAATTGTGTTCAAGATCGAAATCGAGAAAGGGAATATTAGAAAAATAGCTTTCACTGACGGCACAAGTGATGTACACCGGCATCTTCTTGGTCCGAATCGTCTTTCGTATCTGCTCCACCATCTCCTTCCACGAAACATTCACAAAACTTTCTCTCTCCGCCTCCCAGACGTGCCCATTATCGGGATGACCGTATCGATGGTGATAGGAATGTCGCGGATCATTGCCTATCATACCAAAGGTGGAGAGGTTAATGGCAGACAAGACTTTTTTCCGATAGAAATCAACAGGTGTGTATTCCTTATCTTGGAAGCTGCAAACCAGAGGTGGACTGCCAAGAAACATGGCGAGACACTCAAAAATATCCCTGCTCCATGTCTTGATTTCCCATCGTTCCTCCTCAAGAATCATGTGCGCCATGGCATGAAGCTTGCGGTTCAGGATATATATCAACTCATCCGTATCCGTGGAGTGCGTCGTCTCCTTGTGAAACGAGTACGGCACGACACCATACTTTTCAATAATGTTTTGTGCATTCATAAAGGTACCACCGTCCGAGATAATGGTTCCAAGCCACATCCGACGCTCATAAGAATTCTTGTCGAGAAATTCTTTCCGTTTCTTTCGGACAAAATGAAGAAAAAACACACTACTCTCGTACTTGGCCCAGAACCACACGTAATTGGCCGAAAACCGGAAAGAATCCAGACGGTACCTACGCATAAAAGGAATCCTCATCATATTGAGTACCGCAAATACCCAACACCTACCCGATCGTTTCTGGTCGGTGATGGGCTCTGGATTCTTGGGAAGGAGTTGCTCCGTAAAGGTCGGATTTTCTTCCGTCTTGTTCCATTTTGATCGATTGAAAAAGACGGTATCCAATGGCGAAGAGCTGATAATATTCTGATACATTCGTCGCTGAGGATCCTTCTCACGACGACGCTGCCATTCCACATCGCGCTGCATTCTTCCCTTTATTCTTAAAAAAATTTTCGTAAGAATAGTTCTTTAAAATAAATACTGATATCACTCATGAATGGAATGGAGGAGATCAAGAAGTTTACGTGTATTGCCTTCCTGGAACGCGATACATAGGGATTCCATATCAGTACCGCTGATCTTGTGCCCATTGGTCTTTCGACAATGGGTGGGATGAACCACACCAAGGAATAAATTACAATCGACAGCGGGTGCAAATACCGTGTCGATGAAACCGGCGCAATTCATGGTCGCGGACTTCTTCTTGAAGCACAGCTCGGAATACACCTGATCCAAAACCAGAATGACGCTCCCATCCAGTTCACGATTTTTCATTTGCTGTTCTGTTTTGGGCTGTGTTGGGAACTTGTAAAATACGACTTTACCATCGGTGGTCACTTTCTCACCAATATTGAATTCCAGGTCGACGACTTTCCCAAAGAAGGATTGGATGCGATCCATGTGCTGCTTGGTCAGGATACCAACATCGACGACATTATACTGATAATACGTTTGGCTTGTCTTTTCGTAAAAAAGATTCAACAGATAATCAGGTGTGTAGAGTGCACCACGATCGTGCAAATGTTTTTCACGAAGCATCCGATTCAAAAAGTCGTCCTCTCCTTTTCTCGTGTATTTGAGGATGGATCCCGTGTAACCAAACCCAACAGAAAACACTCGATTCTGATAAAGGATGGTCACCATGGCATGTTTCAGACTCTTGGAGGAAAGAATAAAATACAGGGGTATCTCGTCGATCGATAAGGTTTCAAGGTTGGTTCTTGACATGGTCAACGCCTTTTGTAGGAGGGGATGAAACTCGATCGTAGGATTTGGTTTGATGAGATTTTTGATCGCACTGTATTCGGATTTTCTCAATACAAATTCATGGTTCGTATTATAAAACAGAAACTCGGCGAGCTCTCGTTTACGGCTTGGTGTAAAGTCATCGACAATATCCTTGGTAATACAGATCGGGAGATTAACTTTTTCATCGCGTCGATAGGTGGTGGAATGACGGGTAAAAATACCACGAAGGATCAGATCTGGTGTTAATTTGGTATTTCCCATTTCCATGTACTTGGGAAACGGCAACATGGCCCTGGTTTTGACAAGAGGTGGTGTTTTTTTGGTCTGTCGAAAATACAAGAGGTTTACAAAGTGATTAATCAGACGGTTCATATTCTTTTCTCCCGCCTTGGTATACAACACATCCAATTGGTACAGATGTTTGGGTTCCAGGGGTATGGAAAACGAGACCGGCTCATCACCATTCAGAATAAGCGCTTCTTGGAAATCGTCTCGTCGTTTCTGCAATGCACGATAAAGAATCTTCCATCGCCGAATCTGGGACGAATCACTTGCCAAAGATTTTGGCTGCGACATCACCTCCATCAACATCTTGTTCATCTCTTTTGACATACGCCGAGGAGATAATGTCTTTAATTCTTTTTCCATCTCTCTCAAAAATCGAATCTCCTCCTCCATCGCCGTTGCCGTCATCTTGGCCACGGTTCCCGGTGACAAGGGCGAGGCGATCTTGGGTTTCTTAGGAATGGTAGGAGAAGGCGATGGAGAAGACCGAACTCTTTTTTTCATGTATTTATTATTGACTTGGAAAAATAATTTTAATATCTTCTATTTAGATAAGATCTTTCTTAATTTGAAAAAAAAAATTGTGTGTGCGTATATATATAGAGCATGATCCATCGGAACGTGATGGTAACATACTCCATCCTATTACTGACGATGTTGACTGTGAATGTGACATCGTTTACGTCTTCGTCTGCACTTCATGCCATCGTGGTGCCTGGTATGGGAGGATCGTACCTGTATCAAGGCAAGAAACGGATTTGGCCGAGTCCATTTCCACAAGATATTCGTTCCATGTGCTCCAATCATACCATCGATACATTGGAGGTTGGAAATATCGACGGTATATTAACGGGGGATTGGATGTCACGGGCGCTTCTTGGCAATCGATTCTACCAGCCGTTGATCGACAGTCTTCCCGCGCCTGTGCACGGCTTTCCCTATGATTTTCGACGTATCATGGACGAGTCGTATCTTTCAACACTGTACGATCGATTTGAATTCTTTCTCAATCAGTCGCCATCGGATCGTCGGTATGTGCTCTATTGCCACAGTTTGGGAGGTCTGTTGATGCACGATTTTCTTTCGTCTCGTCCCGCCGCCTCGGCACGGATCCATACCATTGTGTACATCAATTGTCCCTTTGACGGGAGTGTGATGCCGCTGGCCTATCTTATGAAAGGCATCACCGCCTCTCTTCCTATCCCCATCTCTCTTCTTCCATCGCGCGAATGTCTCTTGCGATTCGGCGGATTTTTCTGGTGCCTTCCCTGGACAGATCCGGATCGCAGCGTCCTATCCTCTCCCGATCTACAAGTCAAAGATCTATTTCCTCAGCACCCAGACTACCATCAATTTCTTGTTCCACGGAAGCAGTATCGATACCGGGACATTCCAAGTCTACGATCGGTGCTTCTTTATAGCCGGGCCAGCAGCACCTATACCGCATTTTCCTTGAACAATCCTATTCATCATGTCACCTCTCCGGACGGCGATGGTGTGGTGTCCAACGAGAGTCTTACCCTGCCTCTTCGCTCCTGGTCCATTGTTCCGGCTTCCAAAGAGTTTCCTGGAACGGATCATTCTTCGATCCTCTCCGATCCCATCTTTCTCCAGGAATGTACAAGAATTCTTTTTCAAACTAAATAATACCTCTTGGTATACACTTGTTCTTCTCTCATGTAATAAGGAAATTCCAGTTGTGGATCGTTGTTGAGTAATTTCCTGATATTGTTTCGTAGCCATAGATGAGAAAGAATGTTCATATCGGGTTGTGCAAAGCCATCCAGGCTTTTAGATCGACACATCCATATAGTCTTGCTGTCTGTATACCGTTGGAATAAAATCGTCACACACTGGCATTGATTCTCATCGATGGTGCGCATCGCAATCAAAGATCGTCCCAACTCGTCCTTTCCCAGCATGACGGCATTCGTCATTTCCTCTGGTTCAATCATCAGATTTTCTTTTTGTTCCTCCAGAAGGGGATAAGAAAGCATCGTCTCCATTGTGAATAATTCAAGAATAAACAACGGATAATTCTCCCGGATCCAATCAATTTGTTTCGTCATTCTTTCTTGTTGATGGGAGGGTATCGGACAAATTCTAGATAGATTCAGATTCAGAATACTTCCACAATCCAGATATGCGCAGACATGTCCTACAATATCTACCGGTAATCGATTCATTTCATTATACCAAAAAAAATAGTTTCATCTTCTTCTCATACATTATAGTATTTCTTTTTGGATAGCAATTCGAAACGAATCATATCGCCGGTGCCCGTGCGAGGGATGGTCCAGGCATACGATCCTTTTTCTCCACCTACCGTCTCGGACAGGAGAAAAACACGCTCTCCTCCTCGTGACACACTCTTCTGATCCATCGGCATACTGTAATTGATGCGCGGCATCATCTCGCACCGACAATAACCGTCCGAACAATAGAGGGGGCAAATCAAATTATATTCCTGTGCATCAAGTTTCTGACGGATGGCGCCATTGCAGGCACCGGCCGCGTTCCGGATCTCCTTGGTCCATTCCCTCGTTTCCGGCAGGATGGGCAGGACGGTATGCCTCTGGCACTTGTCAGACACGACCGAGTCCCGATGGAATTCATACGAATATTTGTGCTTGGCATGGCATTCCGTACAGCCGTGCTTGTCACAGTAATACAGGCGATCCTTGTGATCAGAAGGACGAGCATCCTGGCAACCGGCCGCGACGCAGCGAGAGAGGCAATTGTCACAATACTCTTTATCCTCACCATGTTCACGGAGTCCGAGACAACCAATGCATTGGTGCGTCTTGCAAAATTCGCGTCCCTTCTTCAAAAGGTCGCATTGTGGATAGAGGCATCGATGGGAAGCACAATAGCGCGAATTGATGTCGGTGGAAGGAAGATCACAGCCGGCGATACCGCAGCGGACACCACAATCCGTGCAGTACTTGAATTTACCGGGACCGAGGACCGCGAGCCTCCTATGGCATCTATTGCAGGCATGGTAAAGACAAAAGGTGGTCCCGGGCCAAACGTTGGTGTAGCGATGTTCACGACAGTCGGGACCGTCACACTTATGGAGGTTGCAGAATCGGGGATGATCATTCATCTTGATGTTCTTGCACGATGAATCGTCGCAGGTGTGATTGGCACAAAAGTCCGAGCACTTGAAAGGCGTCTTTTTTTTATGGCATCCATGGATGGTGCAGAGGGAGTAATCAATTTCTTTTTTCTTGACCTCCTGTCTGGAACTTGTAGGACGCATCATGGAAAACGTTGGGGCCGTCGAGGCAATAGACCGTCTGGATCCTCCGTGCCCTGGACAATAGTCTTGAAGCCTGGCTGTGGCCTCTTTGCAAAAGAGATCCTTGCAGGTATGCGGTGCACAATAGGCCGACTTCTTGTAACTCGTTTTTTTCTCAAGACATCCCTCGACGGTACAGATCTGTTTGTTGAATGTCATGCTGGAAATAAAAAAAAAACAATATTAGTACATTCGTATAATCGATCACCTTTACGGTAATAATGAACGAACTATTTTCATTTTTATTCTCGAATCTAGAATGTATATTCTCTGACTCAAACTCGAATGAATACAGTCTTTATAAAGAGTTGATTCTATAAAGACAAAAAATGGATTGGAAGACAGAATTAAAAGAAAAAGGATATGTGGTAATTCCGGGTGTATTATCCGAAAAGGAGTGTGATCGGCATGTGAGGCATCTGGCACGGACGATGGATCATGTGGTGGTGGACGGTGATTGGGAGGCATTTGTGAGGGACAGGGCGCCAAATGGTGTCGTTCATGGATTGGACAATCTTCGGACGCTCTGGGAGGTTCGTTCGACACCAAGTATCGGTCGTCTTTTTCAGGAATTGTACGACGAGGAGCCACTCTATTTGTACATTGATCGATTCAATTACCGGCCTCCAAAGCGGCCTCTTTCCTTTCATAGCAATTGGCACATCGACGAGAATCCGTTCAACCCACAATCCAATTACCAGGGCTTTGTCTCGCTGACCAACATCACAAAACAAGATGCCTGTCTCGGGATTTGGGAGGGTAGCCATCATCATATCAAGGACTGTCAAGGAAATTTGGACCCGGAATGGTTCAAGGCCAGAGGATGTGTGGAACGGCGCGTTGAAACACCGAAAGGCAGCCTGGTGATCTGGGATTCGGGATGTGTACATAATCCTCTCAACAGTCTGCGAAAGACACCGGTTCGCAGAGCAGTGGTCTATGTCCGTTATTTTCCTACCTCTCGATTCCCTGTCGAATATCGCCATCACCCGCTACGAACCTATCCAGAGTATGTGGATAAAAAAGGCATCGATTGCCTCACACCAAAACAGATTCTGGCTCGATATGAACCGCTGATACACGGAACATGGATGATAGAAGAATAAAAATTGTTATCTTGGTTAAAAACATTAGAAATATTACCATGACGATACAATTTTCTAATGTATGTTTACTACTTCATATAAAGCAATGCTATAAAATAATAAAATAGAGAGATATGGAGACACAGATTAGGGAGGCATATCGCAAGGCTTTTCTGGCGTCGGACTTTGATCCGGAGTGGCTGACGAGGCTCTACACCGAGATCCGGGATCGACTTTTGAATCTTGTACCAAAGAATGGCAACCTGGCCAAGGAGATCGAGGAGATGCTGGACCCTGCATTTTTCAGGCAGCAGATCGAGCACAATGTTTTTTGTATCGAGGACATGCGGCGATTGGTCTGTTATGTATTTGCAACGTGCCTGAAACTAGGATCACCGGCACGCGACGAGAGTACGATGGAGCGACAAGACAAGGTACTTGCCATAGTCACAGACAATTTCCAACGCTCCATCCCCATCTTTGTGCTGGAGGCCAATGAGACCCTTGATGAGATCGAGGAAGACATCCGCAATCTGCTGCCACCACCACCACCATCTACATAACATGGAATTTTTATTTTTTGGAAATAAAAAATGATGCTAGCTAGAACCACATTTGTGTTCTTGTCGTTTCACATTGTCCTTGTAAATGGATGGATCCGTGATTGTATTATTGGACACGGGCATCACATAATAGGGTGTATTAGCGTCTGAGGGTTGAAGTGATTGTGATATATCCCAAATAACCGCTTTTCCTTCTCTGCGTCCCGAATTATGATATACAAGCTTTGTACCAGCCTTGCATATCCATTGTAATCCATTTTGCATGGACGTAGGATACATGAGATTGCTGTACGCCTTACCTTCACCTCCTTCTCGAGCCTTGCCGCTTTCCGTGCATCCAACACATGTATAAGGAGATTGAAACGGACATTGATCACCACCATGAACATGCTGATAAATTAAGAGTCCAATGGTTCGTCCGTTTGTTAATGCTTGAAATGTCTTCATTTTTTTTGCATCCCACATTGTATCGGGAATGTATAGATTAAATTTTATAGTCGGATGAGCTTGAAGGAATTTGATAATACTTTTCTTGATTTTTCCTGAATCGAACATGGAAAGATAAGAACCACCTATGGAAGAAACCAGATTGGATAATCCAGCATAACCTTTAAGAAGAGCATCACTTACAATGGCTTGATAAAAAAATGACATTTCTCGATACGTTCCTCCATCAATCGTCATAAATCGAGTTGGAAATGATGCCATCGTCTTGGATAATAATCCAAGAATCGTCTTTGCCGACGCGGTCTTTCCAGAGGCACTCGGTCCGAGGCCCATGATGAGAACACCGTCACCGGGTTGTTGTGGAATTACAATCTCAATATTGGCAGAGTCGTCACTCCATCTTCCTGTCCATTGATATCCAGTATCCTTTACACGAAATGTTATTAATTTAGCAGATTCACATGGGATACACGAACCTGCAATAATCTTTAGCATATATGCAGTAGAATGTGTCTCCTTTTCGATCCATTTTGAGAAGGTTATGCTATCACAACCTGTAAAATTAGAGCATGTGACCCATTTCTTACATGACAATGTGCATTCGGGAATCATCTTCTTAAAACTTGTATTAAATTTCTGTACCAGGTTATCGTCAAATAATAAACTGAATATGTTGGACCTAATTGTTAGATCCAAAATGTTTTCAAATTTCACATCCTTCATGTATTGATCAAAAGAAGGTAAATGTGTCAGTCTTTGTAGTCTTTGTAGTCTTTGTTTTGTCTGCCTTGATTTTTTTTGTTGTTGTGTCAATTGTTGTAGTGTCAATTGTTGTTGTGTTTGTTGTGTTTGTTGTGTTTGTTGTGTTTGTTGTGTTTGTTGTTTTTGTTGTGTTTGTTGTTTTTGTTGTTTTTGTTGTTGTGGCTGTGGTTTTTGTTGTTGTGGCTGTGGTTTTTGTTGTTGTGGCTGTGGTTTTTGTTGTGGCTGTGGTTTTTGTTGTGGATGTGGTTTTTGTTGTGTTTGTTGTGTTTGTATCGATAGCTTCGTAGGTATATATGGCTGTGTATTTGTCATTTATTATTTATTATTTATTATTTATTATTTATTATTTATTATTTATTATTTATTATTTATTATATTTTTACACATATATTATTCATTCATTTGTTTCTTTATTGAATCAAGATAGATAGATTTCTTGATTGTCTTCGAATCCAGTTTATAGTTTATAGTTTATAGTTTAAGATGGAAACTATTCCAATCGAATTGATGAATCACCTGCTCCGCCACCCATTGGCCGATGGCAAAGCCGCCCATATTGCTATTGAGCCAGTGGATACCGCCGCTAATTCGGGAGAAACCAATCTCTCTCGCAAGAGAAGACCATGTATTCCGTTCTAACTCAATCATGGTGGTGGGAAGAGAGGGGTCGATACTGCTACAGTGAGGAACAAGATACAAATTGGCAATAGTGGATGGATTGTTGTTTGCCTTGTAAGGAGGTGCGATGATCTGGAAATAAGACGCATCAATCATGGCACAGATGGGAATGGTATCCGAATGAAAAATCATTTGAAAAAACATGGACACGGCCATACTGAATGTGGAATGCCCAGAGACATAGTCAGGGAAAGGAGGCGTGTAGAGTTTGGAATTCTGATAGGGCACCCAGTCACCTCCATTCCCATCTTGCTGGATGGTTGTATTAAAGACCGGTTGATTAAGATAATCCCGACGAATACATTGAATGGGGCGTGGTTGCATGTACTTGTATTTTACATCCCACGCGCATATTCCGGCATGAAAGAGACAAAATGTCACCCCCCCAAGAAGTGCGACGGATTCTTTGAGCGGATATGAATTGTCGGCCAGAATGAGAGCCAGAAAGATCATCCATTGACTCGGAGGCGTGGAACTAGGAGATGGTGCACCGGCCCATATCTCGGCCTTGAGCTTCTGATCCTCCGTGAGCTGAGATTGGAGATCCACCATGTCCTGTTCCTGTATCTTGAAAAGATCCTCGGACGGATAATTGTCCTCCGCAATTTGATGCATCGCCGCCAATTGATCCGAAGACAACCAATTCCGAACCTGGCCAAAAAAAGGTTGCAATGGCTGCTGTTTCTTGTTCGTTCCATTCGAAAAATGGGTATTCAATGGCGTCCATGTGTTTGGTGAAGGAAGATCCTCCTTCAGATTCTGGGTGGTGCCGCTATTCACCTCAATATAATGTCCTTTGTTGGGGAAATCAAACGACTGTTTTGTATAGTAGCCGTCGTTCTTGCGCGCTTGTAGGTACGACGCGACTGCTGGAAGGAATTGCGATTGGATGTAGGGATAATTGTGGGTATTGGCGGGGAGTTGAATGGGAGGAAGAGTGGGGAGTTCGGTGATTGCCAATTGCTGGTAACACACGGCAATCAACTGCATGAAAAATTGGAAACATTCTGTGGCGGGTGCCTTTGGATTCATCTTGACACGAGGCGCGCTAAAACCATCCACAAAGGGGAATTCTGGATACATGATCGAGTAGCTGTTCCAAAATAGACAACCCATCAGAAAATACCATCGAGCAATTCCCGGTGGATTCGCACCCGGTGTGGTCTCCACTGTTTTCAAGAATTGCATGATAAGAAGATGAATCTGATAGCCCGGACTCTGATCCGTAGAATCCGGTATAAATTTCATCGGCATCGTTCTCTTATTTATAACAAATATATTAATAATTTACTTTTCCTCCATTGTGAACACCACATTCTTGATACCTTTGAAATAAATGGCGCCGATACGGGCCGTACACGGATGTGGATACACGAGAGGAGAGGACCAGGAGGGCGTTGTCAACTGCGAGCTATGGTGATCCATGGTAACGGTGCCGAGTTCGACGGACATATTGGCGCCGTCACGAAGAAAGGATGGAGACTCGCGAAGGAGGGGGGGTGTGTGGATGCCATTGCCGATACCACCATGGAGCGTCAGACCATACATTCCCTTGAACGCACCAGTGCTGGAGGGACGACTGGAAAAGGCGCGGACAAGAACGGATGGATCGTCTTGTTGGATCGGCTGCCCCGATAATCTCATCACAATATGTCCAGATGCGGGGATGTTGAAATAGATGGGCATATAGTCATGGATACGATCGATCATAAGCCGATATCCATCCAACGTTTTTTCGATTTCCATCTCGGTCTCGAGACCGGGAGGGAGTGTAGTACGTACGGGCAAGATGCTACCATCTGAAAATACGATGGGCGTATCCGGCGCATAAAACCGATTGGACGTAAGAATGGCAGGTGCATGAATAGAGAGTTCGGGGAACATCTCACGGAGAAGGAGTTGTACAATATCAAGATTCGTATAAGACGGCATCTCCAGCATTTGAAACGTTCTGTCGAGAGCATCCTTGATTGTGTCGTGGTCGCGCATCAGATAGGTCTTGAAGAGAAGGATCGCCGAGAGGATCATATTCTTGCAAAGCTCGGAATGGCGGTGAAGTGTGCGATGAAGCACGAGCTCAAACGATCGAAACGATTGCAATTGTGTCGATCGACGATTCAATATAATTTCAGTCAGAACCTCCATCAATACATCCTCTTTCTGTACCGATTCTAGTAGCCATCGATGATTCGTATCCAATTCGACCATACGTTTTAGAAAGGCCATGTTTTGAACCAAAGCTTCGCGATAGGTGTTTGCATCTTCCTTGGTGGCTGCTATCACCATCATAAAGAGCGTCCTGGTCATGCGGAGTAATCCCATCCCCACAAACCCATTCTGAAATTTCATGTCATCTTGATTCTTATTGAGAATATGATTAAAAAATCTATCCATCTGATCCATCGTGGTGTGGGCAGACCACCGCGCGTCCACGAGTAAAAAATGCTTGTTATTCTGTACAAGCATGGTAAGAGAATCCTCCAAGGAAGGATTAATGGCACGGACACGGCGTATATTCACCATCTTGTCACCGTCCATGTCATATCGCATGTAGTACGCCTCCACCGGTTCGCATTCACGATAACATTCCATCATGATGACGTTTTGTTTTTGTTTTACATCATTGGAACATTTAAGTCGATGTAAAAACAATTTAACAGAAGGAGGGAAAAATAAGGAAATATGGTCAAGCTCATCCGTGATTTTGTGCTGTCTGGGACGGAGGATGAAATTTTTGGGCTTCTTCGGCAGAAATTACCGGAATATCTGAATAGTGGGGAGGATAAATATGTGCTGTTAGAAGAGATTAGGGAAGAGACTCGATTGTACCGCAAGGCGCGATTGATCCGCGCCTCGAATGTGGACATTATCCCGAGTATCATCAAGGAGAGATTACCGCAAAAATTTATAGATACGGCGACGTGTCTGATTGAGGAAACGATTTTTTACGAAGAAGAGCACAAGATTCAATTGAATGTGCGATGTGAATACGACGATGTATACAACATTTCGGGCAGTGTGCGATTCATTCCTCTGGACAAGACGACGTGCAAAGTGGTCATGGTGGTCTACATGGAATTAAATAACATGGAGAAATATATACCGACTTCGGCCGCAAGAGATATCATCATCCCGATCATCGAGACTCGAATCCCGGAATTGTTTATTGAGAAACAAAAAACGATCTATGGCAATATATTATGCAGCCAATGAAAAAAGAAACAAAAGAAAGAAAAAATTGTGATAAGAGAAAACATACTTATCACAAAACAAATTCCATGAGCGCAGGAGGTCTAAGTTATTCCGGCCTGAGGACGTCGTCCAAGGTCACGCTCCCGTCCGTCGAGATGTGGGGAACTAATATGAATATCATCAAGGATCCGAGTTCGTCGATTCATACGCGAAGGATTGACAAGGTGGGGGATACACAAGCCATCCTGGATGCACAGGACGAATCGGGCGACAGGATTTGTGAGATGATCAATGTCTATGCCAGGGGGGTGAATCCCATGGTGTCGGTCTCGTACGACAATTTTTCCAATAATTCGGGACGAGGAGGATCTTTTGGCAATCAGACACAAGCCTCCCTACCGTACAAGGTCGAGAATGTACGTCCACCCGTGCTTCGCCAAGAGGATTTGCTTCCACTCAGTCGATTACCCCGCAATTGGTTCTATTCGTACAGCAATCCTTCTTTCCCGGATCTTGTGCAGGCGGCCTCGTGCAATGATCAGGAGAGGTGTGTGCAAAAGGAGGTGATGCATGCCGATGCGCACACCAACAAGAGCGATCTGATGAGGGATGATGCGGCAGTGAGGGAGGCTCCTCGAAGTGCCATCACCGACCTCTTGCCCATCCTCTCGACCACGGCGCCTCGATCACAACCGTACCGCACTTCGTTGCGTGAGGAGAGGGACACCGGTTCGGAAAAAAAGAGTATCCTTTTGGAAAAGAGGGAGGCGCTTGCTAGAACCAATCCAGGCGGGAGTCATCGCGGCGAAGAGGGTGAGAAGAATTTTGAATTCTTGGATGGGAAGCGTGTCGCGGAGGATCGCGAGGCCATCTCGGTTCACACCCCTCTCTCGTCTTCGCAGCGGGATGGAAACAATGCGGACTTTGAGACACTAGACAAGGGACGCATCCAGGCAAACAAGCAATTGTACACCGCATTTACCAACAAGGGTCGTGAGACCGGTGGCACTAATGTGGATACCATGGATACCAATAAATTCATCAATAAAAACAAGTACCTGTGCATCGCTCGTACCAACAAGACGGTGGAAAATTTCCAGCATCCTCTTAGAGATGCGGATACCAACAAGATTGCCACCAAGGATTTTTTATATAAAAAAGTCAAGACCACACCCACCTCGGTGTTTGTTCGGGATGATCTTGATAATACCATTGTGGATCCTCGTTCATTGATTGCCAATCCATTGCGTGCATCGGGTCGCAGCAACCTTGTCGGGAAAGAACGAGCGTTGTTGGAGCACGAACGCATGTCCAGAGAGTATATGGCGAGACAGGCCCAACCCAAAGATGTCGCGGCCGGTAAATCCGCATCGATTCATGTTGATGTGCTTTCGAATTCATTGGATGGAGGTGGAAAGGTGCACGACGATCTGCTTCATTATTCGGCAAGATCGGCGGTGCGCATGGAGGGCGGATCGATGCCGACCGATTCCTCAACAACCACCTTTGCACTGAATCCGAGGTTGAACGTGGCCGCCGAGACGGCACGCACCAACGACGATGGTGCGGGACAGACCTACCTTCATGATGCGGTACTCCATCGCACGCTTCTCACCAAGACAAGTGGCACCGCATCCACGAACAAGACGATGATGGGCGGTGGAGATCGTTCCGATCATGACATTGTTGCTCATCCTATCCGCGAGGTGCTGGTCAAGAGCACCGATTCTCGTAAAACCTACATGGACTCGGGCCAGAATCCTTACCACGATACAGTCATCCGATCCACCGAGAGCCAGAAAAGGACACCGATTCATTCGGTCATCACCAATGCACAATCACCCTTCTCCATGACGGTCATGCCCGAAGATCTGCCGGAACAGCGCCGTCGTGTTCTTCATACCGCCACGACGCCGGCAGCGGTCGATCTTCGTCAAATCCAAGCAAATGCGGACGCCTACAGCATCCAATCCAGGGACAGCCATCAGGCCCGTGTTATGCTCCCCAAGGGAGGATTTGACGGCGAGGGAGCCGGTACTGCCGTGCCCCTCTTTGATCGATACGGTAATCATGAACATGTTTTTCATATGACAGACCAGCGCGATAAACTGCGTCAATTGGTGGGCACAATGGCACAGGGACGTTACGATTAATTTTTTTTTTCACTTTCAAAAAAAAAACATATAAACAGTCCATCCTCAATCTTCCTTGGTCGTAATGCCAAGCACTTTCTTAATCTCGGTAGGCTCCTTATCACGGATAAGGACAGCAACACGAGCACATGCCAGATCAATCAGCGGCTCAATGTCCAGGTAATCCGCGGCCTTGATAAGATCATGAAGCGGTTGCTCCTTGTCGATCGATTCAATGTACTCCACATACCATGAATCAATAACATGTCCTAAATCAATACTGGGAAGCGGTCGAGGGATCTTGGCCATGGGCTCTTTTGTATAATGTCGTGTAAATGTCAAAATATTATGTAAAATCGGTGCACTCACATTGGGAAGCGGGATCTCAATTGTCTCCTCTGTATCATCCGCCTCATCCTCATAAACCATGGTACGAATGAGCTCGGACAGGAGGAGATCAGTTTTTTCAAAGGGAATCGTTTCCCCATCATTGGTAAGAATAGTATATTTCGTCATATCGATTTACTTTCTTTCTTTTGGATTAGGGTTTCAATTTTTGAAGACATTCATAAAAATCCTTCATCGCCAGCTGACATCCCTCCTTGTCAGGGCGATAAAATACATCTTCACGAATATCCTCCAGCGTCGAATGAAAGACTTGCTTGTTTGCACAAATGTCTTCGCGCATCTCCTCCAACTCGGCTACATTTTCCTGAAGAAGTTCCTCAAATTGGATCTCGTGCTGAAAGATATTGCTCGGCATCCTTGTATACATAAACACATCCACATGAGGAATATCGTCATCCTCCTCGTCGACGTGGAAGATAAACACACCACTCGATCGATCCTCGTCCGAAGGCTTGATGATGCATTGATACCAATCGGACGACATCAAAAAATCACTGTTGCGGACAATCGGAATGGTGGACTGGTGTAGAAATCGAGTCCGGATAATATCCATGCTCTGATTGTGGATACGACACGCGGATACAACTTTCCCTGAAAACGCCGATCGATCCTTCCACCTCACCTCATCCGCCATGGCCGTCTTCCAATCCCGGTCAATCTTGTGGTGATGAGAGACAAACTCCACGACCCGATGAATATGCCCCGAGATCTGCCGGATCGTCCTGAAATTCAAAGAGAATTGTTGGGCAGTCTCGACCGGCTTTTCCGACAGCACACATGTCAGGTAGATGTTGAGATGAAGCTCCAATTCATCTCTGTTGTTCCTTCCTACAAATGTCTTGGTTAGGAATTGAAGGAATCGTGATTTGCTGAGACGAAGATCCGGAGAATAATAGTAGACTCTGGACATGTTGGATTCATACGAATCAATCATGGTGAGCGCCACAATAAAGAGAAGGACGGTGCGAGGATCATGTCTACCAGAGAGAAGACGATAGAGTCGACAGCTGTTTTTAAAAAGAAGAGGAGATTGGACGATAAACGTGCTCATCTCATGGTCCAGGTGGCTTCGGGAAGAAAGAAGACCGTGACGACGGAAACGCTGGATGATACTGGGTACATCCGCCTCTTCTGGAAGAAAGTGGGTGGGATTCATTCGATGGCGCAGCATCCTCACGGCGAGCATATCCCACGAATACTCGGGTGAATCCTGAAAGGGACGCTGATCGTATTGTTCGCGAGTCATCATACGAACGACTGTGCCCGGACAGGTGCGCCCCGTTCGTCCGGCACGCTGAATCAGATTGGATTTGGTACATACATCATGAATGACACGAGTCCCTCTCTGGATACATCGCACACCAAAATCAATCACAAGGGAGATGCCCGGTATGGTGATGGAGGTCTCGGCGACATTGGTGGCAAAGAGAATGAAACGATCGTTCATCTGACGAAAATATTTCCAGTCGTCCATCTCCTCGTCCGTCATGCCACCATAGAGACCAAAGGTGGCCATCCCATCCTTTTGGGCAATTCCTTTCATCTCCCTAGCCATCTTGTCGCACTGTTCGCGGGTATAGACAAAGACCAGGATCCTCTTGTGTTCTGGATTCTCAGTCAGGATGCGCTCGACATCGGGGATCATCATCCGATGGTTGGGAAACTGATATTTTTCCACCGTCTCGTAACGAATCTCAATCGGAAACGGTGTCTCAATCGGCAACTCCAATCTCGACATGTGAGGGAAATACCCACGCAGGTACGGCATATCGGCGGTGGCCGTCAGAAGGATGATCCTGGTCCTCTTGGCCTCTCTATCCGCCAGAATGCGGAGAATCGTCTCGTACTCCTCGGTGCGTGTATGTACCTCGTCCACGATCAGCGTCTGACAACCCAGCGAGCGATGACGAAAATAATTCTCGAGCAGCTGGATCGGTGTCGTCATGCGCACGCGATTGACCGCCATCGTCTTGGAGGCCATCCGATTCGGCTGGATCATCACTGTCGTTCCAAAGACATTTTCATTCTCGCCGGCAATATTGCGGAACGCGGTCGTCTTCCCGGATCCTGTCGGCGCCACGACCAACATGACACCATTCTTCATCTTGCGACATCGTTCGAGAATCGTGCTCTTGAGAGTGTAGATCTGCATCATTGGGTATGTCTGTGGTTGTGATTTTTTTTCAAACAGATAAAAAAGTATAATTTATTATTTGTAAAACTGACAAATCTTTTTTTAAATGTATCTCATCGATCCACGTTTCAATTCTGACGACAGGTTCAAAAAATTAAAATTTTTATTCATGTTTATATAAAAAAAAGAGATAGATGCCACCTAAAAAGACAACGAAGACGAAAAAGAAGACACCAGAGTATAAAAAACCATTAGCATCTGGTGTGAATCCGTTATTGCATCCAAATTTAGATCCGGCAGTATTTCATCAGCATATTACCTCTTTCCTTCAACCTGCTCAAGTTTCCAGTTTTATCAAGACAGGTAAGAAACATCGTGAGGAAGTCACAAAGACATTAAAAAAACGCGAATTGGACATGAACAAGCTGTTTGATGATTTTAACAAGTACTTGAAAGAAACCGTGGAACAAGAAATTAAGAAACCGGACTATAATCATCAGACATGGGACACCATCCGTGAGAAATTGGATGAGCTTATCATGAGTCATTTTCGATCAGGGATGATTCGTAATTTCCAATTTCGGATGAAAAATGGTCATTCGCCTTTTTATAATATCGTGCAGACCTACAACAATGTACGAAAAGCAGATCCAGATAATTTTAAACGACATTTTGTAAAGGACGAAATAGATTATGTACGTTTTTTATTTGCGGGAAATGGGTATGATATGAACTATGATCCTGATATTTTTCCTCTTTATTTGGAAATGGGATTAGATATCGATGAATTATTAGATGTCGGATACAATCCCACGGAAGAAGACTTGATGGCGATTCTTCCTCTGATGAAGGACACATACAGCATCGAAACAATAGAAAATCTATTAAAAACCATCGAGACCAATAAAAAAAAGGGTGTGTACAATTTTAATTATCATCATATATCGAAAGAAGGCAAGTCCATCGCAGAAATACTTTTTCATTCGATGATCTTGCCCTTTTTCACGGATCCCGAGATGACCTTGAATGATTTTAATGAAACCTATCCCTCCTTTACCAAGATCCTCAAGAAACTTGCCAAACAAACGATCCATTAAATAATTTACTTCTTTTTTTAAAAAAAGAAGTTATTGCTCAAGTATACGCGTCTGAAAATAATCGATGGTCCTTCTCAAGCCCTCTTCTAGGTCGATCACTGGCTCCCAATTCAGAAGATTGCGTGCAAGAGTAATGTCGGGACAATGCTGTGTGGGATCATCGGATGGGAGAGGGTCCGATGGAGGATGCGCCGGGCGATCTCCAGGATACTAATCTCATGGGGATTGCCAATGTTCACGGGTAAAGAATAATCGGAGTTCATCAGCGCGAGAAGGCCGTTCACCTGATCGTCGACATAGCAGAAGCTTCGCGTCTGTGAGCCGTCGCCATAGATCGTGATGGGCTCATTCTTGAGTGCCTGAACAATGAAATTGCTGGAGACGAGGACCGTAGGTGTTAAAGATGCGTGCGATCCGTGTCTGGACGCCACAATGAGTGTGATATTCCATCATGAGCGTCTCGGCCACCCTCTTGCCCTCGTCATAACAGCTCCGGATGCCGACAGGATTGACATTCCCCCAGTAGGTCTCGGATTGTGGCGAGACGGTGGGAAACTTCGGATGTGGAGGTCAGAAGGATATTGGCCTTGACGCGCTTCGCCAGACCCAGCATGTTTAGCGTCCCCAGGACATTTGTTTTGATGGTCTTGATGGGATTCAATTGATAATCCTTGGGTGATGCCGGACAGGCCAGATGGAAGATCTCTTGGACCTCTAGTCGGATCGGCTCCACCACGTCATGCCGAATAAATTCAAAGTTGCGATGATCACGGAGATGCTGAATGTTTTCAAGACAACCAGAAAAATTATTGTCCAGGCACAGCACACGATGACCCTGATTCAGTAACCTCTCACATAAATGACTGCCTATGAATCCAGTCCCTCCCGTCACTAAGATGGTCTTCATATTTATTTCTTTTTTTTTTTTTCATGTATATTTTATAGCATTCTAATTTAAGTATGTAATTTTATAAAGAAAATGGATTTGTTTCCAAATAATCGGGTGGTGCACTGTAAAAAGAATAAAAAGAAGAAAATTATTCTTATTGTGACGGATAATCTACGAGATCAGGTGAATGGTGTGGTGACTACATATCGTAATATGGAGAGAGAGGCAATCAAAGACGATTACGAGATGGTGTATCTGGATCCCTCTCAATTTTTTTATATTGATTGTCCTTATTATCCCGAGGTGAAGATTTCATGGCCGTATGGAATCCAGGAAAAAATTTTGACCGTTCGTCCCGATTATATTCATATTGCAACGGAGGGCACATTGGGTCTTGCGGTGCGTCTGTATTGTATGTTTTACGGGCTTCGATTTAATACGTCGTACCATACCAAACATCCTCAATTCATGCGTCATCTCTTTGGTATCCCAGAATGGCTCACCTACGCCTACATGCGGTGGTTCCATTGTCATTCAGGCAAGGTGCTCACCACAACACCTTCCATGCTCCGGGAATTGCTAGAAAAAGGCAAGTTTATGAATAATTTTACCGAGGTATGGACACGCGGTGTCAATCGGGATGCACTGCGTTCTACCGTGGAGTATCGTCCTCCATCTCAGGGGATAAAGCCTACACTTCTCTATGTGGGGCGTGTGAGCAAAGAAAAAACATTGGAGGATCTATGCCGGCTACAGGATGATTATCGTGTGCAGATTGTGGGTGATGGACCGGATCGCGCGCGTCTGGAGGAGACCTATCCCCGTGTTCATTTCCTTGGCTACAAAAAGGGTACCGAACTGGCCAATGCATATCGCACGGCCGATGTGTTTGTATTTCCTTCTCGGTGTGATGTATTTGGTGTGGTCATCATTGAAGCCCTTAGTCAGGGATGTCCCGTCGCAGCCTACCCTGTAGGCGGTCCCATCGATATTCTCGAAACAGGGGTCACCGGATATATGGATGAAGATCTAGTTGCGGCGATTACAAAATGCCTGACCCTCGATCGCACCATCATCGAACAGGCAAGCAAAAAATGGACATGGTCGGAATGCTGGCGGATTTTCCGCGACAATATGATTCATTCCACCCCACGTGGGTATTTCAAAAGAATATAGTCTTTGGTCTTGTGATCAAAACGTTCAGTCCAGTCAAAGAGGCGGTGGTCATTGTGGGTCTCGGGAAGGGGAGACCATTGGTCATGGTAGTAGAGATTCATAATGGCCATCTCGTTGGTCTTGGAGATGGGGAAGCGACGAAGGAGGACAAGGAGATCATCCTGGGTATTAGGATGGATTAGAGACGTATCCATGAGCCATATGCAATTCAGAAAGTATCCCTTTTCATCCAACCACTGGGGATCGATGGACGCGCAATAACTTTCTAGATCATGGTAAATCTCGGGCATACTGTCGACATCCCATTGTCGACGGAAATTCTTGCCCGGATCGTTAAAGGGGAAACGGTCATCGGGAGCGACCAGGCGACCCTTGTGAGGGACATCAAAGAACGGTGCAATGGGATTGGCAATATAGGTACCAGCATCCAGGTACAACATGGACCGCCATCTCAGGAATTCACAATCAAACACCCGCCATTTCGAGAATTGAATCAGCTTGGACAGCTCCCGTCCATCACTTTCTTGAAAGGGGTATTTCTTGCGTAGATCCCAGAGCCATTGAAGATCGATCATGGACCGATTCATCACCGTGATATTCCACCGCTCGGTAATCGATGGATCCGGATGAAATCCAATCGCCACCCAGACAAGTTCGCCCGTCCATTCACCCGCCTCTCGCGCCGCCCGGAGCGTTCCCTCGGCACGATGCTTTTCTTTCTCATTTGACATGACAACAACGACACTCATTGTCTTTTTTCTGTCCCACCAACCATGGTCTAAAATGAATTTGGATTTTGGAAAAACAAATTTCAAAAAGAATCGATGGAAAAGCTAGGCGAAATCCTTTTTAAAAAAAGGGCGAATATCAAGAGATGGAGACAACATCTAGAACAGATTATCAAGGAAGGATTATTTGACAATATGGAGTACCTTGCCTACGAGACGGCGACCGAATTCATGTACTGTAACAACATCCATCAGGTGGTGGAACAGTTACAGAAGAAAAATGTGGCGTGGAATCATCCCAATTTTGATTCGATTCGCGAGGACTTTGCAGAACAGGATGATTTTTTGGAGAATCCACCACAGGTAGAAGAGGGTGTCATGGAATGCAAGCGGTGTCACAGCAAGCGAACGTTTTCTTTCAGTAAACAGACGCGGCGTTCTGATGAATCAGCGACAGTGTTTATTCGGTGCTCCAATTGCAGTTACATGTATAGGATGTAAATGTCGGACGGTATAATTATTTTCTTTCATCATCGAAAGAAAAGAAAAGAAGAATTTAATTAATCCATATACTCTGTCGTCTCGGTGGAAGGTGTAAAGACTTGTTTGGGGAACACCATGCGGGGGATGTTATTGTAACGCTTGCCATCGGGGCTGTTCTTGCGCCCGTAAGTAATTTGCTGATTGGGTCTCTTGATGTGGAGGAATTCATTGTTGGGGTCGGCATTAAAATCGTAGGAGGTGGTACTCTGGCGCTTCATTTTTTGGCGACTGAGATTAGCGACGGCTTCCTGACGAAGGTTGCGGATCTCATCGAGGATACCGTCAATCTGCTGGGACTTTTTGACCGCCTGCTGGAGGGAGCGCTTCGCCTTTTGGGTATTTTTCTGGGCCACATGTGTGTCATATGCTTGTTGAAGGGTCTTCTCATTAAGGTCACCATCCGATTGCTGGATCTGCCTGCCAAGCGTCTTCTCTGCCTTGGTCTGCTGCATCTGTGCAAGACCATAATTAGATTGAGCCTGTTGAACATCCTGTTGGGCAAGCTGCTGTGCATCCACCGCCTGTTGTTCCACCTCCTCCATTCCATCCTGCAATGACTGAGACACTTGTGTCTTTTTTGGTCCCAGATGCTGCTGCAACAATTGCTGCTTCTGTTGTTGCTTCTGTGTCTGTTGCTGCTGTTGCTTCTGTGTCTGTTGCTGCTGTTGCTGCTGTTGCTTCTGTGTCTGTTGCTGCTGTTGCTTTTGCTGTTGCTTCTGTGTCTTTTGTTGTGTCTGTTGTTGCTTTTGCTGTTGTGTCTTTTGTTGTGTCTTTTGCTGCTTTTGCTGTTGTGTTGTAGCTGTTTTATCTTCCTTCTTCTTTCCGAATAATTTTTGCCACAATGTCTCAGACTTTTGTGTTTGCTGTTGTTGCGTCATTTCTTTATTCTTAAGACATTTTTTTTTTTAAAAAAAATTTAATATTCCTTTGTAAATTTTATTTATTTCTTCTTGTATTAGAGTAAGCACACCATGCAGATATATCAAATAGGACGTATTGGAATTTACTGTGGACTGATGGTCGCCTTGGGATTTTATCCTTATACACTCTTCCACCAATATCATTATTACATCGGTATGATCATCATGTTGTATTTTGTGTTACAAATTGTGTTGGCAACTATGAATTTTAGAGAGATGAAGAGGGATGCACTCGAAGGGTTGGAAACGATGCCGGCGGTCTCTTTCCTTGTGATTGGTTATCGAGAGAATCCGGAGTATTGGGCAGGATGTGTAAAATCATTGCTCGAGGTGAATTATCCAAATCTTACCTCGATCTGTGCCTTTATCGATGGCAACGAGCCGGATGACATGTACATGAAGGGTATTTTTGAGGAAGAGGTGATGGGGGTACCGATCCGATGTCGCATCCGCATGTGTGAACATGGCGGGAAGCGACACGCGATGGATGCCGGATTTCGGTATATTCGCGAAAAGTTTCCAGAGAATGAATATATTGTTGTGATCGATAGTGACACTCTTGTCGAGAAAGATGCGCTCTATCCCCTTGTGTCCTGTATTCATCGCGATGAACGAAACGGTTGTGCCACGGGTAATATCCGCATCTTTAACACGTCCTCGATTCTGTCGCGAATCATCAACGCACGCTATGCCTACGCGTTCAATATCGAGCGCAGTGCCATGTCGGCGATGGGTGTGATGAATTGCTGCAGCGGCCCTTTTTCCATCTATCGCCAGACACTTGTCGACGATGAATTCTTGGAAGATTTTTTGGGACAGACGTGTTGTGGACAGAGTGTAGGACCAGGAGACGATCGTCACGCCACATTACTTCTAATGAAAAAGGGATACCTGTCGCGACAGACACCCTTTGCCGTAGCATCGACCGAGACGCCCACAACGATCCATCGCTATCTTCAACAACAACTCCGTTGGATGCGTTCTTTTTATCGAGAACAGGCGTGGCAGATCCGGGCCATTCCCGAACAGAATCCCTATCTGGCGCTCATTACCGCCTACGAGCTCATGTTCCCTTTCCTCCTTATCGTGTCCTTTCTCCCCACCTTTAACTATGTTTCTCTCGACAATCCTACCGTCAGTCCGATGAGTCTCCTGCGTAAATTGGGTGTCGCCTTTGGTATTCTTGGCATCCGTACCACACTTCTTCTTGTCTTTCACGGCTTTCGCACCGAATATCTATGGAATATGTGTATCCTTCCCTTGTATTTTACAATGCTCCTTCCACTTAAATACTATGCACTCGCCACCTGCGGCATCCAGAATTGGATGACGTCCACCCGCAAGACGATTTTTACCAATATCAATCCTGATGTCATGATGATCTATACGACCATTTTCTTGTGGAATGCCTTTGTCATCTACGGTATCGTCCGAGTATTTCTGAAGTAATTATTTTTTATTTTTTTGACTAAAAATAAATGATTAATCCTTTGTTCCTTGTTTATCTTTATGATAAATTATCGGTCGACATTCCGGTATGTGATCATCAGGAATTCTTTCATATTATCATGAAAATTCCCCAGTTTCGGCCTGTACTGAAACTCATCATGGAGGATTTCATCAAATTTTCGAAAGCAGGATGTTGGTTCGATGACAATATAGTGGTACGAACAGTCAGTCCACAAGTACGAAAGGTGATCCAATGTACGGTAGAAAAATTCAAGATGCAGAAAAAAGATGAAAAAGAAATGGAACAATTATTGAAAGAGATTGATCAACTTCGCAACGGATCACAAAGAAGAAAGAAAAGTGGTTCATCCTCATTTAGTATATAATTAATTGTGTCAAAATCGTTTATAAATTTTCATCATGGATTTGTTTATTGATATACCAATAAACAAATAATGACGAGAAAAACAATCCTCTTGACGGGCGCCTCGTCCGGGGTGGGTCTACAGATTTATGAGGACATCAAAGATATGTATCGATGTGTGACGCTCCAGAGACGATCGATGGGTGCAGAGCACGAATTTCTCGGTGATCTGGAGAATTTGGAAGAATTGGACCGCGTGCTGGACCGCATCCGCGACGCCTACCCGATTGATATCCTTGTATTGAATGCAGGGATCTATCTGCCCGATCATGATTTCCATGATTTTGTCAAGATCAACAATGTGAATTACCTTGCCAATGTTATGATCCTCCAGAAATTTGTCCAACATGCAGAGAAGATCATCCTCATCAGTTCCATTGCGACCAAATTTACGGATGCTTGCAATAGCATTTCTTATGGTAGCTCCAAGATGGCCATCGAATATTATTGTCGGTGCCTACGAGAGACTCTTCGCACGCGCAATACAAAAGTCATCATTGTGAATCCAGGACCGATCGAGACCCCCATTTTTCCAGAGCCTCTTCTCCAGAAATATGCCGATCAGATGATGAAGGTCGCCGATGTTTCACAATTAATTGTCCGGCTCATCGAGGACGAATCCAGCGTGGTCCAAGAAGAAATTCTTTGCCGTCCCATCACTGGAAATCTGGTTATGAAAGAATAATTCTTTCTTCTTGAGAATAAAGAATCGTTATGGATTTTCAATGTTGTATTTGTACCACCGATATTGTAAGTGTCCGATTTTCAAGATGTGTACACCGTGTGTGTGTGACGTGTGCGAGACGTTTGAGACGACATCAGATTGTATCCTGTCCATTGTGTCGTGAACAGATTCATTGGGAAGAAACGCCAATTGACGGCGATGATTGTCTTCTTCTTGATCCCAAACAACGCATTCTTCTTGAAGAGCAACGCCATTATCTCCGACAACACATGAATCTTCTCTTGAATGATAATACCATGAACAGAACAACAATCGTGTCACCAAATCTTATGTCGATTGCTCGGCAACGAAAAATGGAGTCGCTCCAATCCTCGATCCAATTCGGATAAAAATGATTTATAGATTTCATTGCATCGCAATGAAATAATCAAATCATCATGGACGAATGGGAGATACCTTATCACGAGATGATTCTAGGTAAAGAAATGGCGCGCGGCGCATTTGCGGTGGTCCATCGTGGGACGTGGCGTGGAATCGAGGTGGCCATCAAGAGACTGGAGAATCTATCGGCGATTGCGGTGGAGGACCAGAAGAATGAGCTTCGGATTCTGAAATTGGTTCATCATCCCAATATTGTGTTATTTTTGGGTTATGCTCAAAAAGACGACCGACTTTTTCTTGTGTTTGAATGGATGCACGGGGGCAATTTGTTGGATGCTGTACGTACCAGTTGGACAAATCGTACTCAACAGATCCAGTGGTCGCGGAATCTATGTACTGCGGTTCTCTATCTTCATCAGCGCACACCAACACGCATCATCCATCGAGATTTAAAACCCTCGAATTGTTTATTGGATCGAAATGGCATGTGCAAGATTATCGATTTTGGAATTAGTAAGACGGTGTTGATCCACAAAAAGCGCAGTCTTCAGAATATTCAGGCCATGCATTTTGATGATTCTCCGTCTCCGGATACCTCCGTCAATGGAAATGATGTCGAGATGGATGCAAGCACAAAGAGTCGAGGGCCGGTGGGCACCTTCCGTTACATGGCCCCAGAACTCATGATGGATCTGGTGGATTGTAGTGGTATTCGCGCCTCAGAATATATTGATATCTATAGCCTGGGTATGCTCCTCTACATCATCTGGGAGGAAAAGGAGCCATTCTGGGATTATCCCCGTCACGATATACAAACCTTCTGTGCCGATGTATGTGACGGTCTCCGCCCTCAATTTTCTTCGAGAACACCTCGTGAAATTCAGATAAAAATCAGGGCATGCTGGGAAAGCAATCCATGGAATCGACCTCGTGCACAAGACCTTCTTCTTTTTTTTTCCTCTTCTTCATTTTCACGGAAAGGTTGTTGCACCATCATGTAAACGAAAAAGTTATCATCATCGCACCTTCTTGACTGGATTCCAGGCTTTTTCAAGAAGAGCCTTGATCTCCGGGGAGGGAGAATGTCGGGTCTTGTCTTCCTGTGGAGACGATTTCTTTTTGCCATCGACGGGATCAAAGATGATGGATTTTTTGGTGATATCGTTAATGGTAACAATGAGCGAATAGATGTATGTATTATAGTACATGGTGAACAAGAGGAACAATACATTAAGAATGACGGCGATATAGGTAAAAATAATCAGTGTCTTACTGGCGATTGTGGAAATGTCAAGCTTTTCTGACGTTTTTCTATACAAATAGGCGTTCAGGACAAGAGAAATCATAATGGGAAGCACAAAAATCGTGAAAAGGAACCAGGGGGATAAGAACAGCAATGCAATGGACCGTTTGCCCATCCATATCATGGCGAAAAGATAGGTCGCAATGATGGAGTATGAATACACAAGAAGGAGGATTCGCCTCCAATCCTCATAATGAATGTCATTACTTTTTTTATCCCAACCGATGTAAGAAAGGATGATGATCCCAATCGCAATATTAAAGACGGACATGCCCTGAAAAAATAAGAGGACGCTCATTTATATTTATTCCATAAAACGAAAAAAAAATAATTTTTTATCATCTACCACTCAACTTCTTCCTCGCCATCATCATCATCACCATCACCATCACCATCGATACTTCCGGCATCGGTGTCTCGACCATGATTGGCCAGTGTCATACGATAATGACACAATGCACGGATCATGTCCTCGCGTGTTTTGGATGGTTTGATGCTGCTGTTGGTGCATTGGATGCGCAGTTCTGCCAATTTCAGCTTGGACAATTCTACCCAGACCGCCTTTTCCTCCTCATTCTCCATGTCCTCGGGAATGGCCGTCGTCTCCTTCTTCCTGGGAGCCTTCTTTACGGATTTCTCCGCAGACGTCTTTTCCACAGTTGACTCTTCATTGTCCATCTGGGTTGCATCTGGATCTTCTTGTTGCTCGGTGGCCGTGGCGACTGGTGTCGCGGTTGTGGTCTTTTCATTGCGGAGTCGGGTGCTCTCTTCGATGAAGGGTGCCTTCTCTTCGTCCGTGGCATTGCGCCACATCACACCAAGCTGTTTGGAGATCTGACCAAAATCGAGTTGTTGGAGCGCCTCGCTCTTTCTCTTCTCCCTCGAAAAGAGCACATAGGCCGAAGGAATCGTCTGCTTCTTCCTCCTGGTCCTACGCACCTTGGACTTTTTCACCTCCGTCCACACCTCTTCCATCACATCTCGGGAAAGATGGTCGAAGCGCTCGAGAAGGGCATCCATAAAGGCCGCCTGGTATTGCTCCACCATATCGAGAATGGCGCTGTTCATGTTTTTGATCTGTGTTGTTGTTGTTGATTCTGGAATGGAGATGGAGGAAAATAAAAGTTAGATATTTTCAATTCAATCTTTTTTGATATCGGTCATTTCTCGATTCAAAATCAGTTTTTTCTTCGACGCTGAAAAAAAAATCTAAAAGAAAGAATAAATAGCAGATGGCAAACAGACTCGGCAAGACGATCTGTGCATCGGGATATTGTGATTGTCTTCACGTCGGTCATCTCGAGTACTTCCAGCGGGCCAAGGCGATGGTCGGCGAGGAAGGAAGGCTTGTGGTGATTATCAATAATGATCATCAGGCCGTTCTCAAAAAAGGCAAGTATTTCATGCCATGCAAGGAACGGATCGAGATTGTGAGAGCTCTTCGGTGTGTGGACGAGGTGGTGGAGTCCATCGATATGGACAGGACCGTCTGCAAGACACTCGAGCAGGTCCGTCCTGATATTTTTTGTAACGGTGGCGACCAAAACAATGCCACCATTCCCGAGACCGAGGTCTGCCAGCGTCTGGGTATTGAGCTTGTGGATGGCTTGGGCGACAAGATTCAGAGCTCTTCCTGGCTTACAGGCATCTCCGCACGGTAAACATTCTCGTCCCAATGAACCAGTGTATCCTCCTCCCTTCCTCCAAATTCTCGAGACTGGTAGAACATAATGTCTTTGAGTGCATAGATTGGATATTCCAATTGACAGGATCCCATAATAATATCATGCCAGACATGCTGCATCAATCCCTTTTCTAGATGCTCACGGATTCTAGACGCCACCATTCTCGTAAACGCACGATCCATAAAGAGGATGGCGTGGGTGGTAAGGATCCCCTTTATTCTTACCAGGTCGTCGTTGGCTTCGCAAGGAGATAGATCCGAGGGTTGCACATTTCTTATACCGAATCCGCGTCCAACGGTCTCAAATGCGTGAGGATAGACATTTAAACTGACACCGAGATAGACCGCCGACGCATCACGAGGCACCGTCAGATGCCGGATAAAATGACGAATGTCAATATCATCCTCCAGGATCATGAATGGCTCTGTTCCTTCCGCCTCGCCATCCATGATCTGTAATTGCGTCTTGGATAGACTGTTGGTGATGGACTCGTCCGGGACACTCTTGACATACTCGATCCGAGTAAATCCTCGATCCACGAGCCTCATGATGTTGATACGCAACCGCTCTCGATATTTTCCCTCTCCTGTCGAAACGAGATAGATTTTTGTCTTTAATAGATCAATTTCCATAATTATTTTTTTTTATTTATCCATACGAATGATTTTAGATCATTATATATATATGTAATAAATTTAATAATATTGACGATGAGTGAGACTGGATCAATAGATCGTTCACGATTCATCATCGATGTTATTGGAGGTCTTGGAAACCAATTGTTTATCATCGCAACCGGACTCACGTATTGTTATCGGTATAGTAGAAAGAGATTCTCTTTTATCTCAATTTAAAAAGTATGTGCGGGAGGACGTCGATCCATTGATTCCAATTTACCATGAGCCCACGTTTTCGTACCGTGAGATACCTCCAGATATTCAACGAGCACATGGTTATTTCCAGAGTTCCCGGTATTTTTCGACTATACGTGACATTATGAAACAATCTCTGACATTTCCAAAAGATCTAGACAAAACCATCCTGGATAAATACGGACCTATCCTCGATTCACCACAGACAGTGATTGTGCATGCGAGACGAGGGGATTATACACATCATCCGACGGTTCACAATCCGCTCCCCGACTCATATTATACCACCGGATTAGAGGAGATCCATCGGCGCGTCCAGGATCCATTCTTTGTCCTGTTGAGTGATGACATGACGTATTGGAAAGAATCCACCCTCTTTCAAGACAAACCACATGTTTGATGAATCCGAGATCGTGTGTCTTTATATGATGTCACAATCTCGTCATTTTATTATGGCCATGAATATGCATAGATTGGTATACCACTTGCCATTTGTCCAAAAAGAAAGAGAAAGATACCAGAGAATACGACGACGATGGGGAGGAGTAATACCACCAACAACATCTTTTGCCACCGATAAATGGTGGTGTGCGAATTATGAAGATGCAGATAGATGGCCCATGCCATCCCCATTGTCGTCATGGTCAGGAAGGCAATCTTAAGGGAGAGTCGCACTCTGCACACCACCCTGGTGGATTGTTGTTTGCATGTTTTTATGGTATAGACAATATAAATCAGGCTCGACACCATCAGTATAATGGTCATGATCGTTGTGGAGAGTATTATTTCATGATCTGTTGGACTATAGGATGTGAGCACATTCGACATTTCCATCTTGATATTGCTCGATTCCACGAGATCGATCACCAGCATCATCAGCACATAGGCCATGCCGCCAATCATTGCAACGCATACAATACCTAGAAACCATACCATCGCCGTCCAGAATGGATGCGATGATGATTTTTTTTTCATTTTATTTTTCAGAAAAGAATAAAATGAGCAAAAAACATCATCATCGCCCGATCATCCCCCTCAATCAGAGCAATCATCATCATGTGTTTATCCAGGATGCCATCCTTTCCAGTTTTGTAGTGACTTTTACGTTTTTTCTTGACGACATATTTTCTCATTATGTAAATGAAAAGAAATTGCATAAATGGCAGAAATACATGCTGCATGCCGCCTTTAATTTCTTGTCCACTTTATGTGCCATTTATGCTCTTCTCCTTATTTTTGGATATCGCCGACCATCCGTTCATTAAATGCGATGGAGAGCGGACCACATTCCACATTACGGATCTCCATCTCGGCACCGTGCAAGTCGCGGAGCTCCAGCACGCGAAGAAGGAGTTGGCATCGCGGAATCGTGTCCTCGCACACAAAAAGAATGCGATGGACGCGTGGATAAAAAAGAGGAGGAGGATCCAGACGATTCTCCATCGCTACAAATAGATAGCGATTTGTCACGGATATTCCAGTGATTGTACGATGATCGAGATGCAGGACACGGTGATGAGGAGAGGCGGCAAGATGGGCCTCGATATCCTCTTTGGCATCGCCCACGACCAACAATACCTCGCCGTGGACAGCGCTCATTGTTCGTCCAGCATCTCCAAGCCATTCCCTCTCACGATTGTCCTGATATTCGTTGCGATAGAGAATGGCACCAAGAACCGGTGCGGGTACGTCTTTTTCTGCACAGAGGCGATAGAGACTGTTGCTGTCCTTGGGGAAGCATGTGCCTCCAAATCCACGACGATCACCGTAACCAGGCACCGCTAAATGTGTAGTTCCGATCCGTTCGTCCTTTGCCACACAGTCACGCACCACGTCATAGTCAATTCCACATCGCCGACACAGATCGTACATCTCATTGCAAAACGATACTTTGGTCGCCAGAAAGACGTTCTTGAAGAGCTTGACCATCTCCGCCTCTCCGTTACGAATAAAACGCGTCTCGCAGGACACAATCTTGTCGTGCCGATGCGCGGATTCTAGCAGCATCGAGACGCGTTCTCGAAAAAGGGTAAGGATTGATTCTTCTTTGGCGGGCAGTCCAAAAATCCACATGGAATTATTTCGAAAATCATTGGCCCAATTTTTTTCTGTCAGGAATTCGGGCATGAAGAAACACCCCTTATTATCATTGAATCCAGCAGGGACGGTGCTCCTCACCACCACAAATGGATTTTGTAAGGATGAGAGGACAGAATCCAGGATGGATGTATCACATCCACCATCAAGACGCATCGGTGTGGGTAGGCATAAAAAAATAAGATCCGAGGTGCGATCCAGTTCTTCTAATGTCATGCCCAGTGGTACACATGCGTCTGAACGAATATCATAGACCACAACCTCTACGTCTGGATTTTCCAAGATGCGGGTAGCCTTGCCCACAAATCCGTTTCCAAGTATTCCAATGCGCATTTTATACTTTATAGAAATAAAAAAAAAATGATTTTGATGGAAGATCCAAAATAAGAATAATCATAAATGACAACATTATCGGATAAGGATCTTGCACTCTGTCGTTTATATGCGATGGACAATACCCCTGTCTTTCTAGGAATCGTGGTTGTTTTCTTGGGTACCTTTCTCTATAATAATATGATTGCAATAACAATCAGTGTTATCTCCAATATCATGGACAATTCCACCTGGATCATCGTATAAGCATCATCATTACAAAAATTGATATTCTTGATCCACCATCGATCCATTATTAATGATGGCTCAAGAATAACTAACGAATCAATCATCTACATTTTACAGGAATAATCATGAATCCAATCTTGATGGGCGGGCTCCACACTATCGGCATCATGCTGCTGTTTCTGCTGATGCATTGGGCGGCTACTTGTTTGTACACGACATTCTGTGTACAAACATCGATGATTGGCATCGTCTATTCGTTCTTCACGGCATCGAGTCCAGTATGCAGGACCATATTGGAGATCCAATACAAGACCATTGGGTTCTACGATGCCACGTTCGTCTTTATGGCCACTACCATTGTTCAATCCCTTTCCAATCTTCTCCAAAAGACAAATACACACGAATAGTCGTAATCTAATCATCTAAAGTAAGAATCTATCCTGTGAGTTTTGATCGTTTTTTTTGTCGTTGAAATTCTTCAAATATTTCTTCTACCTTTTTTACCTTTCGTTTCGATACTTCTTTCTCTAAATACGCGATACATTTGAAATATAAATATTCTGATAGAGCTTTCTTAAGACGTGATTTTTTAGCGTCGATTCGATTGCCTTCTCTACGTTTCGATTCCCGATCTATCGCCATAGATTTCACTTTTTGTTTTTCCATATCAATATCTGCTTTTATAATGGATTCAATAAATTTCATAATTTCTGGTAATGTTTTGGCACACAGGAGTTCTTTGTCTTTTCGGAAGGATCGGTTTATTTCCTTTTCATATTTAAATTTCATATCTACTTCTTCAGAATTGGAATTGGACGTTGTTGTTTTTTCGATTCCTTTCGACTCGCCACCATACAACAAATCGTTCAACAATTTTAGTTCTTGTTGAGTCAGATGCGGCAGCTCCTGTTGCTTTGGTGTTTTCATATTTCTATTTATTTTTTAGAAGAGAAAAAAATTATTGTAAATGATGAATGTGGAGAGGGAGGGTGCGACCAACACGATACGCACGGCCTCGAATCTGTGTGAGCATGGCATCGGACATGGGATGGAAGAGGATGATATCTGTGGCTTCCTGTAGATTGAGCCCCGCCCCGGATTCCATGGAATGAAGAAAGAGGATATTAAGATCTTGTTCTTTGAATTCGGTGATGATTTTTTCTCTGGCATTGACCCCTCCTCGTATTTCGCCGAAACGCAGATTATTCTCACGAAAAGTCTCGCGGATAAGATCGAATGTCTCCTGAAACGAGGAGAACACAATCACCTTGCTTTCTGGTTTCTCCATAATGATACGAAGAATGGTATCCACCTTGGAGGGCGGGATCTCGTCTATCGTACTAGTATTAGTAGTCTCCTCTGTATTCTGGCAATGATTGCTCACGTAGATGAGATGCTCTGTCGTGATGGATTTGCGGCATAGTGGACAGGAACTATTCTTTTGAAACCATCTCAATACACATTCTCCACAAAAGATATTCTGACAGCAGGTGAGAAGAATAGGCTCGCGTCGTTTTTCCAGACAGATGGAACATCTCGAGGAGGCAATCATGGCATTCACCCGTTCCTGTAATTGAATCAATTCGTCGTGAAGCCTACCCAATCTCTCTCGCCATTTGACAACCTTTGCCTCGTCGCCCATCCTCTCGAACCGTAGAATCTTCCATTCTGCCTGATGAATTGAATCTCTCTTGTCCTTCTCGATCAGGTCAAAAATATTTGAAGTCGAATTACCTCCGAGGCATCGCACGGCACCTTCGATATTTCCTCCTGATATCATTTCCAGGATGGATTCCGACAGCAGATCTTTCACGACATGAAATACCGGCTGAAAACACTTATGATAGTGAGAAAACATTTCTGGCAGCATGAACGATTTTCTCACAAATTCATCGTCATTCTTCACAATCAGATTCTTGTAGAGATTATAATCCATGTACTGTGTGAAAATACTCGAGATGAAATGATGCGAATATCTCTGTTGCTGCAGAAGCATGTCGGGGGTAGCCGTGATTAACCATATAAATCCCGCAATCACCTGTCTCATCGAGGAAATACGAGTGTGTGTCGGCTCGTCATAGATGAATCGCTTCCATGCATAGCTGGGAAATCGCTCCAATAATGAATTATAAAAATTCGGACTACACAGCACCACATCATATTCGCTCGGTTCCATTTGTTCCAGCTTCTTTCTGCTCACCACGACCACATACCGGATGGAGGTCTCATCCAATTCGTCAGTCCATTGTTTTAGGATCGTGGTCGCCGCAACAATCAAATTGGTATTGATCCTTTTGAGCGCCAATAGACTTCGCTTGACCACACATCCATTTCCATACACCCCCGAAATAAAGGACTGGATATGCTCCTCTCCCGTGTCCCACGGCATTTTATCTCGCAATATCATCCCAATCATGGCGACCGTCTTCCCGTATCCCGTAATATCACCATATATACTCATGTTCAGATCAATACAATAACTGGGATGTACAATCTTTCGTGCAATCTCTCTTTCCTCCATCATCTCCATCGCTGCCATCTGGTGCGGGAATAATGTCTTTTTCATCATCCTTTATTGCCCATTCATTTTCTTTTTTTAAATCTTTCCATGATTAATTATTTATAATGTAGAGTCTTTTATTAGATAAATGACTCTTTTTAACCAAACGACACCCGTTACGGCTTTGGACATATTTTCATAAAAATATCCATCACCACCATAAAAAAGACCCCATTCATACATTTGATTACATTTATATGGAATGATTCCCATGGGTGTGCCAACATTTCCGTTACACAAACGTTCTTCTATAGGACACTGAAAATCATTTGCTTTCATCTGTGCTATATACAGTATGCTATGATCATTACATTCTGTCCTTAAAAACTGAAAAGAGCCTGACGTATAAATATCGTCATCATCGGCATGCATGACAAAATCTGTTTGTTCTAGGAGAGGAGCATATTTATTTCGGATACCATGTCCCCAGTATCCTAATGGTGTATTTTCTTCGTATATATGGGTATGACACTTCATGTTTGAAATGTCACAATGATTGCGTTGGACCCCATCAAACACTACGGTTAGATGATCAGATTCCAATAATTCGGATTGTAAAGAGTCGATCATCCGTTGAAGGGACGGTCTACCAATAGTGGCCAGAAGAACGTGAAATGTAGGCATAAATAATCTCTCTATATATAGATTATTTATAAATTTCAAAAATGTAAAAAATATTATTATTGCGTGCAAGAAGAATGAGGGTCGAGGATCTTTACGACAAGAGTTTTCCCCTCCACAAATCGATTCATATCGATGAATTGGAGGGGATTGAAATCGGGTTAATGATGCCTAGAGTGGCGATGCGGGATTGTAATCGTCTGATGGTGTCTCTGATTTTAGACAGGAATATTCGGACATGTTTAGAGGCAGGGGCGAGTGCGGATGGGATCACAGAGGCGGTGCCGTTTGTCACGCCTCTGGTATGGAACGCCCTGGTGAATATGGATAAATGGGAAGTACAGAAAAACAATATGGAAACCATGCTCATGTATCCAATCGATTGTAATATGAGAGGTATGTGCGGATTCAATCTACTGCATTATTATATCGTGGAAGGCATGTGCAGGGGAGAGGAGGGTATAAAAAAATTATCATGGTGGATCGGTCATCCCATGGTGGATGTTAATGCCGCCATTCTGCACGTCACCAAGACAACCATCGAGATTCTCCATCCTTCCCAATGGATCGAGAAATTGAGTGATCGATTTACGAAAGACAATCGTAATCGCGTGGTGTCTGTATTGGTGGAAAAAGGAATGTCCATCGCCTATCTCTCGGAAGACGTTCGATCCAATATCGATCCAACAATCGGACAACGACGACGAATCGTGAGATGGGATGGTGCATTGGACAAGGAAGCGTTACTGGCCGCAAGGACCCGACATTATGCCGAAATGGGATGTCGGGAGATGCCCACGCCAGAGATGAATCGTTTGGTGGAGGTGCCACCGCGTCATTGTCTTGAATATCGATCGTTTGCCTTTCATGCATCCTACCTGGATGTGATCCTCAAAACCCATCGTCTGCCCTTTACCGGTGAAGAGATTGACCAAGAAAAACTACAGGAGTGGGTGCAGATCACAGATATCGGGCGTGAGGAATTTTCTCTGGACGATCCCGACGATTTTTGTTCAAGGAAGTATGCGGATGCAGAACAGATTGCCATGGAACAAATTCATGACTGGCTTGTGCTTTTTTTTCCTTATACGAGATGGTCCGACCTTTATGGATTGTCGGATCGATTCTATGCTTATCTACACTCGGAAATGAATCGGGGTGATTTTTGTTTTCCCTCTTTTCACAGTACTAGTACTAGTACTAGTACTAGTAATAATATACAAACAATCCGTAGCGCCAAGAACGCCTTTCTGCGTGCCTGCTACGATGCGGTGAGAGAGGGATTCATCTTCTCCAATCGGATTGAAGAGCTGGTGTCGAGGATCCGTCTTTTTCGTGGCATTAATGACCATGATTTTCATAACATTGAGTCCCTCCGTGCCATCTCGGATGTAGAACGGTATACATCACCCATGCGGGCCTTCCAGGAAGAATCGGAATATTCCCTCTTTCAAATCTTTTACATGTTGCGACGCATGTCGAGATTCCTCGCTCAGATTGACCATAGCTCGATATCATCGTAGCCGCGGTCGCGGCATACACGAAAACGCCAATACAACCACTCTAAACGAATCTCCCATACGATTATTTCCGAAGACGAAAGCACAATGGAGGGGATCAATGTCATGGTATAGACACCGTCCTCGTTCCATGTACTTGTCGTCGTCCATCGAATGGGCGTCATGTTTTATTCTTACAACATAAAAATGAAAATTCGATGCTGTAAGAATCAAAAAAAATAAATAATTCATTCATGTTTTGGGAACGTTCGCAAACACCTCTTTGCTATCGTGTGCTGGAGGGACTAAGTGCCGGTTTATCGTTTCTCATGATATGTGTCTATCAGAGTCATGATCGATGGTTACTGATCACCTATTTTGTCCATTGGTGTTGCGCCTTTTATTTTCATCTTACCTATTCGACGATTGGTCACACCGCGGATCGCGAGATGATCCGCCTCATGATTTGTGAGCGATTGCAGCGAGCCGATCCTTTCATGTCACGTATTCTTCGAGTATGGTATATCTTTCAACCAACAATGATGGATCTGCGCATTATGGCGGTGATCGCAACCATCTTTACGATGCTCAGAATATCTTTCTTGTGGTACTATATAGGATTCCATTTCATGGCGCTATTCTTTAATCTCATGGCCGATGTATTCGCGAGTGGTATTGGAAGCACCGTGTGCACCATGCTCTTCCATTCTTTTCTTGCGATGGCCACCATATGTGAAACAACCATCGTGTCTCCCGTGACGGGGGCGATCGAATGGGTGCTGCGATATGCATGCTGGCTCATGGTCGTCTTTCGAATCGTAGACGGAATCACCTCCTGGCCAAGCGCTAAAATGTTTCGTATATGTACACTCACAACCTCTCTCCTCCTCTCCCCGGTTGGAATCTATGAATTGATGAGGATGATAATGTATCGACACGTAGCATCGTGCTCCGAGATGGAGGTCAAAGAATTCGATTATCGTGTCCATAGTATCTGTTTCTACCTTGCCTATGTTTTTGTGGATGCCTATCTGGGTTTGATGAGATTTCCAAGTCATTTTCGATGGCTAGAGGGAGTGATTCATCACACACTCACCGGATTGATTGCCATCGGGAGTCTCTTGACGGGCGACACCTTTCCAGTATGTGCCGCTTTTATTGCAGAGATACCCACCATTGTGATGACGCTCCGGCATATTGTACCGATGCCTCGATGGCTATTTCCCTCGCTCTTTGTCTCGTTTCGTATATTGTTATTGGGATGCATGGCGGTATACGCATTTGCACGAGGACAGATCAGTATTTTCTGGGTCATGGTCTATACCCTCTTTACTTGTGTCAATGTGCACTGGTTTATACGGATGATTCAATCGTAAATCGTTTGATATAAAAAAAATATAGAATCAAAGAAAGAACATGAAGACATGTGGCGAGGATGAGATTTTCTATAAGAAGGCATGCCGTCATATTTCTAAAATCATGAAGCGACATTATCGAACGTTACCACCTTCCCACATTCTACAAAAAAGACTTGATCCATCGGAAAAAAGAAAATGGAATGCGTATTGGAAACGTAGACGTCGAGGATCCGACCGTGAATATGCTGGTTCTCAATATAAACTAAAGATATATCTCATTGTGGAATTGATTGTTGTTCCCGTGATACTGATGATCATGTTGTCTATTGCGGATCGCTCATGGTATACCCAATGGTGGTGGTGGTGTATTTATATCTTCATTCTCTTGTCAAGACTGGTATTTTGTCTCTTTCCTTATGTTTCCATCTTTTTGTTTCATAAAACCAAACCACGACATCAATATTGGCAGCATGCTGGTCTGTCTCTCTTTCATTGGTTCATTCTTTTATCTCCTTTTCTATTGTTATGGTCGGATCGTCTGTGGGTTCGGGTCCTCCTCAACATTCTGATTCCTTTTGATGCCTATTTATTATTGCTATTCTTGGGTACCTTGGGATTATGAATGACAAATTTGAGAATCTATTATAGAGATTCTCAAGTAGTAGATATAGTATGGCACATAATATTATTGGATTAATTTGGTATGTTTTCGGCAACCCAGATACGTATATTCAATGGGATTCGATTCAAAGGTTGCAACAATGATACCATCATAACAAAATGTTTCTGTTTCAAAATCTGCCGAAGCAATGATTTTATACTTACAAGATTCAAGCAATTGAATACAATTAACATGCAATGAATCTGAATGAGTGGAAATAAACAGATAACCAACCTTCTTTTCCAAGAGCAAAGGCACTATATCCTGGAGCATCTCTAATTCAAACCCTTGTATGTCGGAATGTAATAAATCAATAAAGTCTATCTTTCTTTCTTTGACAATATTTGAAACTCGAATGTGATTGTTTCCAATAAAACCCTGGATAAATTCTGCCTGGACATTATTTTTTTGACAATTTATTTTTCCAATATTTAGATTTTCTGATTCTGCTTCAATGCATATATTTCTGGCTCCTTGAATTTGAGTTTGAAACCAAATGGAATAAAAACACCAGTAGGAACCTAGTTCGATCATGAGTGCATTAGGATTTATTCTAGATAAGATCTGCTGAAACATTCTCTCTTCTGCTGGTTCATGGCAACCTTTGTTTTTCTGTAAAATTTTGGAAAAATCACCATAATAACCACGATTCAAAACAGGGATACCATTATGACAATAAATATAATCATCTTCAATCAAACCTGCTTTTACATGACGTGGAATTAATAAATTATTGGGATCGGATAAGACATCGGTAAATCGATCTTTATAAGAGTCGCCTTTTATATTATTGATGGTGGAATCGAGAAAAAATCGACAAAAATCAGTGGAGGGTTCAATATAAACAAAGATGTCATCCCATTTATTTTCGCCAATGTACCGATAATTGTTTTGTTCTAATAAATTTTTAATCTTGGATCGATTCGGTTCTACATAATTGTGCTCTATATGAAGTATTCGAAAATGGAATTGATCAAAAGGAAATGATTGTAAAATATCCAATTCAGATCCTTCTGTATCCATTGACATATAATCGATATACTTGGGTGCATTGTGTTGTTTCAATAAATCAAAGAGACTTACAGTTTTTACGTTAATACTATTGGAATTTACCAAATGATTCGTATGAACGGTTATATATTCAGTGATACCGGAATAGAGAGAGTCATTGGTTTGAGAGAATGTTATATCCAAATCACTTGTAGAATAAACAGCCCTTGAATCACATATAGAGTTGGGTCGATTTTTGACAAGTTCGTTAAATATTGAGGTATTGGGGTCAGCGCATATACCTGTCCATTCAAAGTCCTGTTCTAAAAGAAACGTATTGGAAAGGTTGACACCATCGTTAGCACCAATATCTACAAAATAACCACCTTTTTTATTGTTTAAAAATTTCAATACATCGAGATCTTGCCCAAGTTGAGAATAGGTTTTCATATTCCTTATTATACAACAATATTTTTATTTTTGTTTAAAATTTTCAAAATGAGTCGGCTTGGATTATAAGAAGGAAACCTCATCACGGAAGAGCGGGGAATTGTCCTTTTGCCAGTGGACGAGGCCCGTTCCCTCGTACATGAGATGTGCGTCCTTGTGCTTGAAAAGAAAGAATCCACTGTATTCTAAACCATAAATCCTGTAGGTATGACCCGTCTTTAGCGTAAACGTCTGGTCATAATCGCGTTTCAATCCCCACCGATAAATGACGCCTCCCAAGGATCTGTAGTGCGTGTCCACGATGGCTCGGGTAAATATGGTCGGTCCCGTTGTATTATGAAGGTCGGTACGTTTCAGGAATCGAACCTCTTTAATCTCATTCACGATAAGCTCGATGAGGTACTGGAAGATCGGATGATTCGCACAGGTGATCAGTCCCCACTGCATGTAGCAGTTAGGGCATCCCTCACCCGAGATGATGCATTCATCCTCGTCTCGGATGAGTTCGCCGAGAGGGCGGAGAATCTCGGAATCAAAGTCGAGATAGATTCCACCATTCTTGAACAGGACGAGGTACCTCCAAAAATCACATCGTGCCGTCACAATACTCAGCATATTGTAGCAATCTCGGATATCTCCATCAAAATTATCATTCACCCATTGGTCCATCTCGGCATTGGTCACAAGACGAAATTCATAATCAGGATTGATCTTCATCATCGCTTCCCGTCTCTCCTGGAGCACGGGATGAATATCTCGTGTGATCCATGTCTGGTAGACTACTTTGGGAATTTTTTGTGGCATCTTTTGATTTGCTACAATCAAAAGCTTTAGATTTTTTTTTATAGAATAAATGTGCTGGAATGCAACATCCTCTCTCTCTTTTTTCATTGTTGGTACTATCGTCAATCTTCTTGTTCTTCACGCAGCAATAAAAGAAAAGAAACGCCCTCTGATGGCATTTTGTGTCCTGTGGTTTTTCATCCTTGTTATGCAATTGCTTGAATTTTTTATATGGTCCGGTATTGGGAACAAGACGCTTCTTGGACATACCACATTTTATACCAATGTCCTGCAAATCGTATTCATTTATATAGCAGGCTTGTCGATTTACTATAAGAATACCAATGTATCCTTGCCAAGATGGAAACTGATTGTATCGACAATCACCGTCGTCCTCTACCTTGCTATTATAGTAGTTTCGACAAGAAAGATGAAGAGCCAAGATTATATTGTCCGTAATACCACAAAACACCTTCTTTATCCATGGTGGTTTCATATCTCGTACTGGTCGCTCTTTTATCTCGTCGCGATGAGCATCCTCTTTCTCACACTCTTTTATCCTTTTTATTGGATTCTGCTAACCGTGAGTTGTATATTGTTATTTTTTGTTATCAGTTACATTGTCTATAAACCCTATTTTGCCAGTATGTGGTGTTTTCTAAGTGTATTGATGCCCATTGTTGCTTATATATTTTCTCGATTCTCGAAATAGCGTGTCATCAAGAAACACTCCACATCATTCGCCTCTTTCTGGAATAATAGAGGAGGGTTTTCGTCCTCCAGCGAAAATGGAAATTCCCAACGGGTCTGTGTATCGTCCCTTGGTCTCGCACGACGTCGTCGGAAATGATCCCAGCTCTGGGACCGGTAATGGGCAATAAAGATGCTGTTGGAAGAGGGACGACTCCTCAATCGATGCTGGATCGGACTATAGGAAACAATCGAGCGTCCATCGGCATAGATTGTGTTTTCGATTCGAGTGGTATTTCGGAAATGATATCGATGAGGACCCTCCACACCCTCCATCTGGTCCACGCGAGCGAGTGTTTTGGTGTAGGGATGTGTCATCGCCGAGCACCGGGTGAACGGATAAAGACACGATCCTTTCTGTGGCTCATGGACATGACCGTTGGATCCGAACATGAGCCACGGGATGTAGACCGCCTGAATATCCTCCGATACGATCTCCTCCAGGTAGGAATGGATCGACCGTGGCACACCGTTTTGCCATCCAAGGTAGAGGTACTCGTCACCGTCCAGATGAAGCATAAATTCAAAACCATTCTTTTGAGCAAATTCCATCGCTCGTGTCATCAATTCGTTCTTGGTCTCTCCTGAAACCCGGACGATGGTGCAGCATGAATGTCGTGTCTCGACCGGCGGTTCGGATCGATCGTCATAGATTAGAACATGATTGAATCCCACCCTGCGATGGAATTCAATCCATTCTTCTATGTTGTGCTCGTCTCGCACATTGGTGGATAATAAAACTTTTTTCATAAGAATAGAATGCTTCCTATTCTTATGAAAAATAAATAAAAAAGGATCGTTAACATAGTTTGGAGATTTCGTAAAAAAAAAAAATTATATTTATAACTCATAAACATTACAAATATGATTATACAACAATCACATTCACCATCACTACAAAAACACAAACAACAACAATTAATTAGATATAGGAAGAATCAGATTCTTACTTTTGGGATTATATTTATTGTACTTTTAGTGTTGCTTATTATTAATCTAGGGATCACCTATGAGATTATCAAGAAAAATAAATCGACATCAACATTGTCAAGTGAAGAATTAAGCGTTATATATTCAGATTACTATTATGGTATGTTTGGATGTGCTTTGTACATCGTGGGTATTGTTACATGTCTTTATTTTTATTATCGAGATCCTCATCACGAAGATGCTCTCGGATGGATCTATTGGATTATTGGTCTGACAGTATTTCTCAACATCGTCGTTCCTACTTGTATTACAGCTTATAATTGGAGTAAGGTAAGCTACAATACTATTTTTACAAAAAGCAGCACCTTGGTCGGGAGCGGTCTTGCATGGTATGCTTATATGTATAATGGATTCATGTGTTTTATTGTTGCAGCAATTCTGACTATTATAGTTTTGGGTTTTGTAATCCTAGTATGCGGTCAAAATCCTGTTGCGTGCTTGTTAATATCATCAAGACGATGATGACCAATCGTGTTTATATTCTTTTTTATCTATCCGTAAAAAAGAAGGAAGAAATTGGAGCTAATATTGGATTGGATTAGACACCGGCAAACTCGGGGAGCTGCTTCTGATCGATGTTGTAGTCCCAGGAGATTTTGCCGGGATCGTCAAAGGATGTGCATCCGGCATAGGACTGTCGCCATATCTTGTTGGGGATCTTGTTCTTGTAGCAATTGCTCTGGTGAACATCGGCGCTCGAATTATTGTATTGGGCACCGCGGCACGTACAGAATCCCTCACGGGGATGCAACTTGATGGCGCTTCCACCATTTCCCATCATCATCATTACGATGACACCCATAATGAACAGAAACACGATGCCGTCTGTGACATACAATAACTCTAGTGTATTCATATTGTTTTTATCTAGGTATTTTTTTTTCTTTTTAAAAAAAAAGTCGATGAAGAAGTGGAATCCGATTATTCTTATAATAATCCTCGTCCTTGTCACAATCCTTCTATATTACATCGTCGCACACCGACGAAATCGCGGTCGCGTCATCATCCTTCTCGACAATCACAATGTCTCTTATCATCATGAGATTCTAGAATCCGTCTATTTTCACATTGACTTCATCCTTAAGAAACCACTTCGCGATACGTCCGACGTCTATCTCTATATCCAGCCCAATCCTAGTTTCCAGGCCTACATGTCCCAACGCTATCCGTATCTTCGATGGTGCGACAAGAACACATTGCCACACTACAATTACCGGATCCAGTGTAGTTTCTATCCCGAAAAAACAACCTATTCTTCCAGTCCCTCTGAATTCTACATTGCGCACGGCAGCAATAAAAAATATCCCTATCGACCCAACATTTATTATCTCACCCCGCTCTGTAAGCACCCTCAAAACTACTTCTTTGCGACACACCTCCCCTTTCGCCATGATCCTAAAATTTCAGGTGCATCGACTCCCATCTTTGTTGTACAGGGTGATTTGAAAAGACGATGCATGAAAAGCCTGGTACGTCTATTGACCTTTGCTCCTCCTTCGATGCCCTTCAAGATCAAGATTCTCAGCAAGACACAAGAACTTCCTCTGGAGTTAGAGCCATGGAAAGAGCAACTCATTGTTCGATGCAACCTGGATTTTCAAGATTTCCATCGAGAGTTCCTTACGGTGGATGGAATCTTATTCTTGACCGATCGAAAAAAGAATTCGGCGTATTACAGTACCAAATTGACCTCCTCGGTCAATTACTGCAAGGCCTATTCTCTGCCGTGCCTGATCGATACATCGCTCCAATTCATCTACTCGTTGGCCAACGCGTTTGTACATGAGGATCAAGACGATCTATGCGATGCGTTCCATCGGATGCTACAAGACTGGTATCGTCGAGAGCCGATCCAACTCGAGATTTATCATTCCTCCTCCACACCTGATTTTGGAGAAGAATGCAACCCAATTGTGATCCAGCATCATCTTTCACCGGTCTATAGAATCGTCAATATAAAATACTCGACGACCGATACTATGATGTGGAGAACGACGAGTATTTCTGGTGATATTGTTCCAAACTCAACAACACGCAATCTGATGTATCCCCTCCTATACCTACCCACAATTTATCAACCCATCCACCATCCAGGGGTTGAGAATAGGATCCTGGTCATCCTTCGTCATAAAAATAAAAAGAATTATCCAATACCCTCGTTCATGGACACGATTTCTTGCTACGAACGATGGGACACCATCGTGGATAAGATCTCTTCCTATCAAGCCGTCCTCTCCACAACCTTGAATGGACTTATTTGTGCAGATGCATACAATAAACCCAATCTGTGGTTGCAGGAAGAGGACGAGAAACAATCATTCAACGTAGAAAAGGCATTCCATGATTATTTCAAGACTCAGAAACGACCCGATCACAAGATCTCCTCCCTGAATGCCTTTCACAAATCTCTATTGTACCATCATCAGCACCATACGAATACTCTTATCTAAAGATTCACACACTCTTTATAAAATATATAAATCAATGGAGGATGTATACAGGATCGTGGAGGGTGTTAGCACAGGGGCGATGTTGACGGGTATGTTTCCCTATGCGATAAAATATCCACACCTCATCTTTTCTTATGCGGTTCATTGGATCGCGTCCATTCGGTATCACATGGATCGTAATCCAACGACCTATTATGGTGATATTACACTGATCAATATCATCATCAATGAGCGCCTCGCTTTGCACTTTCAACAATCAGCACCGGTGGTGTTTATCGGTGCAATCCTGAGTAATGTGGTGTTTCCACCGTCTCCTCTTCATCATAACAGTGTCATTGCATTGGCAACTGTAGGCACGATATTATGTGCAATATCCAATCCAGGAAGGAGTGGGCTTTATCTGACGAGCTTCATTTCGACGGGCATCCTGTTTTATTTGAGCACATGGGCAGAGAAATTAGGAGAACGGAGACTTTCCATGCTATTGTGTGTGTATTATCATCTTACACTGGGGATCTATTCTTATCTCGAGAGTAGCTTTTATCCATTGGAGGGAGATCGTGGATTGGCGACGAGTTTGCTGCGATACATCTCATGGTTCTGCTATGTCTTTAGCCAGACGACGCGCGACAAGACGATGATAGCCTTTCAGTATCAGAGCGTGGTATCCCTGATGACGGCGACGATCCTTGCACCACTCGGAATATGGCAGACGATGGCCTGTCTGACATCGATCGTGCCACGATTATCAGAGAGTGTGAGCCGTGAGATCCACATCTTTTATCTTGCCTATTGTATCTCGGATGTCTATCATGGTATGCGGTACTACCCTCAATTTTTTCCGATGATCGAGGGATGGCTTCATCATGTGATGACAGGAGGGTATGTATTGATGTGCATGAGTCAGGGGCATTACCTGCCATGCAGTGTATCCATGATTGTGGAAGCACCGAGCATCATCCTCTTTTCTTCCAGGGTATTTTATGGACATCCGACCATCGTTTGGCTCAAGAAAAAATTCTTTTTACCGTCGTTTATTCTATTCCGTATCGTGTTCCTTGGCATCATCACGGTATGGCTCTATCGATCGAATGAGATTGGTGTAAGTGTCGTAGTCTTCTCTATGCTATTTTCTCTTCTTAATCTGCACTGGATCGCTAAGATGCTTCAACACAAGAATGAACGGCGGTCATAATCATCAGTCCAAATACGATTGAATCGAGAATACCATCATTAATTGTTACATCGGTTTTCCATCCAGTTTCTTCCATAATGACGAGCACATCCAGTAATCGAGAGGATAATAGAAAAAACATGGATAGGTTGGAGAGGTCCATATCCGTAAAAGAAACAAACATGTCATAACTTTTTTCGGACAACATGGCATACATTACAGACAAAGAGACATCCATGAAAGAGAGATCGGGTGTGACGATGCATAGAAGCATAAGCATAGGCTCTGACATGCTGATGATTCGATTTCCGGTAAGATTCGTGGTGATGAGAGAGAGGCGCGATAGCATACCGAGCCAGTAGCTTCCGGATGCTATCCTCTCGACAAGAAGGATGGAGAATAGTTGTCGTCTCATGATATGGAGGTAATCTCGATGTTCCTTCATCATGCGCATCGTATAATCATCACACATAGTCATTGCTATCATTACACGAAGAGTCGTCATGATTAGACGTTCTTTCAGCCACCATGAAATCATGGGTGGGATAATACAGAAAAGATAAACAAAGAGGTGATGATTCATGTTGTATCTGTATGTATATATTTTCCATAAAAATCAAAATATAAAAATTTCATTTTTTATAAATGGAATCTCGATTAAAGAATTATCTGGGTCCTACGTACTACCGCCCAAGTGTTGTGGAGATGGAAGAGATGGAGGAAAATCAGAGACCATGGATCTATATGTATTCGGATTTTATGGGGACCGAGTTCCCTATCAACAATACATTGTATTACCACGATATGACACGGTATATCCACGGCACGCCGTCTCTCTACCATCGTCCTTTCCTCTTTTTCCCCAAAGATCGAGTGGAAGCATTCCGTGTGCCGACATTGGTCAAATCCAGACCGATCCATGAACGAGGCGAATCGATTCTTCTGAATCTTAATTACAAGCGGCATTTTGAAGATGTGTTTAGTGTGGATAAATTGGATGTACCCTATGAGGAAAAGAAGGATATTCTGGTGTGGCGAGGTGCGACGACCGGATATGGATTTGGGAATAATATCCCGTATCGCGAGACATCGAGGGAAGATTTAGTGACCATGTATCACGATTCATCCTCCCCCCATATTGATATCGCGCTCTCGCCCATCAATAATACGGAGAAGCAATCCTATAGCAGATATGCAAGAGATACGATTCCAATGAAAGATCTCCTTCATTATAAATTTATGGTGTCGATTGAAGGCAATGACGTGGCCACCAATCTAAAATGGCTTCTTTATTCGAATTCCGTGCCATTTTGTCCACCCTTTACGATGCAGAGCTGGATTCTGGAGGATCAGCTGGTGCCATGGCGACACTATATTCCTCTTCGTGCCGATCTGACGGACGTGGAGGATAAGATTGAATGGGCATTAAATCATCATCATAAGTGCAAAGACATTGCCAAGGAAGGACGAGATTATATGACAACGTTTCTGGATATCCGTCAGGAACGGACCATCGTAAAGAATATTCTCGATATTTATGCCAATAACGTGCGTGTGATCACATGATAAAAAAAATGACTTGAGTAATCAATAGAAAGGATTCAATAACAACAATACACATGTCAACCACAACAACCATTACTGCGCGTAGTATAATTTTGAATGCGAATCGAGAAGAGGCCTTTCGTCTTCTTGAACAAATGGACGTTTCGAGTCGACAAAAATCAACCATCCGCTATCAATGGAAAAAAAAACATTGTCCCGACCAGATCCATGACAAGACCCTCTCCACCGACCGGGTCCATCGCTTGGAGAAACGGATCGATGACCTCGAGAAACAACTCCTTCAAGTGATGGAACGTATGGACAAATACCAGAGCGATGCGGCGAATACTACCACATCCAACGATACAAACAATACAAGCACTTGTTTTATATGTGGCGTGGATCCGGAAGGATATGATTTACCGTGTGGTCATGAGATATGTCACCCATGTTTTCGACAACATCTCGATACCAATGGCGATATGATTTGTAAGGTCTGTCATAAAGAATTCCATTTTGAGGATCTAAACGAATGAGAAGAATAAAGAAAAAGTGTGGTGTCTAATGTGGTGGCGACTAAAGCTAACGAGGTATCTGCTTGTAGGAAAAATTGCGATACGATATCTATATTATCGATTTCTTCAACATGTTTATCCAACACCACGGATCGAGGGGGGTCGGTACAAGGTGAAATATGTATTGAATAATAGGGTCTATACGATGCTTATTAAAAAAAAACGCGGACCTCCAAGATTACTATGCGCCACGAACGAGGAAGGAGACAATGTGACGGAGACAGTAATGGGGTATCTCGGTCCCAATGAGGATTTCCATGGAGGGGTGGCACTCTCTCCCTCCGATATGGGTCTTGGTGCGATGACCATACTGTTACGAAATGGAAAAGAAACACGGATTGAGGCGGAGACGATATGGGATTGGAAGAAGTTGGAGAATACGGAAGAAGAATAAAAAAAATTTTATATATAATAGGAAAAGAAAAAAGTATGGATGCAATCTATGTAAAGGGTATACGTATCGCACCGATTCCGCAACAATCCGGTGCTCCGACGATACAGCAAGCAATCTATCAGGCACACGATTCGGTCTGCGGAGTGAATACACTTGTCTATGATCGGATCGGTATCACAAAAATTCGTTATATCGATCTGAAGGAGATCCTCGATTCGCTTCTCCAAGCCAGTCAAGTTATCACCGCGTGGCAGAATCTGGGTGTAGTGGGCACGACATATTTGCAGGATGCATCACCCGAGAACCGGATTTTATACATACAGGCGTTGAGCAATTGGGCAAAGATTATTTTTGCCAAGGCTGCCCTGACGCCGCCACCGTCTGGATATACGTACGGCCTTACTGTATACGATTCAAGTGGTACGACCATTTGGGATTCCAAGACACCTACTCTGGTGCCGATTGTCGATGGGATTGTCCCCCGATACACCAAAGTGGATCTTACCACACCGAATCCGTTCAAAGAACCCAATGGTTCGACCAGGACATCCGCCAATCTTTATGGCATTGCCAATAATCCCGGGTACTTGGCCTATATCTCGGATGAAACCACCCAGAAATCCGCATTCATGGTGAACCAGGCCGCCTTCCCTGAGACCGTCATGGCAATCGCGTCGCAGATCTCCGATCCTGCTAATACTCGTGTCTTTGGATTCATGAATTATGGATTTTCGGCCCGTCAACAAAATCCGAATAGCGATGATACTAACATCTTTGGTTCTCTCGCTTATTATTGCGTCCATCTGACCAATATCTACACCGTCCCGAATGCCACCTATCCACTCTCCACTCTCATAGAGACCGTCTTTGTACGTATCGGTCTTTTACAATCACCACCCTAATAGATATTGAGATGATGATGATAAAATTATAAATAATAAAAAATTATTTATAATGGATATATGTTTTTGACTTACTTATATGGATGGAAAATAAGCCAGTGGTATGGGTGGTGATGGTGATGGTGATGGTGGTGGTGAATTGTTTGAATTGGTAACCGAATAAATGGGAATCGCAACAGATAAACTGACGATCGATGCTGTTTTTATCCAATGCTTGCATCGTGACCACATTTTTTTTTCTTCTTCCTCCTTAATCGTAATAAATAAAAAAAAATATTGTTAAAGAATATAGAATGGTATCCATTGGTGGAGCAACGAATCAGATATTGTGTTCCATCAATAATGCAATTACCAAACTGTATCAGGCCGTGTTTGTCAATGGTTTCCATTGTGTTTCAAATACCGCTCAGATTCTGATCGGTACGGATGCGCTTCTTTTGACACGAGATTCTATTTCGTGTGATACCAATTTGAGCATCACCGCCCCTCTTACAAAATTCGCTAATCCCATCTCCACCTCGGATCAAATCTGGTCGGGGGTTATCTATGCCAAGGACCAGATCAATATCCTCATCAATCCTAGGGATCGGGCATGTGCCTTTAATACGATCAATTGTAATGATACGACCAATCCCAATACTGATCTAACTGTCACCGCAATTAATGGAATCATATCCCGAGTACAGAACAGTACAACGAATACCAACTCGATTTCTTGCACCAACAGTAACAAGACCGTGACATGCACATCGAATAGGAGTTATAATGTATCGGCCGCCAACAGCACCAATACGATTTCTTGCACCAACAGCAACAAGACGGTGGATTGTATAACCGATAGAAATTATACCATCACCGCCAAGAACAGCCATTTTTCGGTAATATGCACAGGCACTGCAACAAGAACCGTCACCACCCCCGTTCGTAATGATACGTTGACAGCAACGACCACCTATACTGCAACACGGAACGTCCCCTCTAATTTTGCCGATACTCTTGTGATTCAGGGTACTGGCACTTTTAAATTGGTTCCCTTAAATATTGGTGGAACACAAGCCTACGTCTATGTTAAACAAGTCTAATAATAAGACTCACGTAAAAATTAAACCAACCAGTCAAAACTGGAGATAATTGGGATCATCATTTGAAAAACGCATCAGTAAATGGATTTTTTTACAAGTCATTCTTGAAAATAGACAGAATGACTTTCAACCACCTCCACCTCCACCTCCACCTCCTTGTTGATAATGATCTTTATGTTGAGATGGATTTATGGAAGCTCTTATTTCTTGGTAATTAAGTGGGTCAATTTCTTCGGTAAGAAGTGTTTGCTGAAATGCTGGGGAACTTAATTGGGATAATATTTTCAACATATCCTTTTTTTTATTCCCAGTAGATTCAAAAGGTTCTTGAATATGCAGTAAATTATGAAAACATTCTTCGTACATGCGGATAACTTTAGGATAGAGCTGTTGATCGGAGCTAGATGTTTGAAAAAAATCCAAAAATATCCTGCATAAATGAGGATATTCATAATCTTGTAGCAATTCTATCATATCCTGATCCCATAGATCGATCATAATCATGTCTATATGATCAAGCAGTTCATCTTCTTCTTCATCTTCTTGTTCTTCTTCATCTTGTTCTTCTTCATCTTGTTCTTCTTCATCTTGTTCTTCTTCATCTTGTTCTTCTTCATCTTGTTCTTCTTCATCAATGAGTTGAGGATATCTAGGTAGCTGTCTAATCCGTCGGAGAACATTAATCCATTGAGTTGGATCAAAATCATCGTCTTCTGTTCCATGTACATTGATTGATTCTCTTGTTTTCATGGAAGTGAACGCAATCAATAATAACCGTCGTTTAGTTATCGACCATTTATTCTTTATTGCATGATTATACAACATTAGTAATTGATCTACAGTTAGAGATGGATGAAGAGGATACGATAGAAATTTGATGGCTAATTTTTTGATGATTTTTGATAGAATTTTGCTAACATATTCATCATCGATTTCATAATGATCCGGTATCACATTCAAAAAACGATTCAAACTTTCCACAGCACTTCGTTGTTCATCACCTCCACCTCCACCTCCACCTCCACCTCCACCTCCACCTCCACCTCCACCTCCACCTCCACCTTGTTGACGAGTTTGCCGTTGAGATTGATCTAATAAAGACTTCAATGTATCTAATATTGGTTTATTTTTTTGATTTTGTTGAATAATGGCTTTATGTTGTTTAGACACTTTTAACTTTGATCGATCTAAAAAATCAAGCCAGTGTGCAATAAACGGTAATGCTGTCATAAATTTTTGAGCTCGTTGTTGATCTCCAGGTGTGATTGATACTTTGGATTGTTGTACACCACCACCACTACATTTCTTATTCTTTCGTTGTTGTTCTTGTTGTTCTTGTGAACGTTTGTTTTTCATTTATATTTTATAAATAAATTAAAATCTTTTGCAAAGTATTCATCTGATTGAGTTTCCACCGGAAAAATAAATTATGAATATAATTATCTCATTTAATAATATAGAATAATGTATGACTTAAAACTCGGTGCAATTCTATGCCAATTAAATCAAAGCACATTGACTATCTTCAAATATATTATCTTTACGCCCCAAAATATAGAGATTCAGAATAATATGATCATCGATGGTACACTTGTTATTTCACCACCATCCTCATTATTATCCACAGAAAAAAATGTTGCTACTCTGACTGTGAATGGAGGCTCGAAAATGGATTCTCTCACAATTAATGACAATGCCATGATGAAATCTCTTACCGTCAGTGGGACCACCGATCTGTCTTCGATGACCGTGAGTGGAGAAGCCATGATCGATTCGTTGGTTGTGTCTTCCATTAACATTCACGACGGTGTTACTCTAGAGTCTTTGACGGTGAGTGGAGAAGCCATAATCGATTCATTGGTTGTGTCTTCCATTAACATTCACGACAATCTCACTTTAGACTCTCTGACGGTGAGTGGAGAAGCCATGATCGATTCATTGGTTGTGTCTTCTATTACACTTCAAAATAATCTCGCTGTCGAGTCTCTTATGGTGCGTGGGGATACAAACTTGTCTTCGATGACGGTGAGTGGAGAAGCCACGATCGATTCGCTGGTTGTGTCTTCTATTACACTTCAAAATAATCTCGCTGTCGAGTCTCTTATGGTGCGTGGGGATACAAACTTGTCTTCGATGACGGTGAGTGGAGAAGCCATGATCGATTCATTGATTGTGTCTTCTATTACACTTCAAAATAATCTCGCTGTCGAGTCTCTGACGGTGAATGGAGAAGCCACGATCGATACCCTTTCCTCGGGGGATATCCGTTTATGGGGAATTCGTGACACCATGAACAATTGGCCTTATTTTGGACAAAATTGGAGCAACATCTATCAATACTTTCAGATTAATGCACAACAAAATTTTGGTACCATCTGTTTATCCGCATCCGGTCAATATGCGACAACATGTATCGACGGGGGTTCGATTTTTACCTCCATGGATTATGGCCAGACATTTACTCCGGATTCTAGCATCAGAAATTGGGTAGAAGCCTGCATGTCCTATAGCGGTCAATACCAATTAATTACGGCACAAGGGGATTATGTGTATGTTTCTTCTGATTTCGGCAAGACGTTCTTACCGACCGCTACAGTGCAAGATTGGGCCTTTTGTGCCATCTCTGGAACGGGACAATATATGATGGCACAGTATGTATCCGATACCGGCTTTTATGTTGTCCTTTCTTCCAATTATGGAAAGACATGGCAAATCATTCCTGGATCCTCGAATTGGAATCCATCGGGCATGGCCATCTCTGGATCGGGACAGTATATGACGGTGGTCTCCGGTTTTAACTCGGTCAATACCATACATACCTCGAATGATTATGGGATCACCTGGACCTTGGTGAATGTACCCAGCAGCTCACCTTACTATGACGTGTCATTGTCCACCACAGGACAGTATCAGCTCGCCCCGACATTGGGCAATACGGTAATGCGTTCCAACGATTTCGGAAAGACCTGGACCTCCATTGTCGTCGGTCCTGTATCCACGGAATGGTTGTTTTCCGCCATGTCGGCCTCTGGTCAGTACCAGATCATCAATGGTATCCATGCCCCGATGTATTTCTCTGTCGATTACGGTCAGTCATGGTCTTCGACACAATATCAGATTATTACAACAGGACCTGTCGCCATCTCTGCCACCGGACAATACGCCATGATGGTGGGTGCCTTCAATGGCAGTTATTCGAACATCTATATGTCCAACTCGGCTATTGCTCAGAATCTCCAGGTTGGCGAGGTCATCAATCCCCCCTACAGCTTTTCCCACGGACTACCCTCCTCTTACTTTGCCATGCCCAACCAATGGTATATGCTGAATCCTCAGGTGGCATCCACAATCGTTCCTCTTCCCGATGCGACAATCTATCTCCCGGGCTCTTGGTTCGGATTCATCAATAATAGCAATGGTTACAGCGTAACCTTAAAGGATAATAATACATCCTTTGCTTATATCTTGCCCGCCTCTAATTCCAGCGTTCGTTTCCTCATCACCACATCCTCTCAATGGGTGGTCATCGCCTCTTACAACACGATCCTATAAAAAAAATATTATTATTTATTTTTCTTGGAAAAATAAAGATGAGGAGCACCCACTATCATACCTTAAGCAGCTACAGTGCGTGTTACCAATGTACCAAAGAAACGTATATCAATACAACAATCAAACCAGATAATAATAATACAACAATAGTACCGGTATTACCGATTCCTGATAATAAACCAGCGATATTCCGTCCATCAGTACCAGCCATTATCGTGGACAAAAAATAAATGAAATTGGTTCGTAGTAAAAATCTTTACGATGGAATTCAGAATTATCACATAAATTGCATGCATACATAGATGTTTTTGAAATTTCATTGTTTCAAAAATCATTGACGCTCTCGGTTGGGATTGAACCAACGACCTCGCGGTTAACAGCCACGCGCTCTGACCAACTGAGCTACGAGAGCTCCTCGAATAAATAAATATCCCTCCCCCTCTTCTTACTTCTAGTTTTCGTCTTCTTTAGATCATTTTTCATTGATCCATTACATCATGGATCACAATATCAATAATTCCCACATTTAATCTACTATTCTTTCTTACAACATGGCTTAAAGAAATGATGTGTATAGTATAAAAATGTCCTATCGAGAGTATGTGAGCCGCTTCCTGGACAGGGAGGCCTTGAAGGAGAAGAATCGTAATGCGCCCGAAAATCAGAAATTTTGCAATGCCATCTGCCAGGACTATGTGCCCAAGATGACTTTCTCAGGTCAGCACGTGATTTGCAATGCGTGTCGAAACAAAATCAACCTGGCGATCAATCAGATCAAGGTAAAGAAGATTACAATGGAGGAGTTCAAGGCGAATCCGATGATTGTCTATGGTGTGACAGAAGGCATGGCGGCGACCAAGCCTTGTGGGACATGCAAGGAGGAAAAGAGTGTCTGTAGTTTTGAGACGAACAGGAAGGAATGCAAGTCATGCCGAAGCCTGCAGGCCGCGGCCCGGATTCACGAGAAGGTCAAAGAGTATATCTCGGATATCGAAAAGATCAAAACGAAATTACCGGACCTTGAGAATTATTTGGGACATATCCCCAAAGATGCGCTGATCCTGGTGATTGCCCATTATCAAGTGGGAAGGAAATCGACCGACATGAAATCGACGATGATTGTCAATATGATGAAGCACTTTAAGAGTCTGTTGTCACCCAACATGTGCAAGGGAGGATGTGGATCGTCGGTGGTGACCGCCTTTTCAACGTGTGGGAAGTGCTTGGATCATCCCATCTGTCGAAAGAACGAAAAGAAGGAAGATTTTCGCGAAAACCTGGACAAATTGGTGGAAGAATTGGAGCCGATGCGAAATCGTGTGGTGGATATCGATCGCTTCAATAAGGAGAAGTTGACGATGATTGCAAGGAAATTGGACCTGAAATTTGAACAGATTCTACCCAAGGCTGGATTGTTTGATCTAGTGAATGAGGCACTGGAAAAGAGAGAAAAGGAAAGAAAAGAACAAGAAATTACCAGACGAGTAGAACAAGAATCCATAGATATTATTATTCCCAATGAAAAACCATCACCAATAACGACAGAATTGATTATCAACGGTCTAAGTGTCCAAGCCAGATTAAGTGATGGCTATGTAAATGCCACAATGTTATGCAAGGCGGGTGAGAAAGAATTTAGTAATTGGATGTTATTGGAAAGGACAAAAAGATTGATAGAAAAATCGTCGAGTGATCTTGGGATTCCAAGAACACAAATTGTCGATGTAAGAAAAGGTAATTCATCACAATTTATCCAAGGTTCTTGGATCCATCCCAATCTAGCAGTCCAACTTGCTCAATGGATTTCTGATGATTTTGCAAATACGGTATCCTTATGGGTCAGAGAAATCATTGTCACAGGTGAAGCTCATCGTGATCGTGTAAAAACTGATAATGAACTTGTTTTAGCGCTTCGTAATGCCCTAGAAAAAGAAAAGCGTGAGAAACAGGTATTACTAATGGAACGCGAACAAGATCAAGAAAAATATAAAAAACTAGAAAACAATCACAAGATGTTGAAAAAATGTCGCGAATACCATAAATTGAAGAAAGGCCCCGCCTTTTATATCATTCGACCCAATGCTACCGATTTCAAGATTGGATACGAAGGTGTCGATATCAATCAACGACTCCGTACGCATCGGACCACCGCCCCCCATCTGAAAGTATGCTATATCGTCTTTACCCCCGATGCCGATCTCCTCGAGCGCTGTATGCTTCTCCGCTTTGGTCCCAAGAAGCTAGAGAACAACCACGAGTTTATCACCGACGTCTCCCTTGCCGAATTGACCGGTAGCGTCCATGCCAATCTAAGCCTCAACAATTACGAATATACCGTTTGCCCCGACGCAGAGATCGAAGCCTATAATGATAGCTAATTACATTTTATTTTCCATCACACCACAAAGGGGTCTTTGTAGTTTTGATCGTATCGCTGTTTGTGAAAGGCCCATGTTTCGCGCGAACCGAAGCGAAAACCCTCGGGAATAGGCTTGGCCTTGTACCAAAAAACGCAATCCTGCCAGTTATTGGTCGTGGCCTGGTTATGGATATAGAGCGCTGTGTAATCGCCGGTCACACCATCCATGATCGTGCAAAATGTCTTGAAATCCGGGATGATCGACGCGTAATTCTCCCACAGCACCTTGCGATTCCGCAGCGACGATTCTCGCAAAATAAACGTTCCATCAATCGAATTCCGAATCACTGGCTTCACGTCCATACAGTATTGAAGCGATAGTATAAAAAGCATCTTCCAATGTCGTCCGTTTTTGAATATATGGTGAAACAGCCTGGAGTTGAAGATCTTAGGGTCGTCGGTACAATCATCGAGAAGAAGCATACCCCACGGGACAGGGAGATGTTTTTTGGCAATCTTCTGGCGTACAATAAATTCTTCAATCTTTTTTACATCGCACTGGTTAAATACAAAACTAGAGGGTACAATCTTCTTGAAATGACCATTGCTGTCCTCGGTACCGCTCATCACCAATCCAATGGGAAAGATGTCGCTTTTTTCGAACATCAGTGAGGTAATTAGTGTAGTTTTGCCGGTCCCTGGTTTTCCGATGATCACAATTTTAGATCCACCTTGATCTGTTTTATGCATATTTGCTTTAGAAGGTGCGATGAGATCTACATCCAATTCTCTTATATTAATCTCCATGTCTTTTATGTTTTATTTATTCATGTCTTATCTTTAACAGAAAAATGAAATAAAAGGAAATATATACTATCTAAAAATAATATATTATGCCATTCTGCACAATTCCCGATTGCAAAAAACAAGCGTATTTTGCTCTGACGTTCGGCAACGCTGATCGTTGTAAGGAGCACCGTGAAAATAGAAGATACCACAATATGATTTGTAGATGTGGTTCTGTTGATCCTTCTTTTGGAAATCCAGGAGATGAGAACGCATCTTGTTGTATAAAATGTAAAACAATAGACATGAAAAATATCAAGGATAAAAAATGTGAATACGATATGTGTGATGTGCAACCTCGATTTAATTTTCCTGATCAAAAGGGTGGGCGATTTTGTTCACAACATAAAAGTGAAGGTATGATTGATGTGAAAGGAAAAAAATGTTGTGCAAAAGGATGCTCGACACAACCCTTTTATAATTTTCCAAACCAAAAACCATTATTTTGTGTCCAACATAAAAGCGAAGCTATGATTGATGTAAAAAATATGAGATGTGAAATAAAAGATTGTCGTGTGCAACCTACTTATAATTATAAGAATGAAAAAAAAGGAAGATTTTGTAGACAACATAAATTAGATTCTATGGTAGATATCCGTCATAAAACGTGTCAATATCATGATTGTATGGTGCGTCCCACCTTTAATATAAAAGGTCAAAAAATCCCTCGATTTTGTGTACAACATCGATTAGAGAATATGATAAATGTCGTAGATAAAACATGTGAAGAAAAAGACTGCTTTATTCAACCTTTTTTTAATATTCCTGGATCAAAGCATGGGCGTTTTTGCACCCAACATAAATTAGAAGGTATGATAGATGTTAAAAACAAACGGTGTTTTGAAAAAGATTGTTTTGTTCAACCTAAATATAATTATCATCAAAAAAATAAACCCTTATATTGTACTCGTCATAAAAAGGAAGGTATGATCAATCTGATCGATACCTTTTGTAAAAATGTAGACGCATCATGTTCCACCTATGGTAATCCTAAATATAGAGGATATTGTGTTTGGTGTTTTCAGCATCTTTTTCCTACTGATCCATTATCTCTTCAGATTCGTTCCAAAACGAAAGAATTGATCGTTCGTGAATTTATTGATAGTCATTTTGATGGATTTACACATGATATACCACTCTATACTCCAGATTGTGATTGCACTATACGAAGACGCATCGATCATTATCAATTAATTGGGAATACAATGCTCGCAATCGAGACGGATGAACATCAACATCGTAGTTATGATGAAAAAGATGAACAATTACGATATGATGATATTTATATGGGATTTTCTGGAAAATGGATCTTTATTCGCTTTAATCCCGATGGATATAAGGATAATAAGGGACATCGAATAAATCCACCTCTTAAAGATCGTCTTAAGGATCTATATGAGATGATGGAGAGACAAATAGGACGCATCCAGAGGGGTGAGAATGTTGATATAATAGAAATTTATAGAATGTTTTATGATGAATCATAACTAGTTGCAAGTAAAAAAAGATGATTTCCGTCCAGACCAAATCCGAAATATTCTCCAAACCCTGCATGTTCAACAGAAAATGGTACCCTCAGAGGATTCTCCATACAATTGTTGCATGGTGTGTGATTCTGGACAGGAATCTCTGTGATATGCTGTCCAAATAGATCACACTGATAATCTTGACCATCATACGCTTCTTGATAAGCGGCAAATCCAAGCGATCGAGCAACAGAAAGGATGTCATCGATCAATTCCTTATTGGGATGGATCAGTGTATAGGCATCTTTTCTATTCTCCACTCCCAGATGATCAATCAGACCGGCCAACAATTTCAGACGATGTCGTCTCGAATTGACACGATAGGAAAAAGGGATGGTGGTTTCGACCGACAATCCAAAAAGATAAGGATCGATATCGACTTCTTTTTCTGACCAATCGACTCCCGATGATCGATAAAGGTAATGTTTCGATCTCCAATCCTCGGACATGCACAGATACTGCTGTACAGAAAGAATCACCCGCTCTCCCTCTACCGTGGTCAGCACAAGATCGTGCATCAGATTAACCGTGTAAGGTTCCCCCTTCTCCGGAACAATTTTATACATCTCATCAAAATCATGGTAAAGATTCAGCACACGACGCGGTGTGCCGTCGTCTCCCATCACAATATCCCTCCTCTTCACGTCCTCCACCTTTTTCACTGTCCCATCATACATCAAAATAGCCGTGCCAGGACGAAAACACCCAGGCTTGCCGATAATGACAATTTTTGATCCTCCCTGATCCGTCTTGTTCATATTGGCCTTGGATGGCGCAATCAGATCCACGTCTAATTCCCTTATATTAATCTCCATGTCTTTTATCTTTTGTTGATTGATGTCTTATCTTTAACAGAAAAATTAATGTGGAGATCTTAAAAAGAGTATAAAATCAATGTGCAGTATGATTGATTGTAGATCATGTGCGACCTACGGTCTAACGTTTGGTAATCCGGATCGATGCAAGAGTCATCGACAAATCTACTAAATTTTGTATCCTCTGAATCCTTTTCTGTCTATGGTGGGTTTGTTGGGATCGTTACATAGGCGCGCACCCACGGCTCGTCACCAATCATTTTCCAGGAATGCCCGTGCCCCGTCACGTCCTCGGCCAGCAACACGTCCCCGGGTTTGAGGAGGAATGTCGCACCCAAGGACGTGGTGAATTCGAGCGTCCCTCGAAGCGTAAGAACAAAATTTTTTTGGGGTGCGGTATGTCTGTCATGCACGCTTCCTGGTGGTGTCTGACGGAAATAGATTTCGGATACCGGTGAGCGTTGTAGGCATGGTATCTCGATGGATTCCACGTAGGAATGCTGGTCCACCCCTGTATACAGACGGTACCCATGCACCCGACACGGTCTTTCTGGTGGAGGGAATAAAAACGTTCGCACTGTATCTACAAGCTGACGGATCATTTGTTCATAAAAATTTGTCATTTTTAAATCGTCGGACATTTTTGGGGAAATAAAGGGATCTAAAGATAAGGTCGTACCGTTTCAACGACGGTGGAATAACTCACCCAGAAAACGACTTATGTTGTCCTTCTGACGAACCATGATTTACACAGGAATTGAGCTGTATTCAACGATCGGCAACGTAAATGGACGATGGTGTAAATAAATATTTAGATCTTTTCTTTTTATGAAAAAATAAAAGGATGAACGTCAAAGAAATCAAGAACACAAAACAATGTGGTTCTGTTGTGCAATATCATAATACAAAACTTGATAAGCGAACAAAAGAAAATCCCTTTCGTCTGGTTGGGTTGCAGGATAGCTCACCATCTTTACTCGATCGAATCGCCATATCGTTGGGTTTGAAACATCCAGATATATATGAATGGGTGGATTATAACATCTTCAAACCCGTTACTAGAGCTGTCCCTACCTCTCTCTATAGTAAGAATAAAATAGCACCATCTGTGATGGAGAAAAAGTATTGTGGTTCTAGAAAAAAACTCCTTCCGGATAATCCAGAATATCAAAAGATCCAGGCTCTTCACAAGAAGGCTAAGATTTATGCGATCGAACATGATGGAGGCTGTCCTTATATTGTGTATAAAAAAGGCAGCGAAATATGGGTCTACCAACCACCAAACGACCACTACTATATTCCCAGAAAAGAACGTTCTGGTATTTTTTTAGATGATCGATGGATCTATATACAATTAACACTCCATATCAAGAACGTATTGAACCTATGGATCGACAAGAAATATCCGAATTCTATGCTGATCCAGACAACAAATCCGACAACATTTATCTTTATTGGTGAAGTCATCTATTCGTTCACACTCCCCTCCTCGACTAGAATAATTGAATATCATTCCCCCATGATTGGCAATTCGCCGTATCCATATGCAATCGACAAGGATGGATTTGCGTATCTATTGATTGCTAAAACACGAATTCTTTTTGACAAGAAGAAAAGCAACGATCCTTATCAACTATATTACATGAATAAACAATTAGGTCAATCATTGAAAAATATTCGTAATAAGTAAAAGTTATGTCACTGCCCGCCGATCTCTGTTCCATCATCTTCCAAATGGATTCCACCTATCTGGACTATATAAGACGACATGTCTTGCCATTTATCCATGGTTATACAATATACTGCACAAAGAGCATCCACACCCAAAAAATACTCTATCTATTTCATTGTCGGATCACCAATAATGTCTATATGTGTGACGACCTGAATACACCTACTTTTATCTCCACCCATTTTTCCGACCCTCGTGGCTATTTAAATCTATTTAAGAACAAGACGAGAATTTATCTTGAGAGTCAAATAATCCATGAAATTCATAACAATTTTATTAGCGAATAATAGGTAGTATTATTATTTTATAATTATTTATATACTATATATCAGAATGTATTCGCCTTTTCAACCGATTTCTTCTTCGGCCATCTATTGTCCGCGAATCACGGGACAAATTCAGAGTTATTATCTATTGGTGAACGAGTTCATCCAAGATTGTATCACCATCCCTACCACCAATCTCCAGCCTGGTTCATCAAATACGTCGCTCTATCTCGCTGGAAGAGCGACCGTTTATGACACCGCCACCAATGAGATTGCTGGCATTTGTTCGGCTTCTTTTTTATGCATGAATAATGGCCAAAATATTTTTGTGGATATCAGCAATTATCTGTCCCTCAAAAATGGGTTGATTGTTTCATGGCTGACGCCTTCTACACCTGCCAATCTAGAGATTGATTCCATTATTTATTCCATGGTGACAGAGTGTATTGTCAAGGGATCCACCAAGGTGGGTGTTAATCCCTTTTATGGCCATGATTTTAACATGATTGTGAGTTCAGACATGGGAAAGATCACATTCCAGTTGACACCAGTATGAATGAATCTATGTAATATGTACATTTTATATCTCTAATAAGATATAAAACAAAACCAACAATGGCTTCGGATCGTGTCATTCAGATGGCTCATATTTTACTGTTTGCTCCCTTTCTTTTCTATGTGGGCCTGATCGTGCCCACATCTCGATCATGGTTGTACCCGATCGCATTTATCTTGGGAGTCTATGTGATCCTATCATGGTGTCATCGCATCTGGATCAAGGATTATACGATAGGCTGGGTGGCCTGGCATATGCTCGTGATTGGGGGGTTGTTGATAGTCTGTGGCATCTATCGAGACCGGGCGCCTCGTATCGTCTTTTCTCTCCTCCTTGCAATGGGTATTGCTGCCTTTGGATACCATTTGACTCGCCTGATCCAATCCGTGCCTCATTGAGAGATGATGATTATATTTCTTATCGAAAATCAACATGTGGAGGTAGATCGCACGATAGGCTCAAATAGTTTTAGAATGGGGACGGTTGGAAATCTTGGTTTACATCGCTCGTATTGCTTTATCAGGATATCGGCCGTTTTTTCAGCAATCATATAGATAGGCAGGGATGGATTGGCGGACACGATTGTCGGAAAGATGCTCGCATCCACGACTCTTAATTTCTTGATTCCTTTCACATTCAATTTTGAATCCACTACTGTATTCATGGCACATGTGCCCGAGATATGATGTCCGTATGCGCTCTTGGTCTTGAAAAATTCTCGAAGTTGTTCGAAATCGAGCGGATCTCCCGAGGACGAACTTGGATAGACTTCCTTGGGTGACCATTGTGTTTGAGATTGAATGATACTTCGCATTAACAAGACGCCTTCGGCGATGGCCGTCGCATTTTCATCGGTATTCAATTCTTCATTGATATAGGGCATATCATATGGACTATTCGAAACAAGTTTCAGGTACCCACCGGAATAAGAAGGATTCGAGTGCTCAATCAAAAAGCTCGCATAGGTCTTGCCAACAAAATCATAGTCGTTGAACCATTCAGCAGTATTGAAATTATTAGAAGGAATTGTATAAATACCAATATGAAGGTCCGCATTCGCTGATACGGTGGTGTTCAGACCAATCGAACTAAAAGGTACCTTGTAGGGGCCAACATTCCAGCATTGATAATCATTGTAGACCGGCGATGTCGAATCAAACGGAAAATAGGTCTGCCATCGATGCTTGATGCCCGACAGCTCGTAATTGTTCCACATTTCTGGATGATCCAACAGATTTTTACCTACTTGTGGAAGATCCATCACGACCTCGATACCCAACGCTTCCAACTCCTCTCGTGGACCGATTCCAGATAACATCAGAATCTGAGGGGAATTGATGGCACCTCCACACAGAAGGACTTCATTGTTACAAAAAATAGATTCTAAAGGAGGTGGTGTAGAAGGTGATTGATATTCGGTGTTGGCCTTATAGAGGGTCCTTCCTTTGGCCATCTCTACACCCACCACCGTCGTATTCTTCCAAAGCAACCGGGTTACCAAAGAATCAGAAAAAAATATCAGTCGTGGATCTTTTAGAATAGAGGACAATAAGGATATCGAGGAATTGCTTCGCTTTCCATCGGGTGTAATCATGAAATTCCAGAATCCCACACCATTTTCATCCTCCGTTGTATTTTCTCGGTAGGTAAAATGAAAATCATTCGTCATGGCGGAAAGAAGCTCGAGATCCATGAGTTCAGGTTCGGAATGGGTCAGAGAAAGCCACCCATTCCGTCCTCCATGTGTCGTGGCACAATTTCCAGGATAGATTTTCTCCACCTTTTCAAAATAAGGAATTAGATTCTTATATTGCCACGATTCATCCTTTGTCAGACGAGCCCATTCATCGTAGACACGTGGTTTTCCTCGGAATCCTACCATGGCATGATGACTCGCGCATCCACCAAGACAAGACGCACGCACGTAATTATACACCATCGATTCCTCTCCAGAAACAGAAGGAAACGACCACTCGTTCCATGCGGGATTGTATGGAGGAGAATAGGTCACATCTCCCCATAGATTTCCAAAATTAAAAGGCACTTCGACCTGATAATTATCATTGTAATTACCACCCGCATCGATCAATGCTACAGTAAAACCGTGCTTTACAAGCCGATAGGCCATGACACAACCAGCAGCTCCTGCACCGACTATAATAAAATCAAAAGACCTTTCCATGTATTTTATTATAAAATACATTCATTTAAAAGAATATTTTTTAATCCATAAAATGGATATTATTACGGGGGAACGTATTCAGGAACTTGCTGATATATATCTTGGTTATCGAGAAGACTTTGAATTCAATCCTCGAATTAGGGAACAATCCGAAAAACATGTATATCTGGATAAATTGGATACATTTGATAATCCATTTGTTGTTTTTTGTTATCCTCATCGGATCGATGAATTGTATGCGAAACTTGATTGTTTTCAAAACAAATTTATATTGATCACACATAATTCCGATGTGAATATAAAGTCTTTTCATCCTCTTCTTGAATCTTCCAAAGTAATCAAATGGTATGCACAAAATTTGGCTTATTTTCATCCCAAAATGGTGCCTCTTCCGATTGGAATTGCCAATGAACAATGGAGACACGGCTTGGATTTTATCCGATTTTATCAAAACTTGACGGGTATACACAAAACAGACGATATTTATTTCCAATTTCAGATGAATACCAACGAACATGAACGACGACCTTGTTATGATACCCTCCTACATCAAAAGAGAATTCCATTCCTTCCTTCATTATCACCCACAGATAATCTACAACGGATGGCGACGTATCGATATTGTGTGTGTCCTGTAGGTAATGGCCTCGACACTCATCGTTTTTGGGAAGCTCTTTATTTACAATGTGTCCCGATTGTTCTTGATAATCAATGGATTCGTGTGCTACAATATCATTATCCAGGAATTCCTGTCATTATCCTAAACGATTGGAATGAACTGGATCCATCCACATTACCATCCTATGATACTTTTAATTTTGATGAATATCCGACGCTCTCTTCGATTCGACAACATATCATCTCTTGTTCAAAACATCTTTTTCCACCGGTAAATATTGTCTTGGTTTCGGTAGGTGTATTTCAAGAATATATCATCGATAATGTGAAACAGCTTCTTCATCTAGGTCATGAGAACCAAATATATGTCATTACCAACAGTAACTATTTCTCTCGACTCGACGAGTTTACGGGAAAAATACATCTTGTGGAAGCTGAAACACTTATCACCATAGACGAGAAAGAAATGAATGGTCACCTACAGATGAAAGTCGATCGTAATTTTCGAAACCAATTCTGGGCTCTCACTTCCTCACGCTTTTTTTATCTTTATTATGCGATGCGAGAATTAAATCTTGAGAATGTTTTTCATCTTGAGAATGATGTTCTTATTTACCATTCATGTGATGATCTTCTTCCATATATGGATCCATCCTATCTATATATACCGTTTGACAGTAAAGATCGCAATATCGCAAGTGTTGTGTACATTCCAAATCATGAAATGTTTCGAACTATCTTGGATCATTATGATTTTTCCAAAAATGACATGTTCAATTTCTCACATATCCGAGATATTACCGGCCTGATACGCGTCCTACCAATCTTCCCATCGGGAGATCCAAAATTTGATTGTGTCACTCAAAATTGGCATAGTTTTGGTGGCATAATTTTCGATGCCGCTGCGATGGGACAATTTATAGGTGGAATAGATCCTCATAATAAGAGCGGTGATACAACAGGAATTGTTAGTGAAGAATGTATCGTCAAATATGACCAATACACTTTTTATTGGGATCATCAGAGACCTCATCTCCAAATCTCTCCCACCTTTGCTATCCCCATCTTCAATTTACATATCCATTGCAAACAACTTGAAAAATTTGCTTTTCATAAGGCAAAATAGCGTACACCAATCATACCGGCAAAATCATTTTCCAATCTGTCCGAGATATCCCCACGCTCAATGCTATCTACGATCCATACTTTGCAATTCGCACTTTCGATGAAGTCCTTTTCTTTTCTAACTATAAATAACTCTTTGATGCTGTATTCCTCCATGGCAGTGGGTATATCCTTTTTATAGAGCAAAAGATTGCATTCCTTGGGATGATGCATTTTCTCAATCGTCTTGGCCAGTCGGGCATGAATCTCCAATTTCTCCTTCTTTTCAAATTCGGAAATAACTTCTTGCCATGACAAATTTTTGGGAAGGATGGCGAGCATCTTGGGAATCGGTATCAATTTCGGAGAGACATTCTTTCCGTACACGACAAACGACGTCTCCATGAGCACCGAACGACTGTGTCCGGGGTTTCCTGGTGAACACCCGATAACACCTGATCCGATAACACCCGATGAATTTCTAAAAACACCAGTAAAACCCTGGACACAGTCGGTAGATCATACTTTAATTTTTTTTTTTTTTATGGTAAAAATATTATCCTATCTATTTTTAAATAAAAATTAATTGTTGTTGAATGTCATCTTGTCTTGATCTGTTAGGTCCGGGTAAGTTTTATGTTGGTACGGAAAGGCTTCGGAATCTTCGACATCCCGATCTTATCGAGGTTGCGCTCCAAATAAAAGGTAAAAAAAAGAGAGTAATTCATGAGAATAAAATTACATTTTGCGTCAATAAACGACGTAGATCTGTTTTTTTCTCCCACATCTTGAAGGATACTGGAAACTATTTGGCCCGATGGTATCACACGAATTTTCCAATCAACGAAATCATGAATCTGTCAACCAACAGTAAACACAACACGTTGAAAATAACCATTCCGAACTGGGAAGACGAGGATAACAGGAGAGAATGTACAGCGGTTGTAACGATCCATTTTTCAGACCGCGCCATTCACAAAATGCAAAAACAATGCGGATGCTAACACATTTTTTGCACGACGACAACAACATTCTCGGAATGCGAACGCCATGTTCACAATGAAAACAAAATTCGGGTCCTTCGGAAACCTCCATGTTGTTTCGAGTTACTCGTCATCCTCCTACTCATCATCCATCCTTCTAAAAAGGTATATAAATGGACTTAGTGAACACCTGAGCAAGCGCGGTGTGCGGCGCAACGCACCACAGGCAGTCGGTGCTCTCTTCGAGAGCCCTCTTTCCCCCCTGCAACTGAGAGTATTTAAAGAGATGTTATTTTTTGAATTAAAATGTCATGTCAGAAGATTATTGATTGTTTTATTTTTTACAATGAATTAGATTTACTAACCTATAGACTTCATGTATTGAATAATGTTGTTGATTTTTTCATCATTGTGGAAGCTACACATACTTTTACAGGGAAAGAAAAACCATTATTTTTTAATGAAAATAAACATTTATTTGAAAACTTTGATAAAAAAATAATACATGTTATTGTGGATGATATTCCAAATAAGAATAACCCACAAGGGAAGGAAGAAGTATGGTCCAATGAAAGATTTCAAAGAAACGCGATTTCACGAGTTATAAATTGTGTAAAGGATCTATCCGATCTATCCGATCATGATTTTATAATCATATCGGATGTTGATGAGATCCCAGACCCGAATACTTTAGATGTCATAAGAAAAAGAGATAATAGAATAGAGGATATTTATTCACTTGAAATGGATTTCTACTATTACAATCTCAATACGAAACTTCAAGAAAAATGGTATTTCTCGAAAATTATTCCGTATAAAAAATATAAAGATTTAAATAAACCTTGTGAAAAATTAAGGCATACATCATGTATTACCATTCCGAACGGTGGATGGCATTTATCTTATTTGGCTCCTCGACGCTTCCGAGGATCCTGGATATCCTTGCACTTTTTAATACGAGTCTGCAAACTCTCCACCACACTCGCCTTTTCTTTCTGGAATGCCATGATGGCCACACCTTCCTGTCCATTCACAAACGCTGACAAATCCAACATCTTTCTATCTTTATCAAAGAAGGACCTCATTCTTATATTCATTTTTTTGTGATGAAAAAAAAATGAAATTTCAGTATAATTCTGAATGCGATAAAAAAGAAGAAGAAGAATGACAAGAATATTATATCAGATGATCTTGTACGAGACTCTCTTGATTTATATATTTGTGCGCAGTATCCAAGATATGTGGATTCGTGAGCAATCGTACACGGATTACAAGATCCATCATTATTCTCAAGATTTGCCCGGTTATATCGCCTACCAGGAAGACATTCTATGGATTTCCACCTCTTTTCTTTTTGCTACCTGGCCATGGATCATGCTTTGTTTAGTATCCACCACTTCTACTTCCGTTCCCCCTCCTCCAGTCCTCGATGAAAAACCTCCCGATCCTTTTATTGTCTGATTTGTTATAAAGAAGAGGAGTTAATGGCTGTGACAAATAAGGACATCAATTGGGTATCGGAAGGTATTGTTGGAGGCGGATAATAAATTGTGGTGGAAGACAATAGTATCTCTGGGTAACCATAGACCATCCATATCCCTGTGGAGGTATTCATATAAATAGAACATCCGGTGATCCCATTTTTATAATAAGTAGAATCATCAAATCCATACAATGCGCGTTGAGAAAAATCTCGATTCACATGAGTAAGCGCCGTCGCGGTCGATGTAGAGGTAGGGGATATACTTTCTAAAGGATAAGGAAGTCCCGATGGATAGGTAGAGGACATTACCTTGTTGGCCAGGAAATACGACCAACTTGTTTGGTTCAAAATACTCTTCTTCTTTACAATACAATCCAGTAATTTTCCCATATCTTTGATACTGGAAACAAATGGAGTATTACCCAAGAAGCCGATTCCGGATATTGGATCTCTAGAATAAAATAAAGAACTGATATAAGAAAGACCATCTGTGGGATATTCTGAATTCCAGACTAGCGGTCCCCATGGATCCGTTAGTATTGTTCCATTGGCGAGTGTGGCATATTCAGGGGAACATTTACAACCCGGCCATGTGCTGGGATCGGCCGGAACCAGTGTCTTGGTAAGCGAGAGAATCGGGGATCGTCGCCAACTATTCTCGGCCATGGAGAGACTATAGGGTATCTTGTCCTGAAGAAGAACATAGCTTTGTGTCATGTTCAGAGGTTCAAATATTTTCTGATGGACATACTCGGAAAAATTCGAATAATTATTCTTTTTCAACACCTTTTCCATCACATCGCCGAGTATCGCATACGAAAAGTCGTACGTCGCGGGGAGTGATCGAATACGAAAGGGAAGTCTATCATTGCTGTACGTATTACTATTATAAAGTAATGGAATTGTCCCATTTTTTGTTAATTGTAGGTAGGATGCAAGAGAAGTGGGCATTACAGAGCTTATCGATTCTCCATTGTATACTCTACATCCTGGAGTTATAGGATTACCTACCACTAATGCCGAGTATGCAATCCCGAATTGAATCATCATACCCAGTCCTTCGACTGAATTTTCTGATAAAATAAGGGCTCGTTGTGATGAATCAAAATACACCAGATTGGCAGAAGGAAGAAAAAACACATCGTTGCTTAATCCTATGTTATACTGAAGCAGATTCTCTACAGTGATTGTGGTCCAATCCATTTTTTTGGTAGTGTAAGAATAACTAGAAGACGAATATGGGAATGCGGTAGGAAAAATTACATTGATGGTATCAAAATAATCCGAGGTGCCAGAATATAAGACCGGATCGACAGAATTCAGTGTCGTGGTAGACGCTATCAGGCCCTCTTCCATCATCTTGGTAAGAGCAAGTGTCGTCAGAATTTTTCCGCAGGATGCCCATGGATAGATTGTATCCACCGTGAATGGCTGTGATTTCGAGTTGGCGACTTTAGAAGACGCAAATGTGGGACACTCTGAAGAATTCTCACTCTGTCCATAAAAAAAGGCGCCCTTATGTGGTTGAGATATATCTTCCACCAAGGCTTGAACCGCCGGACGAGAAACCGGTTGACAAGAGGGTGTCTCGATGCATGCATTACTGTTTCGCTGATTCGGTTGAACTCCAGAAAAAATCTTGATTCCGTCCATTCCTTTCTTTTCTCTATATCTATAGAGAACTATAAAAATATTATAATTTTTATAGTTTGCAATCAATCAGAAATCCAAATTTGAACATTTTTTTAGTACCTTGATAATAGACAATCGATTGATCGCCATGGAGTGAAATAGCTTTCTTTATTTGATTTTTTTATTCTGATTGTATTCACCCTGTTCTCGTACACGCCCATCTTTGTGATACATGATATAGGGTCCATGTCGTTTGCCCTCCTTGTAGTGGACGATACGAAAAATATGACCATTGTCAAAAAAATGGGTGGCTGATAAAATGATCCCATTTTCATACAATGATACACTTTTACGTTGAGGAGGGTGAGTAAACACATGATATTCTTCTTTGATTCCATGCAATACTCCATCACGATAAGAGCAACTCATGATCAGCGTGCCTTCCGTCGTAAATGTTTTATACTCGCCATGAACCTTTCCTTTTTTATTGCGATAACAATCAATCACCACCATATCTCTTACCTTATACTGATAATGTCCCGTGGTTTCGTTCCATCTCATGTGATCCCTATCCTTATACTCTAATTTACGAAGCAATTGTCGATACAGAATTCGATAGGTGGGATCCATCTCATAGATCCTAGAAAGAATATGTGTATTCGTAGATATCATTTTATATATTCATTATAACGTTTGATTATAAAATCAATTTATACACCCATTCCAAGGAAGGATGGAATTGATTCCCACCATAGCATTGTAAAATCGTATCAATACGTTCCTGGGTGAAATTGACAAACTTGACCACATCGTCTCGTGTGGGTGGTTCTTGAGGGCGGATGATGGACAATCGCACAAAATCTCTCATCGTCGCCAAACCCGCCTCGGTCAATTGATAAAGCGACGTCCATTTCAATCGTTTCTTCTCACGGTGCATAAGAAGATGTATCCATTGCTCGGATGTCAAATCTCCAGTTAGATATTGCAATCGCAGACTCTTATCTTCTGGAATGTGTGGCTGGAGACGAGGAAGCACCGTCTCACGAACATGAAAGATGTATCGATGAAGATTGGAAAACATTCTATGATCCAGATTATGCTGCTGTAAGAAACTGGAATAAATGTGATAGGGAGGGATGTCATTCCCATCAATCTCGATAGGCGCCATCATCGTCTTTTGTTGACGCGACATCCATTCGTAATAATGAGGGTTATGAATATGTTCCGTGACACGCTGTCCCGTCGACCATCGAAAGAGAGTATGACACATGGTGCACCACATCTGATCACATCCTCCAATAAAAAATACTCTCGACGAACATCCTGGACATGGCTTGGTGTCTCTCTGGATTGCTCGAAAACTGTCTCGCTGCACCGGATCACACCGATGAGGCTCCTCTATTTTTATTCCTCCACATTCCAGACAAGAAGGTTGTCCACATAGCGCACATAGACCATCTTCGCGTACATGCCCCTCGCACTCTTCGTGCATACAACGACTGATAATCGCCAGTTTTCGACGAGGATTTGTCGCACGCGAAGAAGAAGCGTCGCCGGTAAGAAGACGAATCTGTTGAAAGAGGTCGTGTCGTTGACGCCTCACATTCTCCAACGCTTCGGGTGGATATTTCTTGGGATATTTCTTCATCTTTTTGATCAAAGGCAATTCTCGTACTTGTTCCCGCAATCCACGGAGACGACGGATCTCTTGTGCCTCTTCCTCGTCTTCTGGAAGACGCTGTTTCTCCATCATGTATTTCCATTGCCCCCAGTACGGCCAGAAATGATCGCGAATCCATTGTTTGCTCTGGTTCTCCAAGATCCATTCTTTTAAAAAAATGTTCTTGCACAACATACATCGAGGTTCTCGGAATTCGGAAAGCATCTCGGTCCGAAAACAATCGCCGCACACCTCTTTTTTACAAAATGGACATGCGATAAATTCCTCCTTGGATTCACAACAGACAATACAATCGTTTGTATCCATAATTTATATTGATCTTAATAGAATATAAATTGGAGAAAAAAAGAATCAATTTTCAAAACTTCGTATATAATATCGTCCAGAGGGACCACAATGCTGGGTATTGTTTCTTGCCACACTACAACTCTGATAATGAACTACACCCCATACCGGGTCCGTCTTTCCGAACAAACGACAACAGAGTGAGGAGGATTTGTGTTTTGTAGTATAGATCGCCTCATTACAATTCGCACACAACGGCAGTACGGAAGGATGAAGCTCTCGTGGACTCATTGGATCAAAGGGGATTTGAAAAGACCATGCCATCCCCAATATACCTATGAATATCCATCTTGTCATTGTTATTGTATTTGTATTGTATCTGTAAGTAGATCTATTTCATTTTTTTATGGATTGATTTAAAAGGAATACATAGAAAATGGAAAAGAAGAATGTCTGTGGTATTGTGTTTGTATAGCAAGTATTCGCAACGATCCAAGGAGTTTTTGGACGATGTGCGGGACGAGATGGGTATTCAGATGTTGTGTATCGATCATCGGGAAATACGAGATATGATTATCAAGGATATGAATGGTTACCACGTGCGCACGGTGCCATGCATTTTTATTATTTATTCCAATGGTCGTCTAGAAAAATACGAAGGCAGCGATGCATTTGTATGGCTCCGTAAATTAAAAGACGAGATGGCACCACCGTCCATTCCATTGGCAGCAGCACCATCTGCGCCAGTACCATCTGCACCATCACAACCACTTTCTGCGCCATCTGCACCACCATCCTCTTCGTCTTCTTCTACTTCCATGGTGGAGGAGATAGAGATGATCTCTACAGTCAATACAGAGCCGCCTAAACAGAGCGTGGAGGAACTTATGAATAAGGAAATGAGCATGAGACGGGCATCGGATCAGGTGATTACCAAAAAAAATGAGGGGATCAAAGAATTGGCACAGATGCTTCAACGACAACGAGAATCGGAGGAAGAACAGATGAACCCCCCCCCACCAGGATTAATTGGAAGTAAGTAAATCATGAATATGAAATGATATTCTTTTTTTCTTTGTGATTCAAATCAAATGATCAAAGATTTGATGAATTCCAGCATCTAGATTATGAGATTATTTGTGATGTCGCCAGAATGAGCAAGATCGTCTGTGCCATCCGAGCTTCCGGAGATGAGAGATCGATTCTATGGCTCCGATTCAATCCAGATTTCTTTTCCTGTAATGGTGAGAAAATGAGACTCGAAAAGAAGGATCGAGAAGCTCGTATCTTACAATCTATCATAAATTCTGAACAAATGATTACGGATCAGAATAATGTCGTCTCGATTTATTATCTCTATTATGATTGCTATCTAGATGAGAAGGATGATGATAAACTAAAACCAGTCATAGCATTATCACCAGAATATGATCCTCAATGGTCAGCATTGATTTGTGGGACAATTATCGATTAATTTCTTAAACCCTAGTGAAGGAAAAAAAAAAGATTTTTTTTTTTCTTGGTGCCAATAAAAAAGAACGCAAACAATATGTCTAACTCGATCTGTACCTCAAATCTCACGAGCGGGTTTATTGATCTCGCCACGTATGATGAGCTTGAGAAGTACATGTATGGTGGTCCCGATGCGACCGCCTACTTCGTCCGCCAGACTCGCAAGGCTACATGGTTCACCCAGGTGCCCGTTGTGCTGAGCCGTGCCTCGGGAACACCCGGGTTTGGACAGCAGTGGTCTGTGTCCATCTCCCGTGCGGGTGATTACCTCCTGTACACATGGCTTCGCTTCACTCTCCCTGCCATCACCTCGGCGACAGCGGTGACCCCCAGGCCCGGTGTGGACAACAGCACGGTCCAGACTTTCCTTTCTTGGTCTCCCAATGTGGCTCACAACCTGATCCTTGAGGCCTGCATCACCTTCAACGACCTGGTGGCGGCTCGCTTCTGCAACTTCCAGCTCGATTTCTGGTCTGCTTTCACCACACCCGGTGCCAAGCAGATTGGTTATGCCAACATGATCGGAACCACCAGCGACCTGATCGACCCTGCTCTTAACCTCCCCTCCAAGGTGCTCAACCTTCCCCTCCCCTTCTTCTATGCCCGCGACTCGGGTGTGTCCCTCCCCACGGCCGCTCTTCCCTACAACGACATGCGCCTCAACTTCTCTTTCCGTGGGCTCTTCGATCTCCTGACTGCTTGGGATGTGACCACACCCGCTGGTGGTGCCTCCCCCACCTACAGCGCTGGTCGCCCCGCCTCCTCTGCTGATCTCCTGAACCCCAATGTGGACCTCACCAACGTCCAGATCTGGGCCAACTACGCCATTGTGTCCAACGACGAGAGGAAGCGCATGGCCTGTGCCCCCCGTGACATCCTCATCGAGCAGGTCCAGACCGCCCCCGTCCAGACCTACAACCCCACCAACACGGCCAGCTACGACATCCGTTTCTCCCACGCCATCAAGGTTCTTTTCTTTGCTGTCCAGAACACCTCCATCACCTCCTACTGGTCCAACTACACCACCTCCTCCCCCTGTGTGTGCTCCCCCTCCACCGACGGCAACTACCTCCTCCTCACCGGCTACTTCCCCGGTTCCGACCCCATCGCCGAGACCTCCCTCGTCTACGAGAACACCCAGCGTCTCGCCAACATGGGATCCGACTACTTCTCCCTCGTCGAGCCCTGGTACGCCGCCCCCGCCATTCCCGTCTATGCCGGGTACCACCTTTACTCGTACTCCCTTGACTTCATCTGCTTAGATCCACTTGGAAGTACCAACTACGGAAAGCTGACCAACGTTTCCATCAACCCCCAGGCCAGCACGGACGCGGTGCACGCGGCCACACGCAGGTCTCCTTGCCCCACCACACCCGTCACATGCCCCACCACCAATCAGACCTTCAGGTTTATTGTGACGGCTATCAACAACAACATCATCCGTATCTCGGGCGGTAAACTACCCAACGTGCCGCCAACAGTCGACTGCTATCATGGTTGTGGAATGACCATGATGGGAAAACAGTGCAATATTCCACTCGCTCCGATATGTTTCTGAGCGGTATATAATCGGCTAGTTTGATCCATCCAAGTTTTTGGTGATGGATCGAGCAAGACCCCTTATAATGATTCGGGAAACTCCTTAGAGCCTCTGCTACCACTCCACTTCCGAAAGGATTTGCGAGGAACACGGTTAATAGCCGTCCCCAATGGTAATAACGCAGAGGATTGGACAATCCGCGGGTAAAGTCTCTAAACTTTCCAATGAAAGCATGGGACTCCCTCAACGACCGCACGGGGGTCGGCTCTCTAAAAAAGGGCTTAAGATACAGTCTGGCTTCTCCTGAAAGGGATGAAGGTGCGCAAAGTCCAGTATGAATTTCATGCTGACATCGGCGTTGGGTTTCCCCGTCCTCTAAATCATATTTCCGAAATGGCTCTGGGTTCAAAATCAAGAAATTTTATTTTACAAATAAAATAAAACATCATTATAATCTATTTATCCTGATCAAATGCCAAGAGAGTTGTCATGCTACAAGTCTTTTCATCAAAGTCATTTATAGAATAACTTAACATCTACATCTCATCGCTTTTTTCTCCAATTCTAGATTCCTCGTCTTTAGATCAATATTTTCTTGACGGAGTTTTTGAAGCTGAAAGCGAAGGTCGTGTTCTTCCAATAGCTTCCCGATCATGTCGATGAAATCCTGGAGAGTATGCTCTGGCTTGTAGATTTCTTTTTGCTTGTGATAGGGGTGTCGATACTTGTCCAAGAGACTATGGATAGTCGTCTCGACGCAACCGCCACTAATGGGAAAACAGGTGATAAATCGGAATTGGGGGTAGAGAGACTCACAGGACACATGCTTGGATTCCCTCTCACACAACCGACAATCGCTCGATCCAATTTTGACCAGACCACCATCCCCGATGTAGGCCATATAGAGAACAAACTGGTTCGAATACAACAGTGGATTACACTTCTTCTCGAGCTCTTCCGCCTCCAGATCCATCGCCGTCCGATCCAAAATGGGCAACAAAGGTTTCTCAATCTTGACCGACCCTGTTGTGAGAAGCTCATCGGTCCATTTCATGATCTGAAGAGCAAATCGAGGATTAATCCATCTCGCCAAGTCAATGGCGATCAGCCGATGAACCCACGTTCCTTGGACAAATTTACCGGAGTTTCCTTTATTGACAATCATCAATTGTGATCTGCATAATCGCAGATCACTTTCTACAGCTTCAATGAAGACCTGAGCTTGTTGATTTCGTTCATAATGAACAAATTCTTTATTTCCAGCCTTACATAGAAGAGTTGCATTCACCATACCATCCTCTCTAATCAAGATCGGATGATGCTCGCCTGTCGCCAACTCCAATGAGAATTCCCTGATAATTTTATTATCATCATCTCCATTCTCTTCTCTTTCATTCTCAATCTTCTTCAGTCGCTGCTCCTCTGCCCGCTTCTTGACACTCTCGTCATATTCACGGTGATGTCCTCGTAGTGTGGTATTATTCATATTGTTATACATGGTAAATCCCCGCTTCTTCGCCAGTTCCTTCAACTCTTTCGAGATCATCTTGTCGTAATCATAGGTCTTTTCCTCCTTCTTCTCCACCGGAGGTTCGTTCTGTTTTTTATCAAAGTCTTCGAGCAGCTTCACAATCTCTTCCTTTGTCTTGTTCTGATACGAGATCCCCCGCTCCTTGGCCAGTTTCCCGAGCGTGATGAAATTCTTCATACGATACTCCGCATTCTTCTCTACCACCGTACCACTTCCATTTCCAGTCTCTACATCCGCTCCATACGTCTTGTTCCAGATATTCGCCTTGCGTCGCTCATACATTTCCTCCATTCTCTCCGGAAGAGTCTTCAGAGCTTTGGCATTCTTCACACCCAATGTAATTCCTACACGCACCGCTTCGGTGCTCAATTTGCCCAAACTCATCTCCGCCCAGGACTCCCGGATCTTCTCGTCGATCGGTGTCTTGATCAGTGTCACAAACTCGTCGAACATTGTCCCTTTCTTTTCCACGATCCGAGATTGGTACGGATCCTTGTCCACCACATCCGGATTCTCCCGAGAGAATTTGAATGTCGCCAGCCAATTCTGCAATGTCCCGGCCGAGACATTGTTCTCGCCTCCCCGGCACGACCGCCCACTGAACATCTCGCACACCTTTTGCTGCCCGAGGCACGCCGCCGCTTCCACCAAAAACTCGTAATAAATTCCCTTTGCCTCGCAGTCCCGAACGAAATGATGTGGATTCGTCAGGGAATGAATAGTCATCTGCTTTTTTCTTATACCCGGTCATTTCTTTAGACCGAGCGCAAAATTGATTTGATTCATTAAAACAAGGGTTTACAATATATCTATATTCACCATACCATACCACACAATATTTTTTCTTTCAATGTTTGATTATGAAAAAAAAAGGATCAAGAACATGCCTCGATTGCATACTGCCTGCTATACCGGAGATCATGCGCTCGTTCAGACCATCTTGAAGGAAACGTCGGATCAGAAGAAGAACATCAACGAGAAGAGCATGGGGGGCATGACGGCGCTGATGTTTGCGGCGCTGCACAAGCATTGGGAGGTGATGGAATTGTTGCTGAAACACGGTGCGGACATGAATGCGATGGACGACGATGGGAGAGATGTGCTCTTGATCCTCTGTGGATCCATTATCTCTCGTAGAATCAATCCTCTCGATTCTCTACCACCACCAATTGACGATGACCTCATCTATCGTATGGCATGGGCGCTCGCGCATGGTGCGATGCCAGATCCCACAAGACATCCGAACATCCTATGGTCGGTCTATCGGTCTATCGGGATGGTTAAAAGGATCCTACGGGCCAATCCAGACATGGTGGAGAATATATCCTCATTATTATTTGTGGCGTGCCAACGGAATGATCACAAGATGCTCCAGCTCTTGTTTAGATATGGCGCGGATCCATCCTTATTAGGGGAATTCGTCGAGCAACACGGTGTGCGCCGACCAGCACGCAATGTGATCCAGACCATTCAGAATAGCATTTGGTTGGATACCCTCGGTAGGGTGCAATCGAACGACTGGCCAGCCGGGATGTCCAAGAGAATCATGATGATCAAGGCAAGATCGCCCGATCCTGAGTCGATCCTCCAGAGGGTTGTTCTCGATATGAACCCCGACATGATAAGAGAGCTTGCTAGTTACCTGAATTAACAATTTCACCAAAAGAGTTGATGATGTAGTCTATACTTTTCCATGAATTGATTCATAGTACTAGTAAAAAATAAATTCAATTTTTTTAATATAAAAAAGAATAAAACATGAACATGACAACGAAAACAAAAAGCAAGCTCTTCCCATTGGGATCGGAGGAAGAGGAATCGACAATGATGCATGCAATGGATTCTAATAAATGGATGATCGTGGGTATTGTGATAGTCGTGATTATTTTTATCGTGGTCCTCTACAGGACCTCGTCCGAAAAGAAGAATTCGACACCATCATCATCAGCGATCAGTGCGTTGGATCATCCTGGTTCTGTTCAGCGTTTTCGGGCACTTCGTCAGATGTGGGAGATGGCATCCAAGGACACGACCTTTCTTCTTTTGACCAAGACGCTGATGAACATCAACAGCTCGGCGATGAATTCCAAGGAGGGAAACAAGGATATCCACATGGCCTACAAGAATTTGGACAATTATGTGAAACACAAGATGAAACTTCGTGGAGGCCGGATGACACTGATCTATGTGGACGGCATCGTCTTTTACGATTCGGCATTAAATCTTTCCAGGACATATTTCATGCAGAATGGTCTTCCAAGGCCTGTCTCCATCTATACGCTCGGTTCTCCTCTGAAGGATCACAATACGCTCCCGGAGAATTTCAACAGCCTCATGGTCCATCCTCAGAAAATGGAAAACATGATGGTGATGGGGATGCCGGTGACCGATGCCCTGTATAAGGAACTCTTTAGTCAAGGTTACGGTTTCATCGAGCGCATGTCCAGTAGTCTCGCCATTCCATGCACCTATCTTTCTCGATTCCTTACCTTTAACATCGATCCCATCACATCTTTTCCCGACGGATGTACACTCAGCGTTAGCATGCCCATCGGCCTGATGTAATTGTATTAAAAAAAAGATCAATCGTTCTGAAAACTGAGATTCCTTCAAGAATAGTTCGAGATATATAGCATTGCAAGTATTCTATATATCTAATATTGTTCTCTTCTTTTTTACATGAATCTAGGATGGCGGAATGTTGCATCTGTTCGGAATCAATGCAGGGAGTGCGAATGGTGTCTGGAAATCGCGCGATTCTTTCCAGAACAAGTGAGACAAGAGTATTGAAATGTGGCCACCTATTTCATCATGATTGTGTGAAGAGATGGATCTTGGAAGGAAACCTGGAAGGAGCCGCCCCATCCTGTCCCATGTGCAGGAGCACCATCCGCATGCCCGGTGAATCGTTCTACATGTCCATCCTTCTTGTGCGTCGTCAAGAAAAGATTCAAGCCCACCACGATCAGGTCGCCATGGAATACTTTCAGCGTCAATTTGAACAGTCAGAAGATTCCGACGACGATACATATTCGTATAGTGATGATAGTGATTATTCCACCAGTGATGATGATTCCACAGAAGAAGACGATGATGTGTGGCAAAAACATATTCGTTATATACAATATATACACGAGGCTATCAAGATGGAATGGATGGCTCGGGCATGGTTTACACGTTTGGAAAAAAAGAGCAAAAAACGTTTTAAATATATAATAAATTTAAATTAAATGATCACATATCTAGTTACGGGGACTTCTCAGAATCATTATAAATCACTGTTACAATTTCTTTCCTCTGTCCAAATGTATGCGCAAAATGTGAAATGTTTTGTATGGGATCTTGGACTCGATGAGATGAGTATTTCAAATTTACATTCCTTCCATGACAATAGAATACAATATCGAAAATTTGATTATTTCAAGTACGATGATTATTACAATATTGAAATCGAGGCCGGTCAATATGCGTGGAAAGCGGCAATCATTCGAGAGACGATGAACGAATTGCTTTTATCAAATACGACGGAGAATCCTCTTATATTATATTGGTGTGATTCTGGGAATACTCTTCATCCTATGACAATCTCTTATTTAGAAGATATTGTGAGCAAAAATAAATTATATTCTCCGATCAGTCCTGAAAATATACAATTCTGGACACATCCAGGAACGTTACATTATTTTAATATCCCTGAAAATGATTCACTATTAATGAAGCAGAATAGAAATGGGGCTCAATTTGGATTCCTAATAAGCGATAAGAAAGTACAAGAATTCATCCGAGACTTTGATGCATGTTCACATATTAAAGATTGTATCGCACCACAAGGAAGCAATCGTCAAAATCATCGCCAAGATCAATCGGTCTTTACCATTCTCTATTACAAATTCTTCGAATTGTATCCCCAGTATGGTCAGATTAATATTTCCATATGCAACATCCATCAGGATATTGATTGATTGATTAATATCCAATTAAAAAAAATATCTATAGTAAATAGATAGGATGCCATCCGAGTATTTTCATCCATTGTGTCCTCCCTTGCTATCCTCTTCATTTGATGATATTCTCCATGCACATGTCAAAGAATTGGAGTCTTTCTCTGATCAATTTGATATGGTCACCGTGATGGTGTATGACATTATCGAAGAACCTTTGAGGACGGATCCATCGGAGATCATCACACCACGACCTCGTCATGAGGCAATGGAGTATATGAGATCTTTACGGAGAAATGTGAATGAACGATTGAAATTGCGATTACGATGGATGCTCTTCCGTGCCATACGACATTACGACACACTCGAGACGATCCATCAGTGGTATGTAGACAATATGGACGTATTTGATTCATTGGTCATGGTGGGAAATCATTGGAATCCACTCAAAGTGGATGTGATTTATCCCTACCTCCGTCGCATTATACCACGACAAGAACAAAAACAGTTCGGTGCCGTCCTTATCCCACACAGAATCGGCGAGAAAGAACGCTGCCGGACGAGACGAGACCAGGGTGTTAATTTTTTTATTACCCAATTACAGCTTTATCCCACACAAGAGTGGAGAGATTTTTGTAGGGAGTTTTCTCTAATCACTCTTACTACCGCACCTTCTTCTGTAAAACAATTAACTTTTTTGAAAGGCCTCGGTGTGCTGACAGAAGCATACAAAGACATCAACGACTCTATGCCTACCAAGATTGCACGTTGCATGTCGTTTGTCGAGGATACATTGTTTGGGTTTGAGATTCTGACCGAGAATCTGATAGCGCGCCAACAATATGTGGATGCGATTCTGTCTTATTTCACAAGACGATAAGCGATGGCGCCATTTTTCCTCTGGATGCGAATGACATCCCCTTTTTGGAATCGAAAATAGCGTGAAATCGTGTCCGTACGAAGGAGGACGGGGAGAGATTGTAGGCCGATTCGGGGAAGTTCGTCTGTTATTTTCTCTTTGAGGAGACGTTCATGAGGACAATAGAAACGATGTTTTGTGGGATTGTACATGACTTCTTTGGTCTCGAATTGTTCAATGGTATAATCAAGAAGATGATCGATCGCTTTTTTGGCAGACGAGGTGATGATGGTCTGATAGACGAGGATGCCGTGTCTCAATTTATGCTGTTGGAGTTGAAAGAGGAGATATTTGACGCTCTCAATATTGAATTTCTCCGTCTTGCAGAGAAAGACGAGACATGTGTGTTTGAGCTCCATGGAGGAGGCTAGAAAGATGGTATCATCCTCTGTGATACGACTACGTGCCCATACTGTATATCCTCGATCCCGCATCATGTCACGAAGAGTCTCAATGATCTGTTCCCACATTTCTTTTTTTATTGGGCATACGGAGACGACCCAACTCATTTTTTAGTTTACATAATCGATCGATCTGATCCGAGGTAAGTTCGGTGCTCGTGACGGGGGTATCTTTGTTGATACGTTTGGAGGGTCGACAATAAGGGTAGTGACGCATTGTCTTGCCACAGGCTACTTTGGTTGGAAGACGACAGACATCCACCCATTTCTCCTTGAACCATCGTTCGAGCGGCTTCTCGTCTTCTTCGGACGACGAATATCGACCACCACGACGTTTATATTCTTTGACCAACCATCCCGATGCATAGGCGCTCGGCCATACATGAAACCGTTTCTTGGCCTCGTTCTTGACACGCTCGTAAAGAGTCTTATCTAACGGCACGGAGGATGGCATTTCTTTCTTTTTGGAAAAAAAAGAAATAATAGGATTACGAATAGGCGTAGAATTCAAAGTCGTACATTTCCAGACGGCATGGCGACGGAAGAGTGGGTGGAAAGGTAGAAGAAGAAGAAGGTAAAATCTGCATTGTGATTTTTTGTCCCACGACGGGAGTATTGAACGCGATATTCAATGTCTCGGATATGATGGGACCGGCATAAATCAGAGGTGTATTTTGAGTATATGTGTTATTACCATTGGCATCATAAATGTTGATGAGGAGTGCGATGGAGACGGACGACATGCGTGTATAATAACACAGATTATCATAGCTGCATTGAAATCGGGCCAGTGTGTAATTTTTACCGAAATCAATGGTTAGGGTATTGCTCTTGTCCGCTGTGATCCATAGAAAAACACCACCCGATGCATCACTGGAAATCATCATGGAAGAAGGAGAGGAAGAGGTGATCACGGGGGAGGCGGTACCGTTTGCCAACCAATTCTGGTACACATTGTCGTAGCTCATGGTCACCGTATCCGAGGGAATGGTGATGAGCGTGGTGGGGGACAAGTATCCTTTTGCAAGCTTTGAATATTTTGATTTTGGCATTTTTTTATTTTTATTTTATTCTTGAACAACAATAAAAAATAAAATTTTATACAAAATGAATACAGCAACTATAGTAGTGGATATTCACGCGAGATGGTTCTATCTCCCCCTTGTCCTGTCAGTGGCATTTGTTTGTGGATACGGAAGTCTTTCCCCATGTTATCAGAGCATCGACAAATTTGTTCAAGGTCTTGATGACAAGCAAAAGAAATTGTACGAACAAGTCACGTCAGAGAGGTATTGTATTTTTCGGAATGCTGTCACCACTGCCATCTTTTTTGCCTTTCTTTATGCTCTCTTCTCCATCCTAATGGGATGTCGCAATTGGTACCATTTCATGAGCAATACGCTTCTTATCATCATGGCGTCCATGTACCTCATTTACAAGATTGCACCCAAGAAAAAGAGCATGCTAATCGATGGAGAGCTCTCCCCGAAAGATTCCAAGGATTGGATGAAGGTCTACGAGTGTATGGACTCGTCCTTTTGGACCTCATTTGTCTATGGATTGCTCGGATCCGCGGTCATACTTCTTCTTTTTGACATTGCTTCCCCTCCTCGTCGTATGGCAGTCTCGATTCCTCTGAATGTACCATCCAAAACCATCAAATACAGTAAGAGTAAAACGAGTAGTAAAGTCAATACGAAATCATCAAAATCCAAATCCAAGTAAGTCGATAACCTCGTCTTCAAAATTGATTTTAAACGTATTTTAATGTACAGAATTAAAATATATATATTGTTTATTTTGACTAACGGTGTTCAATCTCGATATCCGCATCAATTCACAGATCAATGCAAAACTTTTCACCCGCGACGCATGCCACGGTTCATCATGGCAAGTATCGCATGCCCATGACGGTATCCGTGGATAAATTTTATGAGGAGTGCGAGCCGGTGGAAGCCCGTGGCTTTTACTATGACCTCGACGGTGAGAGGATGGTCAATCTCCGTCCATTCCATCATACGACAAGGCCTCCGCTGGCGCAATCCATGACTCAGCTCGTGAGGAATTATCCCAGGACCAACATCCTCCTGTTGGATGCGCGCTGGTCTTCTTATAAGGGGGCACGCGAGATGGATGGTTTCTTTAACCACATCCTCCCTTCCTCCGAGGTGAAGAATTGCGATGGATTCGTGGGGATCGGTGTCCTGCGCTGGGTCAAGACGGTCTTTATGCTTCTTCTGACTGCTGAGAACAACCAGATCGCCATGTATCGCGAGGCTTTTTTCCGCATCATGGGCTTTGTGCATCGGCTCGTCAAGCTGGACCAGACGACGTATGGAGACAAGTGGTTCGGGCCGGTGCGCACCGCAATGGACGGACGAAAGATGGAGGACGTGCTCATCGAGTCCTTGGCGGAAGGTGTCCTGGGATATGCCAAATCTTCGGCTCGATCGTTTCGTTCATTTGAGCTGGCGATTCGTAGGAGTCTGGCTCGTCATCCAGAGCTGAGAAGCAACATGCTGGTCTCCTTGGTGCTCCTGTTCAAGACCTATCTGATCCGCGATGACATGCGCGACAACGATGCGCTCGATCGAGCTTTCCAGGTGATGGATCTGCCCTCGTTTTCCAACATTGGGATTGTGCGCATCCTTCTCTCGGAAATGTATCCCGAGCTCGTCCCGTACGCCGCCGACATCCTGGAGGCCGCAGTCTCCTCGACCAGATGGAATGAGGTGTCATTCTATCCCACAGACACCGACGTGGTATTTTCGGACGGCAGCGCGCTCAAGGTCAAGAAGCCATTGCCGATGGGATTGATGGCTCTGGGAGGAGAGATTGTGGAGGAGGACGATGCTTCTTTTTCGCTGGTGGTGGATCACACGAACAATTACACCCCCATCCTCTTTGACCTCCCCACAAACGGAAACGTGGTACTCACATTTCGAGGACAGCCGATGAAGGACAGTGGAGTGAACAAGAATGGGCCCGGTGTCCTTATGAGAGCGCATGCCACCCATCCCTCCAAGACCGATGCCTTTAAAGGCGTGCTGGGACCGACGCTTATGGGCGGGATCGGCAATGGTCTTGCCAAGCCATCAAATCTTCGTCCTCGTCCTGTCTTTTTGGACGGAACTGATACCACAGTCCTTCTCGGCTCGGTGACGATGGATCGTTCCACAATCCAACTGTCCTCGCCATCGTGGGAGATACCCATCTCTTTTCCCCATCAGAACAACAAGTACGGCGCCATCTATTTCAAGGGCATCACAAACATCACCTTTACGATCCACCATCAGCAACCAACATCGATCACTGCCACTATTACTGCCGGATTCCGAATGTCGGAGATTGTAGGATCTAGATTTAGTTCCATCCAAGAGCGGGCCATGGCCTCTTCTATCTAATTCAATAAAGAAAGAAAATCACAATTAATGGAATGATCGGCTATAATCGTGTGGATAAAAATGATTTCGGTGCTTGGAAAAATTTCTAGAATAAAATCATTTTACTTACAAAATTACAAAATTACAAGATAACAGATAAGAATGAAAATCGAGCAATGTCGTTATCAAACGACGTGTGAGCGGGCCGATTGTCGTCATATCCACTCTACATCCTCTGGTGTCTCGCCGGAATTTCTTCGATGTTCTTATAAACTTCGCTGCAATCGACCTCAATGTACCGCGCTCCTGCACAATACTCTGGATTGCCTGCCGCCATGTCGAAAGATGGAAAAGACAACAGAGTCTTTATCTGCCTTGGAGATGGAGATTATGTCATGGAATGTGCTCTCTGATGCACTTGCGATGCTCATGACGCATTATCCTCCAGTCGTCATGAACGATCGATGGATGCGGATTGAGAAAATTCTTCATGCTGCCATGGAAGAGCAGAATATGATTGTATGTCTGCAGGAAGTGGCTGAGACGTCTGTGGCACCACTTTTTCTAGCGGCGGAAAGTCATGGGTATCGCGTCCTCTATGATTCGTGGGGAACACCGTTTAATGGAAGAATGGGGAACGCGATCCTTGTTCCACCCTCACTCACCATCCTTGCCAAGAATCGGATTCGTCTCGGTGCCGAAGCGATGTTGCCGACCGCCAAGATTTTTGCGCAGACCGTGACGTCGACTGTCCTACAACATCACAAGACGGGTCAACGCTTTGTGGTAGCAACTGTTCATATGCCATGTCGATACAAGACGCCCGAGGTCATGATGGAATTGCATTCGACACTCTATCGCATGATGGAGGTGTCGCACTATCCAACGATGGTAGCGGGCGATTTCAATAGCAGGCCAGAGGAAATGCCCACCCACGACAAGATCGGATGCATTTGGGATCACACGCCCATCACAGCCACGATCCACAGCAAGGTGCATGCGGACCAGCCGGAATTTCTTGGATGCATCGATCATATCCTCTATACCAAATCGGATGTCGAATGGCTCGAAACAAGGGTCGAACAGGACATTCACGCCACCCTCCTTCCCGATCTCGAACATCCTTCGGATCATATCCCGGTCCTGGGACGTTTCAAGATTGATATTAGAAAATAGTTTTTCAATAATGAATGAATACCCAGAATGGCCTCTGGATACATCAAAATCAAAAGAGAGCAGCTTGTTTTTACATTTTATTTGGAGGAGCCAATAGAAGAGCGTAAGAAGGGCAATTATGCAATGATAAAAAATGGTAATCTCTATCTCGCATTAGGTGCACATTACATTATGTTTCGTCTTGACAAAGAATTAGATAGTAATATTCAATACAACTACCCAATGATTGAGATTAGATACTATGCCGATATTTGGAATAAGATTGTTTCAAACGATCAATTGAATGTTTCTTACAATCCCTGTCATGATGTGGACGGTATTATTCATTTTACGATATATATCAGTCTGGATAGTTATAATCATTATGAATTGGTCATGGCGATGGATATGTACTACAATCCGGTGCACTTACACCTAAATAAAGGAGATATTATTTTTTAATTCGGTTGCGTGAAATCAGAAAAAGAGGGTGCCGGGCGCGATTCCACCATTCCATCTCGGCTTCCGGAGAGGAACACGGTAGATATCGGTATTGACCATGTTGAGATCGAAACTCGAATAGGTTTTCAAGAGGTTTGTCATGAAGAAGAAGATGATGGACATATCGAAGGAGCATCATGGTGGAACCACGACGAGCATAGGTCTTGCCTTTATGGAGAAGAGACTGTTGATTGTGAAATGCATTCAATTGACTGGTGGTCTCCTCGGAGAACGATAGACGTTCCATCATCTTGACAAAAAGTTGTTGATCATCCACTTCTTTTTTGAAAATTGGGGTACAAAAGATGTGCTGTCGATCATCATAAAAGGGATGTCGTCGGGAGGGATGATGGGCCATGTAGGTCAAGAGTCGACGCCAGTCCAATTCTTCCTTGACAAGAATCTCATCCCCAAATGTGCTATGAAGAATCAAAAGACGTTCGCGGTGCAATCCATCGTCTTCTCGTTGTTCCATGAAGCGCATCGCGATATACTCTCGTGTCTTTCCATATCCTGTAATCGGATAAGTTCCCCATATCAGACATTCTCCATCGGGAAAATCGTCCTCGGATATTTCCAAATAAAGATCGGTAAGATGAATTGGTTTCAAGTGTTGGACGTCTTGAATACATTCTGACATACGATGTAACATCGTTACTCTTATTGTATTCAAGATTATTTTCAACCATTTTTTATTTGTCGTGACAAATAAACTTGTTGTTATTTTCTAATTTCTAATTTATGCTGTTGTCTCCACCTCCTCGATACGGCTCACGTGAGGTTGGATACGCTTCTGGATGTTGTAATAAGTAAGGGGCTCGGTGTCATTCTCGGTAATCTGGAAGAGCGTCTTGAGCTCCTCATCAGGGAAGATGATGCGGCGATCATTGGGATTCTGGAGATCCTTCTCCTTGATGTACTTGCAAATGAGGGTCGTGAGATGGGCACGTGTCAGAGGCTTCTTATCATCTTCTTGAAAGGTAGCAAGAAACTTCTCGAGGGCCTCACTGGGCTTCACAGGACGCATGAACCCAGAATTGGTGGCATCCTTGGCCTTCTTCTGATTGGTCTTGATCTTGAGAATGCGATACACATCTGTCACCACCGTCTTGAAACTCTTGAGCAGTTTCTTATTATTGATGCTCTCCAGCACAGGGATCAAATCCTTTTGCAGATCCTCCACCGTTTGAATCAGTTTCTCCTTGGTAATCACCTTTCTCTTTTTCTTCTCCACAGGTGCCACCGTCTCCTCGACAATAGTCTCCACATTCTCATCCTCCACCACAACATTCTCCGCAGTCTCTGTAGTCGTCTCAGCTATCTCTGTAGTAGACTCGACAGTCTCCGTCTTTACCTCTACCACCGTTTCAATTTCCGTCACAACAGGAGTCTCCTCCACCACCACAACTGGTGCCTCTGTCGCAACCTTGGTTTTCTTCGTCTTCTTCACTTTGGCTGGAGCAGCAGCAGCTGGAGCTGGAGCTGGAGCTGGAGCTGGAGCTGGAGCTGGAGCTGGAGCTGGAGCAGCAGTTTCCACAATCACCGCCGCCTCGGGTACAGGAGAGGCGGTCGCCTCGGTCTTCTTTGTTTTGGCCATCTTTTTTATTATGTATTTTGAACCTCTTTAGATAGGTTTGGTTACCCAATGAAATACCAGGTTGCATAGGCATTATTCATAATGTCGCGTGTCATGTCCTTATTATTATTGGTGGCGATAAGAAGACTCTTGGCGCGCCATAAACGAAGGGGGTAACCGATCATCATGATGAAGATCAGTACAAGCCATATTTTTACTGCCGACCACATGGTCATGGGCATGCCTGAACCTACCGCATAGAGGATGAGAAGAACAAAAAGATAGAGAAAGGAATGGACAAGGACAGAAATGACCGTATCCGTGCATAGCAATTCGGAATATGTCGTGGCGGGATCTGTTCCCTTGACGTATATCGCAGACAATGGATCCATGGTTTGTTTTTTTATAAATATAAAAAAAAATAATCTAACATTCTCAAACAAAAACAAGAAAAATAAAATGTTTTACTTTCGTTCTGTGTGGTCCATCTTCTTCTTATTATTATGGAAAAGAATGGATACATTTCCGAGCCCATCGTGCTTCGGATGCAAATATTATGTATTTTTTTCAAGATGTCGACTCTTTGATCACAAGGTCAAGGGGAAGAGCGTTCTCCTTCCCGCTGAATTTGTTCGGAATCACGAGGAATATTGTGGCAAGAATGGGACGTATTTCGAACCCTGGATTGCATTGGATAAGATAAATAAATAGCAATCAAGCAAAGCCGGCGAGTTTATTAAATTCATTCGCCTTGGAAAGATGTTGAAGGAATTGTGCCTTTCTAGAGTAGTTGGCACGATAGGCCTCTGATGCGAAATCCAGGTCGTATGGATATAAGGAACACATTGGTGGAGGCGGCGAGCATGATGATGATGACGATGAATTCGAAGACGATTGCGAAAAGACTGCGGGCACGGGGCGATTTCCATTGCCATTGTCGCCCTGAAACAGATCGGCGCGGAAACCGTACGCATCGGTCGTCACCGTCTCCATGTGCTGGGGGCGAAGCGCATTCTCGACGTCCACTCGGTCGAGCGGTGTATTACAACCCTCCACCTTGGTATAAAAGGAGTCTTCGGAAACCGGGCGGCCAATATTATCACGCCCGTTCCATACGGGACACATCATATTATCTGGATTCTCAAACCGATCAGATTGGAGACGTTCCACCCAACTCGTATCTACCTTGCAATCTCGTATCGATCCACGCAAACTGATGGACATTTTCTTTACTCTCTACCACAGAAAAAAAATCAAACGATTTTATTTACATACACGTGGAATAATCAATCATTTTAATAAGGAGGCATCCTAGAACGGTTCACCATCTTCTGTTTCACATTGTTCTCCTGCTTAAGAGCAAGATCGTAGGGGTAGGTCTCGCAGCGGGGGTAGACCTCGGAACCGCTGGGATTCAGACCGAAATTGCCGGTAATGGTGCTGAGCTGGTCAAGACCCGATGTACGGATACCCGACTCATAGCAGAACATATTGTTGGCGTCCTTGCAGGACTCGGTATTGGGATCGTAGATATCGGAGCGGAAACCGTAGGCGTCGAGGTTCACGTACTCCATGTACTGAGGACGAAGAGCATTCTCTACATCCACCCTGTCGAGCGGTGTATTGCAACCCTCCACCTTGGTATAGAAGGAATCGGCACAGACAGGCCTGCCCGCGAGATCACGACCGTTCCACACGGGACAAATCATAAGATCGGGATTCTCAAAGCGGTCCGATTGAATCTTGTCCGCCCACCCGACATCCACCTTACATGTACGAAGCGCACCCTGAAGACTTATGGACATTGTTGTTTCTTTCTTTCACAATGGAAAAAATATTTTTTCTTTTTTTTTTACGATTTATATACATTGGACAATTGATCTAAACAAAAAAAAGAAGACGATGGGGGTGAAGGAGATTTTTGACAAGAGAATCCAGGGCAAATGTGGCACGTGAGACAACGGGGTCATGAAGATGGGGGCGTTGCAATTCTTCCTGGATAAGAGGAGCAAGACAGGTGTATTTCGGGTGTAGAATATTGTATTGGGAACGATGGACCTCCGTCTTGGCTTTGCCGACTCTTTTCATCAATGATTTATAAATCTTGGTATTCTCAAGATCCTTGAATGGATTATGGGGCTCGTGTGTGATTTCCTGGAGGAGTTCAAAGGAGGGATCGGACCACGGTGCGATGTCATTCCTTCCAGAAAGGATCTGAACCACGGCAAACATGTCCTCGGAACGGATCTCTGAATCGGGATCGCGGCTGAACAGGCATCCAAGCACGCGACAGAGGGCATCCATCGCTAATTTGGGTACGTTCTCGATGGCTGTATACGTCGATTCACGCGAGGCCACAAACAGGGTAGAGGGAACAAAGGACTCGTCCCGAAAGAGCGAGACATAGGCCGACAGCTTCTCCCACAACGTCGAAATCTCCTCGGTACCTGCCACCACCGACATGGACCGAACCAGTGCCTCGAATCCGTCTCCGACGGGTGTGTCCGAGGGAGGCAAACGAAGGAGCTGATGATAGAAACATCGGAAAAACACATCGACAAAGCGGGCATCGAGTTTCTTTCCAACAATGTCATTGCGGTAGATTTTCAGCGCGCGGAAAAAATCAGAGAGGAAGGAATAGAGGAAAATAGCACGCTCAAAGCGCGTCGGCGAGGCAGAGGGAATTGATCGCACCACAAACGCCATGATCGCTTCTTGGATCGGATCAAGATCCGTCATAATCATCCGCCATCCTTTCGCGGTATCCGCATCGTCGGAATCGGCAAACTCCAGAGGAGTGGACGTGGTCTTGATATACAGCATCATCTCGCGAACTTGGGAATAGAGATCGAATTTGACACGGAGCGCTGTATAGAGCATCTTCTTGCGTCGCATATCAATGATGGATTCGAGATGTTCCTGTAGATTTCCAGTCTTTACATTGCTGTACGCCTCGGCGGCGGAAAGATCGCCGTACACCTGGAAGAGCCGGTAATAGATATAATGAAAGACATTCTTAAACTCCTTCCCACGGATCTTCACATGTGAGTGCGCCTCCGGGTCGATATCAAGATTCCATGCGGTGCGCGCCTCGCGTTGGAGAGATGGAAGGAAACGCGCCGCCTCTTCGATCTGCTCCACAGTCCGACGATTCACCTCGGCGATGCGTATCACTTCCGCGGCGTTGCTGTCCTTGTCAAAACGACCGGCGTGAAAGAGATGATAGAGACGATCGGTGATGGACGCATACTCGGTCGCCGTGAATTGCACTGTCTCACGCGCCACCGCCTTGTCCACTTCGGATTCAGAGACACCGGGATAGGTAAGGACCACACGGCGTAGAAAATCCCGAAAGAGTGTCGATCGAATCTTATCGCCAATGTGGGTGTTCAACTCCATGAGATATTGCTTGCGGATGAACTGGACGAGGTTATCGGGATAACGGAGCGCGTTCTCCACGATGGCGTGATGAGGAAGGACACGGGCCCTGAAACGATCCCAGAACGTCACATAAATCTCCCTCCGCAATTCGGGAGTGATGGGAAGGCTACCCAGACCAAAAAGCTCGGGACAAGCACCGGTGTGCATGATAATCTCATCGAGCGGCCTACCGGCATACCGGGCGATATCGAATCCCTTCTTGATCTCGCCAATCAGGAATTCCGTAATGCGATAGATCTTGTAGGCAAGAATGGGATTGACAGTGTCGTGCCACTCCTTGTTCTTTGAAGGAGACCAATCACACTCTTCTTCTACGGTATATATCCGCATCGCCTTTTTTTTCTCGGGCTTGTCAAAGACGGCATCGACTTCCACCAATTCTGGATCGACCGCCTCGGCGGGCATCTCCAGTGGCTCGTCCTCTTCCTCACTGTCTTCCTCCTCGTCTTCCTGAAGAAACGCAAGCGGGACCGCCGCCTTGACTGGCTCGTGAACCGCCGCGGTCACCACTTTTTCAATCTTGGTCGGTTGATTGGCTTTTGCCGCAGCCACCATCACCTTATCACGATTCTTTATTGGAGGACTATCCTTCTCCAATAGATAGGGAAGAGCTATATCATTCTTCTTCTTGCGATCGAGCGTCCGACTGAGCGTCTCCAGAGACTGACCGATGACATTGTATCCCTCACCATCGCTGGCAATGCCGACAATCTTCTTCATGGGAATGGGACTGTGGTCGCCAAGAAGATAATCGAAATGCCAATGCTCGGCAAGATGCCGACGAAAGTCATCGTCGGTACGGAGTCGCTTACGGAAGAACTCGTCACATGACTCCCGTACCAACGTCACATATTGTGCCTCGTCCAGTCGATTAAAGACCAGACGCGCCTCGAACAGATTGGGATAAGAAAGAATCGCTGCACGATCTTCCGCCTTGGTCAACATCATCGCCATCCGGTAATGATCGATGGTCGGATAAAAGACCTTGCCGATCCGGAGAGGGAGGACAGAGTTGCAAAGGATGCCAAAGGGTCTTGAAGAGGGAGAAATGGAGGTCATTGATGTTGTTTTATTCCTGGCAAAGAAAAAATTAAGAATTTTTTAAAAAGTTTTAGAAAAGTCTGCCTTTTCTAACGAGATTCGTACCACGAGAATCATTTCTTTGAACGAAAAAAAAATCTGGACATGATATAAAAAACTATGGCAATCATACCCATTTCCTCTCTTGAATTATTGACTGAGATAGGTAGATCGGACGGAAGTGTTTCCTATTTTGATACACGTGAAAATAATACTGATATGTTCACAGATACATTTTATACTGTATCCCCAACAATGGGAAAAACGGGAGAGGTAACACGACATGATACTAAAACAATATATTTACTTTCATCAGATAGTCTAAGCATGAATTATTGGGTTGTGTTCGATGAAAATGGAAAATCAGACAAGTTGCGTACTGTATGTTCTCAATTATTGAAATTTAGGAAAAAAGATTATGATGTGTTTTGGCTTATAGATGGAATCAATGGAGTTAAAAACAATATACTCTTTGATACCACTCTTAAGATAACAACGTCAACTATCCCTAATCTTATCATCAATGAAAAATGTTGTCGTCTTTATCTAACCGATATGCACATTGCATCAAAAAAAGACATTATGAAAAAATTAGACATTACATATATTGTCGATGTGTCTAATACATTAAAAACTTTAAACGGTGAATATACATTTTCTTTATTGGGAGACAATAAATATAGTGTATTAAAAAATGGCCAAAAAGACCCAATACAAGTCCAAATACAGAAACAAACAACTAAACAAACAACTAAACAAACAAGTTCATTTATACTACAAAAATTTGAAGGAATCTCATATTATCAAGTAAATGCTGAAGATTTAGCGGATGATCCAACTCTTTTTCAAAATATGGGAGGGATATACGATTTTATTCATAATGCAATCGGTCAACCACACGAGTCATGTGATAAATCTGTAAATATATTGATTCATTGCCAATTAGGTGTATCTCGATCTGCCACTATTGTCATATATTATTTGATGCGCAAATACAAATGGTCATTATTGAAATGTTGGAATTATGTTAAATTAAAAAGACCACAAATAATGCCTAATGAACAATTCAAGAAAAAATTAATTGAAACAGAAAAAACACTTTTTGGATCGACATCTATCACTGTTGAAAATTGGTACTAATCTAGTGTATCTTGTTTAGGGAGATTAAAATGATACCAATCATCATAATGACTTGCAATGCTTGGACAATCCATGTTGTATTTCTTAGTGCACGCATAGATTTCAAATCACATAGTATACGTTCATCTCTTATACCATTATCAGAATGAGGTGCAAGCATAGCATAAAATGGTCGATCAACATAGAGTTTTTTGGTCTGATACCGTCTTGAAAATGGATTATAAACATCAAAAATTTTTGAATTGTCTGTGATACCAAGAGCTAGCATAAAATTTAAAACAATGCCGATGATGGTAATCATTATTGTTGTACCAAGTAATGCAATTTTTAATGTATTTTGTTCTGTCGAATTATTTTTCAAGGTAAAATGAAGCACCATAGCAAGTGCAAAGAGTGCCCACATGTAATAGAAAAAGACAAAAAAGTTGAAAAAATTACATGATTGTTCTATTTTACGATTAATAATCATATAGATCCATATCACAACAAGTAATACTAGACATCCAATAAGACTGTAGGAAGAATCGGACCATTCTGTAAAGAGAACAATCAATAAGAATAATATTGGACCACCCACAATAGGCAATGTGCACCCAATTGCGTTATAATTACCTTTTATCCATCCAAAATAAATCAGAGGGAATACAATCCCAAAAAATACAAGAATAGAACAACCCGTGATAGGAAGGATCTTATTGGATATGGGATAAAAAAATCCAATACCTATCAAAAGAGCAATAACGATAATTATTCCCAATAGAATAGAAGGAGGACTATATATCTCTCCTTGAGACGATGTATAATCACATCGATAAATAAATTTTTTTTGTACAGATTGTTGTTGTTTTGATGACACTTGTTGTTTCTTTGATGATGATATCATCTTTTTTTATTATTTCATGAAATAATAAAAAATTTTTTTCGTGATATCTTCTTTTGTCGTCCTCTATAAAAAATTGGTCTAAGATCTTGGCACGGAGGCTTATAAAATGAGCGGCATCTTATTCCTGGGAAACGAAGATTTCTGTGTAAGAGCGGGGGAGAAGGGCAATATGCTGTGTATGACGGGCTGGAAGGGTCTGACGCTAGTCATGTTCTATAGCAAAGAATGCACCTTTTGTGCGAACCTCATCAGTAAGTTCAAGCAGCTGCCGACGATTGTGAACGGCTGCAAGTTTGGTATGGTATGTGTGAATCGGAACATGGATGTAGTGGAGCGTTCCAAGAACACCATCTCACCGATCGAGTATGTACCGGATGTGATCCTTTTTGTGGACGGTGTGCCCTACATTCGTTACGACGGGCCGCACGAGATCGACAGCATCCGCAGCTTCATCTTCAACATCTATCAGCGCCTGCAAAAAACATGTTTCAGCGACAATCAGCAGCCATCCTCACAACAGCCATCGCAGCCACAACAGCAACAACAGCCACAACAGCAACCACAATCACAGCAGCCTCTGTCTCATGACGACATCCGGATGATTCATCAGCAACAGCAGCAACAGCAGCAACAGCAGCAGCACAACATTCGCCAAGTGGGCAATGGCATCCCCGAATATACCGTGGGCATTCCCGTCTCGGGCAAGAAGAATGATCTTATGCGGTGCTACCTTGAATTCAATACCGCCTACAATAAGGGCAAGGACGCGCAGTCTCCACCGATGGGTGGTGTGCGTGTATAAGCAGCATCGTCTGTAAAACTGATTTCTGTCGATATTTCATTGTATAAAAAAAAGACAATCTCTAACATTCTTTTTTTTTTCTTCAACATAAACATGACAGATTGTACAAGACTATGGATATTTTGTATCTTCACCGCAGGCTTCTGAAGAAGCACGAGAAAAACCCAGAGGTCGTCTCCATCGAGATCACCACAGACGACGAGCGCGGCATCGAGTGGATTGTCCACATGACCAATGGCAAGAAGATGTGGATCGGGTGTGGTCTTCTTGCCGACGAATTTGGTGCGAGAAGTGATGAAGCAGAAGCAGAAGCAGAAACAGAAGAGCTCGAGGATCCAAAGGAGAGGATCCAAGAATGGCTCGGTGCGAGGCACCCGGAGTTGGCGGAATGGGAGACGGAAGGGCAGACCGTGCTCTTTGGTCAGGTGCAGGTGGGCAAGACGTCGCTCATCCTATCCATGATCTGGATTTGTACATATGTATTAAACAAGCGCTGTGTCCTTCTCCTGGCCAACATGACCGGTTCCTATAACCAAGTCCTCGGCAAGAACGCCATGGAATTCAATGACATGTTGTGGGAAGAATTCGGCGAGGCCGCCCGCCCCTTCTTTTTGCGTGCGCACGGTGGTCGTGGTAGTGATCGCGGTGCCAAGGAGATCGATCCTCGTTGTTTCCTGGTGGCGATGAGCAATCCCGCACAGTTGAGACGTCTGCTGGATGTCACTCTAAAGGAGGAGACGCAGGAAATGGTCCTTTTTGCCGACGAGGCGGATGTCCACGTCAAGTCAATGGACGACAATGAAGACACGTCCAAGACCGGTCCGCTATACCGAACTCTCGAGGCACAATGCATCGGCACGGTGAACGTATCCGCCACACCCTTTGCCCTCTGGAACCGTCGCGGTGCTCTTCTTAAGACCATCCGCATGCATACACCTCCCGAGTACCGCGGTGTCAAGGAAATGGAATGGAAACACATCTCTGGACAGGATGCCTCCATGATGAGGCGTGGTAGCATCGGTGTCGCCACACGTCTTCTTACCGATGCCATCCATACATTGAAGCCACGAGTGGAAGCGGCCGGTAGGAAATACATGACGATCCTCGTCAACGGTCCCTCCAGCATCGTCCGTCAGAATGCGCTGGCCATGGCCATTTCTCGCACATGTCGTGCCTTTGTGATGAATTCAGAGAATGGATGTCCCATCAAGGAGGCCAAGAGGACGCGTATGGTCTCGACGGATCGTCAGAGCATTTCGACGCTCTACGACGAATTCGAGACGGAATCCAAACGTAGTCAGGCTTTCCATGTATACGTGATTGTGGCCTGCCTCACCGCCAGCCGTGCCATCAGCTTCCGTCCCACCTCCAAGAAGATTGGGACCGGTGGATTGAACGGGATGATTTTCGCACCCAGTCCTTCGTCGCACATGGCGCAGACCATCCAATTCATGCGCCCCTTTGGCAAGTATTCCGCCGATTATCCTCAGATCCTCGTCATGACGACCAAGGAGACGGAGGACCGACTCCGCGCTGAGATTCATACGAATCTGCCTACACTTGCCTATGCCACACGCAAGATGGGAGAATCCAGGAAGCAGATGGAAGGAAGTCCTCTGTTGGCGGTGGGTCGTCACGACCGTCGATCGGTGGATGACAGTCAGTTGGAGGGTCGTTCGTCGCTGATGCACCGTGAATTCGAGTCAAAAGAAGCGGTCATGGCGTTTCTTTCCAAAGATTACGAGAGGATGGAGGAGATGACAGAAGGCCACGTCGATATTCCCATGCCCGGAATGGTCTATTATTCAGGGGTGGCTGATAAGAAGGAACAGAATCGAGTACGCCGCGAGCTCAAGGATAAACTGTCCGCAACCTACCAGAAGGAGACACTCCAATTTTGCTGGAACGACCAGAGGTACGAGACACATCATCGTATCAAGAGCAAGAATGGAGACAATCACGAGTACCAATCTCGATGCATCGCGGGCGACGGAGGACACGACGCCACCACGGAAGTAGTACGAGTAGTGTTTTGGAAGCCTGAATATTGCGGCCATCAGGCCACCAGTCTTGAGGATGAGAATACCGCCTATCTTTTTGAGACGACACGTGGCGGATGGCGTTATTATAACAGTGGAGAAAAGCGCCGTTACGGTGTATTATCCCATGAACAGTAATAATCGATCATAAAATAATGACCAGTAAAGAAAGAAAATGTACACGATTACTTTTTCTCAATACGAGACCTTTTCTTTTTACAGAGATCATCATCATTACTTTCTTTTTCTTCTTTTTGGATAAAGTTTTTTTACGTTGTTGTGTAGAAGAACCCATATTATTACTACTACTATTACTATTGCTACTGCTATTACTCTTTTTTGACGATGCATTGCTTGCACACGGAGATGGAATCGTGGTCAATAGTTTTGTGAGGAGACATCTTAATTGTTGCAGTTTATCGTCCTCACAAGGACATTATTGCGACGGCATATTTTTATTGATAAAAATAAAAATGGAAAAAGTTTGCTATTAAATTACTTTATTTCTTATGACGCCAGGGACGATGCCCACAGACATCAATCGTTAAGGCATTCATGCGTCCTCCTTCATGAAGAAGACTGATTTCGCCACAGGCCGCAAGCGCTCTCCTAAATTCCGTAAATTCCGAGAGACGAGGAGAGGTAAAGTAGATTGAATTGCCACGCCTCTTTGCATGGTCGATGGCAAAGGATCTACCGATAAAGGCATCAAGCACTTTGTTTGCACGGCGATCGTCCATCCAGGCTCTCGAATACATAATGGTGATGTGTGATCCTCTCACCGGTCCCTTGATCATGAGTGCGCACATTGTATCTGTATCTGTATGTATTGGAATGTATTGGAATGAGTGTAAGAGTAAGTATGAATCATTTATTCAATATTCATACATGCTGAAAAAAAATCAGTTTTAAGATCATCTTCCATTTTTTTGAGTCTCATCACTTATCGTGTACGCGATATCGGAAAGTAAAAGTAAGGATACCGCATGATACGGATAAAGACCTAGAACAAAACCTATGGACCCTCCGGTAACAATACCGAGTGAGGGTCTCCATAATATGCCATTATCATACTTGAATGCGTATCCAAGCCCCAATGCACCACCAAATATTGCCGATACCGCCATAAAAGGAGGTGTGATATATTCGACAATGGGCAATTTCTGTGTCCTCTTGACGATACATGTCCAAATAAATTTATTCAGATTCATTCACTCTTTTTCTATATTTATTCATACATCTATTTAGATGATGATGTATGAATAAAAAAATTTCTATAATAGAAATGATCAAAGCGTGTCCAATCGGAAAAGAAATCAATCCCAAGACGGGGCGGTGCAAGAAAGTGGTGCCACCACCAAAGGATTGCCCACCGGACAAGAAGATCAATCCCAAGACAGGACGGTGTGTCAAGAAGCCGGTGGACGAGAAAGGATTGCACCAGGAGGCGCGCAAAGAATTCCAGGAGATTCTTCATTATCTGCGTCAACCACGGTTAAAGGACGAGACATTGTGGCAAGAAAAAAAGCAACATAAACATATGTCTACCGAACAATGCCTGAAGAAGGTCAGTGATGCCGAATTGGAAGAGCAATTGTCCAAACGAAAAACAAAGATTCATATTCTTCAACCACGAAAAAAACGCGTATAATCATATGGTTTTTGTTTTTATGGATAGGGATACATTATGTTTACCAGGGGGGCGAGTAAATTGGGTCATGAGCTTGGTGTTTTTACTGATGGTGCTGGCTCTTTCGACGAGCAGGGTAGTACAGAATTGTTGAAGTGTCTCCAGATATTCTTTTTGTTGTTCGTTATCGAGATGGATACGATCTGTCTGGTCGAGAAGCACTTGGAAATAGATGAGGATAGGATACATGACAAAAAGAAGGGCGTGGCGCTGGAGACGCTCTTTAACGGTCTCCTCCACGACAAGTGTCTTGAATTTTTCATAAGAGGCATCAATGTGCTTGCGGAATTCTCGCCTTTTCATGATGGACTGAGACGATTGCCGAAAGACGCTGATGATGTGCTTTGTCTTGGGCCATGGGTCATCAAAGAATTGAAGAGGCAGCATATCCATACGAGGAGTAATCGTGACATATTTTGCCGAGGGTTTTGTTCCAGGTAGCGGATAGAAGTGAGTGTCAATGATGCGCAATCGATGACCATCCCAGACCATATTTTCTACTTTAATGTCGGTCATGTACAGATCCATCTTGTGGATAATCTTCCAGACGGTCATGTAGATGAAATAGATCGACTGCCACATCTCCACAATCTGTTCGAATGTAAAGACAAGACGTGGATTGACAAACAAGTGAAAGAAATCCTCACCTCCGTATTCCTGGATCTCAACACGGTAACGATGTTCGACATTCCTTTTTCGATTGTCTGGAAATTGGAGGAAGGGATTTGAATTGTCCAACCATCGAAAATCGACCGTGCACGCAAGAAGTGGCATAATAATCGATCCATTCACAATCTGATGATGGAGCTTTCTGTATTCTGCCGCATGGATTGGTTCCATGTCGTTCACCTTGCCGACCCTCAAGATAAATCGACTGGACACTTTGGGTAGATCGAACCAGGAAACCGGGGTAAACTCTTTCAGATAGGTGACAATGGTCTGCACTTGCTCTAAACTCAGCGGACCAAAGATATCCGCCTCACCCCCCGATGCAAAGGGTATCAATTTTTTCCCGGGACTCTGTATTTTTTTTTGTAAAGAGAAGGAAGTGGTTCTCATCATTCTATTTATTTTACAAAAATAAATAATTTAATAACGATTCATCACAAGATGGGTGCATGCTTTCATATCCTCGATCGCAGGATTGGAGGCTATTGATCGACAGTGGGTCTTGTATTGGGGATATTTTTCCTCGTATAGACGACTAAACTCTCCGAGATCATTATATTGTTCCATATCGATACGGTCACCGTATTTTCCAAGGAGCCAATGAACAAAGGTAAAGAGGTCATCTTTGTTTTGTGTCGTATGTAAATGATAGTTGAATTCAAGTTGATTGTCCATTTGAATCCCATTCTCGAATACGAGCGGTTCTCTTCCACCACCTCCAACAATCCTCAGTTTCATTTTTTGAGATAATCCGAAGCTTAATTGTATAAACACGATCCGTCCTGGATGTGCTGGATTCGTAAAGTAAAGTTTTACTTCACTAAAACTATGACGACGATGCTTTTTTGCTTCTTGGCTAGGATCAAGATACAAACAAATGGTATAGAGAATAGCCTTTTTCAATTCCTTCCTGAAGAGCTGTAGAAGGCGTTGATCATGAAGAGTGTCGGTATTGCTCATGACCAATTTCTTGATTCCTTTCGGTCCGGGAAATTCCGATATTTTCCCAAGGATCTCATCAGGCAATCGATTGAGATGAGAAGAAGAAGGACTAGTTTTTAATTTCTTTCTTCGCGGTGACGACATTTATTTAATAATATATTTTTTATATCTTGAAAAATATAAAATATAACAGTTTATAATAAACTCTTATACAATACTATCATGTCTTCTACAACAATTGTGTACAATGAAGCTCAACTTGCAGCATGGGATGGTGTATCGAATCTTCAGATCAATGCTTCATTTACGATAACTACCGCGACAGCATCTTTATTTCCTCGACGAATTACCGCGTCCTCCAATATTACCATTCAATCTGATCCTTCTTCATGGGAAATCTGGACACCCAATTAATAGGCTCTGTCATTTCTTTTCTTAATTGCACATACAGTGGATTCTCTACAGGTGATTCCGGATGTCTTGTGTCCCAGGGATACACAGGAGGCGGCACCACGTATTCTTGCACGATTACCGTCTCTCAATGTTGTGTCGAGATTATTATACCGACTGGATTTCAGACGGAACGACTTGCAGGTATCATGGGTTCTCAATCCCGTCTTCATACGGTTTCCATCTCGGATACAATTGTAAATATTCACAATGTTGGCAATTTATTGACAAATTCGCGAATTGGTGGATTCGTCGGAACCTCGGCGGACGGCTTTACCATATCAAACAGCTATGTGATCGTGACCGCCACGAGTGGTGGTTGTATCATCGATTTCATATGTTCTGAGAATTACAGGTCCAAGGTTTCCACCGTGTCCAATTGTTATTTCGTATCCACTACCACCATCAATAATTTTACATTTTATAATTTACAAGGCGGTTCTTTGACAACACTCACCAATTGTGCGTTTCAAAATGGCACCAGAAATACGGGTGTGAACAGTGCCAGTTCCAACAACATTTATACCTACACCTCTACGACCAATACCGCATCACAACCGTTCACATCATGGAGCAGCTCGGTATGGAGCAATCTGAATACAAGTACACCACCGATTCTTTCGGTGTTTACAATACCACCGTTCGGCGGATATACGACCGCGTCGAGTATTCCGGTACTGACGTCGATTGTCGTTTCCAGCATCTCGCCCTCAAATGGCGCCATCGGTGGAGGTACCTCTATTGACATCACCGGGAGCGGATTCACGTCGAATATCACAAGTATCCTCTTTGGGAGCGTGGCCGCCAGCAGTTATACGTTCAACAACCAGAATTCCATCACCGTGGTATCGCCCGCCTCTACCTCGGCAGGAAGTGTGGATGTCGTGATCTCGATCGATGCCAATCCATCGAATGCCACCAGTTATTATTATGGCAATCCCGTCATTTCCACTCTTTCGCCACCCAATGGCTCGCTCCTTGGAGGGACAAATGTCACGATTCGTGGTAGCGGTTTTACACCAAGCAGTATCAGCACGATCACCATCCTTTTTGGAAATATTCCGGCGACAAGTTATACCTTTCTGGACGACACGACCATGACAGCGATATCACCTGCCTCCACAATATCCGGAAGCGTCAATGTTACGGTCTCGATCGATGGTGTGGTGTCCAATGCCGTATCATTTTCGTATGGATCCGTTCTCACCAGTATCTCGCCCTCATACGGATCAGTCAGTGGAGGAACAAGCGTCACTATCAGCGGGAATGGATTCACCTCGAACATCACCAGCATCCTCTTTGGGAGCTCACCCGCAACCGATGTCGTATTCCTCAATACGACCACTCTCACGGCGGTATCGCCGTCTGCCGTTTCCACCGGTAGTGTGGATGTCACCGTCAACATTGGTGGTGTGCTATCGAATGCCGTTGGATACTATTATGGAACTCCGGTCATTACCAGCATTTCTCCCACGAATGGATCTGTTGGTGGAGGAACCGCCGTCACTATTCGTGGCACCGGCTTTATACGAAGCAGCGCGAGCACGCTCCGTATCTTCTTTGGAAATACATCGGTGTCAAGTTATACGCTTGTCAATGATACGACCATCACAACAATCTCACCCGCCTCTACCACTGGAAGCGTCGACGTTACGGTGTCGATTGATGGTGCAATCTCGAATGCCGTCAGCTATTATTATGGGAATCCTACCCTCACCAGTCTCTCACCCACGAACGGTGCCGTCAGTGGAGGAACCTCCGTTACGATTTCTGGGACAGGATTCACATCGGACATTACGAGCGTCCTCTTTGGAAGTTTGTCGGCAACGAACATCGTGTACATCAATGCCACCACGATCACAGTGGTCTCGCCTTCCGCATCCGCCACGGGCAGCGTCAACGTCACGGTCTCCATTAGTGGTGCAATCTCCAATGTCGTCACTTATTATTATGGAAATCCGACCCTAACCAGCATCTCGCCCACGAATGGTTCCATTGGAGGAGGAACAAGCGTCACGATCCGAGGGACAGGATTCACCTCCAATATCACAAGCCTCCTCTTTGGAATCATATCCGCAACCAACATTGTGTTTGTCAATACCACGACCATCACAGCAAGATCACCAGCAGCATCCATTTCTGGAAGCGTCAATGTCACGCTCTCCATTAATGGTGCAATCTCGAATGCCGTCACCTATTATTATGGGAATCCTACCCTCACCAGTCTCTCGCCAACAAATGGTGTCGTCAGTGGAGGAACCTCCGTTACGATTTCTGGGACGGGATTCACCTCGAATACCACAAACGTCCTCTTTGGAAGTTTGTCGGCAACAAATGTCGTGTACATCAATGCCACGACGATTACCGTCACATCGCCCTCCGCATCGGCGTCTGGAAGCGTCGATGTCACTGTGAATATCAATGGAGCGGTGTCCAATGCGATTGGTTATTATTATGGAAATCCGGTCATTACCGGTATCTCACCCTCAAGTGGGTCGGTCGGTATACCTGTGACGATTGGTGGGAGCGGTTTCACGCTCAGCAGTGCCAGCACCATCATTGTATTGTTTGGGAATACACCGGCCACCAATGTTATGGTGGATAACAATAATTCCATCTCTGCAACAATCCCATCCGTACCCATGATGGACACAGTCGACGTCACGGTATCCATCGATGGCTCCATCTCCAATGCTGTTGCCTTTAATTTTATCATACCCTGTCTATGTCGTGGCATGAAGATCGATACGCCTCTTGGTCCTCAACCCATCGAATCATTGAAAGAAGGGGACTTTGTTCTCGTACCTCCTTTTCACGACAGAATGGTCCCTATCCGGCGTATTTTTGGTAGCACATATACAGGAACGATGCATACCATCCCCGTACGCATTCCCTCCTCTTTTTTTGAGAAAAACATTCCAAGCGAGGACATTCTCATCTCACCGAATCATATGATATTTTATGACAGTCGATGGATGCTCCCAATACAGATTACGGGCTTGGAACAAGAAACAGATTTATTGGGAAAAAAATTCGAATATTACCACATCCAATTACCCAATTATTGTGAAGATAAACTATGGTGTCATAACCTACCTGTGGATTCTTGGGATTATCGCGAGAATCCTAAAGATCCCCTTGAACATGAACAGGAAATGTCGTCTTAAGGGAACAGAGCTTAAGAGAATAAATAGAAATGGATCGTATCATCACTACCATCTTTTTAATGGATGGGACCTATCGAGATTTTTTTTCTGACCGCGTCCTACCACATATCACCTATCTTGTGGTCGAGAGATTATTCAAGCGCTACCGCGATGATACCGATTATCGAGAACAATGGTTTGAATATCGTTGGGATGATAAGATCCTCAATCTCCTCATCGCCCGCGCCATCTTTGAAACACAGTATTCCTCCAATCTACTCTCGATGGAAAACGTCATCCTCTCCATAAATCAATCTAAAGAAAACGAAAATATAGAGTAGGGGAGACAAAATGTCCATGATCCTAAAACCAATAGATGATAATGATGGCTCCTATAGCTCATCTGGTAGAGCGTCCGCTTCGTAAGCGTAAGGTGGTGAGTTCAAGTCTCACTGGGAGCTTTTTTTTTTAAATTTTTTATTCATTAATAAATAAAAAATGACGTCAAAGACCAAGAATACGCCGAAGCGTACAAAGAATCAGAAGAAGAATCAGAAGCAAAAGCAGATACAAGAGCCAAAGCAAGAACAGAAGAAGGAGATGGAGACACATCATGTTCTAATCCACACATTCTATGTGCTCATCACCATCTATGCCATTTATCTTTCGATGGAGAGAAACAATGGGTTTGAACCGGTGTCCTTTTTATGTGCACTCTTTTTTGCACCCATCTACATTCTCTATGCCTGGATGGTGCCTGTTACGAAAGGATCTGGGGGTGATTTTGTCTACGGCGGTATTGTAGGATTGATTCTGTTTATTGTTTCTATCTGCTGGTGGTGGGATCGACGCAATATGCGTTGTGCGGTACCGTTAGAGAATGGAATATGTCATCAAGCCTCTCTATGGAAAGGGATCGTTAGTTTCTTTTTCGCCTTCTTTATGCCGATCGTCTACATCATCTATGCGATGTTAGTTCGGAAATAATGTTTTTACGAAGCATACTTTTGTAGATGCTATTTCCTCATCAAAAATGATGGGATGAATACATATAAATTCGTGGAATTTGTATCAAAGAATATCATCTTGAAAACTACTTATTCTTGTTTGATAATGCTGGGGAAAATAAAAAAGTTAATAAAACAGACGACGAAGAATCGCTTTCTTTATACGATATAATAGACCAAAAATTAAATTTATTCTATTTTTTTTCTTTTTAAATAAAGAAATGTCATCAAGATCGTCACATAGCCAAGGAGGTGGAGCATCTCAACAGAAACAAATAACTCAACAGGAAATGAGAGCTTTTTTAGAAAATCCAAATGAACGAAAGAATTGGGCACCGTTTATACATTATATGAAGCCTGAATCAAATACTGTTATGAATGAAAAAATGATGAAGTCATTGTATAAGGTTCTAGAGAAAAATCCTACATTAATCAATACATTATTATTAGATTTTGACCAAAAAAAACAACAAAAGACGAAATCACGGATTATTAATGGAGCAAGATTTAATGTTTGTTTTTTTGATGTGAATTATCCTCAACGTCAACTAAGTGATATATTAATTGAAGAATTATTGAAATCGAGCTATCATAGTAATGCTCTATCATTACTGAAACTAATGAAAGATTATGGGAGTATAAAGTCATCATTATTGGATGATGCAATACAACAAAGACGAGAAATAGAGGAAGGTGTTATAACACCAAGAGATGTTCTTAACTTTTTGAGACATCCAAATCATCAGGGCGTTATTCAAAAATTAGCAAAGTTTATACCGACGACTGGTAAGTTTCGTGGTGATCTGACGTTTTTAGGAATAAAGATGTATGAACCATTACATACTGTGCTTACTGATGATCCTACATTAATAAATGTTATTTTAGATGCATTGAAGTATGAGAATGATGGTAGCCCTAGATATGATATATTGCAGACTATGATGTATATTTTGACACAATATTCTCATGATGATGATCATGTTCAATACCTGAAAAAAGTAGTGCTATATGTCTTCAAGAAATTGAAACGAGAGAAGGTGGAAGATACTAAAAATCCTGTATATAGATTTCTACATGATACATTAAACCAACATAATTCCGACGCATTGTTAGTAGAAGCATTAACTACTCCAGTAATCGATGCAATAAAAACAAAATTGCGTAATATCGAATATTATGGAAAATTTATTAAAAAACAACGTACACGATTACCTATTTCTCTATCAAATGTGTCACAATACTTACAGTCTTCTAGTAGATCAAGACGACCATTTTGATGATGAATATATATATATAAACCTTAAGAGATTTGTATCGACAAGGATTGAAGATATTTCGGCCAAGAAGACGACAAGGAGGTGATGTCTGGACGAGGTGTCTCCAAGAATACCTGGTTCTTTTTTAATTGGATGACATCCCTTTCAATCTTGACCTTTTTTTCCGAGAATTGGAAGCCGTGGATGCCGGTGATCTCATTCCCTTCAAATACGACGTCCTTGACGAGTATCGTCTTGAACATGAATCCGATGATAAAGAGAGAGAATATTTTTCTTAGGATATTGTCGGGAAGACGGTATCGTTCTCCTTGTTGCAATATAAAAGAGGTCAGCGTCGAATCCTTGATCAGGCGCTTGGTCGAAGGTTCCTCTTTTATGATTGGTGCGGGCGCCATCAACCGTTCCTTCATGACCTTTTTTTCTTCCTCGGACTGGATTCCCATCCGTGTATTGAGCAAGGAATGGATCTGTGTAAAGAGCGAGAATGTATCGGTTTCGGTATTATTCAAGGGCACGCTGAATTCTCGCCCTTTGTGAAAACAGCAGAAATGGTCTTTCAGAATATATACCCCTGATGGAAATTTCCCAAATGCCATGTCCTCATAAAGCAATTTCCAGTACTCGTCCTGCACATTGTGTGTGAATTCAAGGAAGAATGGATGGACCAAGGACACCACCTTTGCGTCTCTCATTTATTATGAGGTACGATTTCATTTAGATGAGAAATGAAATTTGTCTACATTACAAAACAAAAAATAACATAATTTATCATGGACGATCCCATAGAGCTTGTCGCGAAAGATACACCGTCTTCTTGTATCCAAACGATACGTGTGTGTGGAGGCATTCGTCATGCCTTTCAAGAGGTTGTTGATCGTGTACCAGGATGTCGCATGGAGGACAATTGTTTTTATACCACCGATCCTCGTCTCACCCTCCAGGTCCATCAAGGAGATGCGTTCATGTATAAACTACGCAACGATCGAACGTCTTTGTATTGTAAAAAGTATACCGTATGTTTTGAGGATCGTATTGTCGCCATCCTTCGCATCATCGTCTATGGATGGAATTCGGACGCGACCTTTATCATCGACGAAGAAGTCCTCTGGATTATGCAGATGAAAAAGGCATTCCAAGAATGGAAACAGACACCTCTTTGCAACAATAATGATACTTTATGGACACGACTTCATTTGATGCAAGAGAACATATTCACGGAGAAACTCTTGACATTCATCTGAATATCATGATGTTCAAGTTTCAAAGTCTAACCATTTATTGTTTCTTTTGCAAATGTGCATTCTTTGCATTCTTGTACGCATCATACAAATCCTTTAGCTTTTTATTAGAAGGTATATGAAAATATGGATAATATCCACCATCCGAAATTAGACCAGGATTTAAAAATCGTATTACAGGAAAACTATAAGACGCACCCCTAAGTTTGTCTTTAAATTCTTCAAAAGTTAATTGGGGGAGTGTTCCGTCTGGTAAAGTAATATCACGGATCATTTTTTGTAAAATAGTTAAATATCTTATATGATTGATTAAACTACTATATTTGGTTGCATCACGTGTATTTCTTTGCACGATGCCTCTATGATTCATTAGATTTTGAAGTAGTGTTGATTGTTGTTTTGATTGTTGTGTTGATTTTGCTGCTAATAAGTTGTCTAATTCAGTAATAAAATTTTTTTTCGAGTAATCTAAGTATGATTTCTTGAATAATTTCTGATAACTATTTTCAGTGATTTTTTCCCAAAGTGTCATCGTTGTTATCAGCATTTTATAGATAGTTATCATCGCGTAAGAGAATTTGTTTCGCTTATATAATATTAGTAAATGACGTAGCAATTTATCAAAATAAAACATCCAATAACGAGCATATTTAGAACTTTCATAATCCTCGAATATCAGTTTAGATAATTCACATAGACTATTCTCGCATAAACGTATCGCAAGAAAATCGTTAGCTATATCCTTTCCTTTCATATAGACATCTAATCTTTTTAAAATCGATTGTAATGATGGTCTTAAGTCTGACATTGAATTAAAGGGTTGGGAAGTATTCCCACCCAATTTATTAAGTAAAGATGTCATCGTAGATAGTAATGTACGATCATCAATAATACTTTTGTTACTTCTTTGAAATTTTTTTTGCTCATCATCTGGATCCTCTGGATTTTCTAAATATTGTTGTTGCATCATCGATATATTTTATTCTTTATTGAATTTTTTTTTTTTTGAAAGAAAAATTATTTGTTATTGCATTTTTGGACAATAAGGTCGAATGGTGGTTAGAAAAACAATGGCAAAGAGTAGCAGTACCATCCACCATGCAGCGAACCATGCTTTTCTTGTTTGTGGAAAGAGGAGGATGACGAGGAATTGCACGGCCCATACCCCCTGTGTCCGTCCACGCACTAGAAGGATGAGAAGGAACATCAGGGGAAGTGGGAGGATCGAGAGAAGAATTCCACCAAGTATCATGATCAGTGTGACCGATCCAATGATTGGTAGACGAAGAATCGACATGGTGAGGATCAGATGCACAATGTCTGGAGGAATCCATCTCGTCATCCACGCCGATTGTTGACCATCGGCATTATGACTCGTATAGTCCGACCGGATCAAGAACCAGGGGCGCCGGACACACATCCCCCGGATCACGCCTTGGCGAATCAGACCGTGATATACCATGTCCACATGGTAATTCATCTTTCCATCCAGCGCCTCAAGAATGCGTTTCGCGCCTCTTTGCGTGACTGCATACGAACCAGTCGTGGACCACCAGAAGATTGGCACAATCTCATCTTCATCCTTATTTTGTTCTTTTTTCCATACTCCACGAACCAGTAAATTGTACCCCTCTTCTGTCTCATGTCCCCCAAGATGGACAAGGTCGACATTCTTTTCTTTCATCTGTTTCGCAAGCGCGTCCCACTTCGTTTTCATATTCTCTTTGGTTAATGAAATTCGAGCATCATCCTCCAGAATGAGTGCGATCTCGTCTTTTTGTTGGTCGATGAATTGTCGCAGCGCCTTGAGATGACTGAGGCCACATCCCAGCATGGAATCGGTCAGCCATGGTCGATGCAGGCTTGATCGGCATGCTATCCGTCGTTCTTTCAGTGTCAATTTCGATCCTTGGACACCTTCAATCTTGGTGATGGAGAGATGGGGAGCATGGCGTCGGTGATGTTCAAGGAGGTCGTTATATCGATCTATATCTTGTGGTAGCGAAATAACAAATACATTCCGCATTTGTTTTTTAAAGATTTTTTTTTTTTTTGGAGTACAAGAAATGTCAGTGCGTCTCTGGAAGGTGTCTGATTTTATCGATGTATCCTATCAATCGTCCTTATTGGAAAAGATCCACGCTCATCGGAAAGACATTGACAATCGTGTATCGGAAGAAACGTCACCATTGATGCGGTGGGGTACGGTCTTTGCTGCCAATAATTACAATAAATCCAAGAGAACCATTCTTCTGGATCATGAGATTGAGCAGCACATGCCGGAGATCAAACGTTTTTATTACCACGATATGCCCAAACTTGTCTCTCAATTGATTGGCAAGGATGTTTATCCTGCCGACATACGAGGCAATACGTGCCTCCAAGTCCTTGTTTACGACAAGCCCGGCGATGCGATCGGTGCGCACTTTGATTCGTCTTTTTTTGATAAAGACCAGAAAATAGTCACCGCGCTGCTCTGTCTAGAGAATCGATCTACACAACAATTGTGTGTGGATTCCTCTGCTGACATTATCCAAGGCGTGATGAAGAAAGACGAGGAGAGCAAGATGGTGGTTTTGGAGGAGTACAGTAAGAAAGAAAAGGATATACCATTAACATGCCTGGACATGAAAGAAAGAGATCTTTATGTCTTTGAACATTACCTTATGCGCCACGCAATTCGTCCCGACATCAAGAAGGGCGAGTCACGGATTGTGATCGCCATGGTCTTTGCCGAACGTCCACAGTCCGTTACGATCCATGATTATGTCTTTGAGAAATTCAAGAGTCTGACGCATTTCCGGTCAGGCAAGGCACTTCTTCCCGCCGACCGGCTCATCCTTATTCTCATTGGTGTTTGTATCGTATCCATCCTCATCCTCCTCATTATCATTGTTAATAGAAATAGTTCGGAGAAATCTCGCGTACCTGTTCGTAAAGCGTCTCAAAAAAAGAAGGTGTGATGGATTCTTCTTGTTGTGTCGAAGAAAAAAAGGACAGGTTTTGTTCGAGCTGGGTATGTGTGGAGACGCCAAGCACGATCTTGTCTTGTGGTCTCAATCTGGAATGGCGGTGGAGCCAGTCGAACGCAAGCGCGGTGGGATTCGTGGTGGGTGATATCTTGTTCAGGAAGGTGTCGTAGGCATCCACCATCTCGGGTTTCCAGAAAATGTTCTGATAGATGGAATTATTGTGAAACCGCGATGCCTTTTGCAATTGTGGATCATCACGGTACTTTCCCGTGAGCAATCCACCGGCTAATGGATTGTAAGCCCAGAATTCGATACCATTTGCGTCTAGAATCGGAAAGATCTCCTCGACCTTGCGACAGAGCAGATTGTACATACCCTGGTAGTACGTAGGCTGGATATATCCGTGGTCTTCACATAGATTGAGCACGTCTTCCAATTGAGTCTTGGAAAAATTCGACAGTCCAAAACGTCCAAATTTTTCTTGTCTCCACAACGTATCCGCAGCAGAGAGGGTATCAACAAGAGGTGTCTCGTAATCCGGGCAGTGCAGATAAAAGATATCCACACGACCCAATCGTTTTCTTGATTCGTTCAATTGCCGCTCTAGATGGAAGGGTGAGAGCTGACCAAGAATGCCGCTCGTAAAATCGTTCTCATACCAGGGATTGGCCTTGGTCGCAAGGACGGCCTTGGATGCATCTATCTCGTTGCGTGCCAAAATCTCTCCGAGCGCCGCCTCGTCATAATAAGAGGCGGTGTCCAGGATGGGACGAGGACTCGTCCTTAAGAAATGACAGAGAATGCGCTCATTCTCGCCATCGTCCGTGCACGAGGTGTGCTTGTAGCGGATATTCATGGTGCCCAATACAAGACGCTCCATATTATGATGATTATGCTTTAGTGTATCCGACGACAATGATTAAATAATATTCTTTTTCAAGGAGAAAAGAAAACAACAATGAATGAATCTTATGATTATCTTATCGTCGGTGGTGGGATCGCGGGTTTGGTCTCTGCCTGGGAATTAGAGACGCGTCATCCTCATGCTCGTATCCTTATACTGGAAAAGAATCGAGAGATTGGGGGAAGGCTTCGTATGGGCGAGTTTGAGGGACGTCCGGTGGTTCGTGGCGCCGGGATTGGACGCGCGGACAAGGATACCCTCCTAAAACAATTGATGACAACGGTGGGTATGGAAGTAGTGACGACCAATTCCAAGAGCACTTCACCCTTTCCATGCCGCCTTCTCTCGATTGTCGAGGAATTGAAAAAACTTCCATGTGATCGTCATGCCGAGGATTTTGAGACCTTTTATCGCCGCCATCGCGACGATCTGGATCGGTTTTGTGTATGTGTGGGCTACACCGATTTTTTGCGTGCGGATGTCGTAGACACTCTTTATGACTATGGCTTTGATGATTGTCTTCCGACATTTCGATACTTTGCCATCGATTGGGATGAATTGACGCGTCGCTGTGCGGCTCGATTGACGCGGACGCGCATCCTCTGCGATAAAAGAGTAGTGCGGGTGGATCCATGCAAGAAAGAATGCCAGACAGAGGATGGTCAACTCTTTCGATGTCGGCGACAGATCATCATGGCCACTACACGCTCCGGTCTTGACACCATTGTGAATATGCCCCATTCCTTCTATCAACAGATTGCCACGATCCATGCCCAGCCATTCCTTCGTCTGTATGCTCGTCTCTCTGATCCTCTTCCAATCCATCATCTGACCAAGACCGCCAACGACCTTCAAAAGATTATTCCCATGGGAAATGATAACACCTACATGCTCTCCTACTCCGACAATGAGCACGCCCGACGAGTCTATCGTCATCCCGATGTTGTCAATGATCTTGTCGCACCACGATGCGTGCTCCACACCAAATCCTATTACTACAAAGAGGGCACACACTACTTTGACCCACTGCCCATAGAATGGGCTTCTCGAGACGATTTCCTCCAGTATGTGCGCCATCCACATCCCAATCTACGGATTGTCGGGGAAATGGTCTCTCGCAACCAGGGATGGACGGAGGGCGCATTGGAATGTGTCCGCGATGTATTCCAAGAGTGAATCTACTCTAATTTTTTTTTGTATTGTAAATAAAAAATGTCGCGCACACCAAAGACACCAAAGACACCAAAGACACCAATGACACCAAAGACACCAATGACACCAAAGACACCAAAGACACCAAAGACACACCAAAGACACCAAAGACACCAAAGACACCAACAATGGATGTTTTATTATATATGATTATTATCCTTGTGACGATCTATGCCGTTTATTTATCTTTTGAGCGCAACAACGGGTTCGAACCGGTATCTTTTTTGTGCGCATTATTTTTTGCGCCAGTGTATATTCTTTATGCGTGGGTGGTACCTCCCGTTCAAGAAGGTTATGGTAAGCTTGAAAAATACACGACGGGTTATGGTATTCTTGTTCTTATCGCTATCATTGTATGGATCACGCGCCACCAAATACGCTGTAAAACATATGGCATAGTACAGAATAACAATAACACATTTTCCATCGTATGCAAAAAGGCTGATTACATGAAATGGTTCATTAGCGGGTTTTTTGTATTTGTAACACCATTTTTCTATCTACTCTATGCATTATTTCGACAATATCCGCATGAACTCGTGAAAAAATATAATTCACAAAATGATGCAAGACTAGATTGTGGACAAATCACTGTGTGGTATGGAGGATCTATTGAAGAAGAATGATTCTGTTCTTTCTTTTATTCAAATAAAAATTGATCTAAAGAAATCCGATTCTTAACAGAAACCACCGATAGCTCAGTTGGTAGAGCAACGGGTTGTAGCCCCGCAGGTCGGGCGTTCAAATCGCCCTCGGTGGAAATAATGAAATATAACAAAATACGATAATTTTGTTAATTTGTTTTTCGTACTGCATCACATCGATGATAGGAAGAGGTAAATAAATATTCTTTCTTTTTAAGCTTCAGATTTATGCACATTCTAACAATAAATGTTATAATTTAGAATTCCCGAGGGTATCCTCAAACAAGATTTCCACAAATTCAAAATGAACCAGGCGCTCGATTTTCGATGGTAACAGGATATCGGATTTTCCGAGCGTGTACGACTGGTCGATCAAGACGCGACGAATAAAAGGTTCTCGTTTCTCCAGGAAGCACCATAAAGAGCACCAGTTCGCGTGTTCCCTAATCTCTAGATCTGTATAGGGAAACGGTAGCGATACACACTTTTCACGGAGTCGACAAAGAGAAAGCCGTCGATTGCCATTCTCAAACTCAACATAGAGTTCCGGATCGGTCGCACTGACACCCATGAAATGATTGTCGACATCGTCCATCCCAAAATAGATGTCCTCGCCATCCTTGACATACGGTATCCATACTGTGCTCTCTATCTTTTCTATCGTCACGTTCTCCTCCTGGTCGACGAGTGTCCCTGTTTCAGTCCATTGTCCGTTCTCTTCGGTCTGGCACGCCGTCGATTCCTTTTCTTTCTTGATTGGCAGGAGAAGTCGTAGCCGTTTTTCTGTACGCTCGAATCGATGGACAATTGCCTCCAGGCGTTGAACTTCTTTCTTGAACATGTAGCACCGGATACATTCCGTTGTTCGGGTGATTGCTTTCTTTGGCATGATGATGATGATCTGTGAAGAAGAAGAAGAAGAAAATAAAAATCATACAACAATGTATATTAATACAGATTGAATCGATCGAGACAAATTTTTTGCCTCTTGATGATTATTCCCAATCCCAGAGGTATCGAAGACAGGGTGAATCGAGAGGGAACCATCGACTGTCCAAGGATCGATCCTCGGGGCGCTCGAAAACGACAAGGAGACGCTGGCGGACATTGCAATGGCGGACGATCCGACATCCAATCCATCGGTCCTCTGCAAAACATTCAATGTATTCGTAATGATCAACATGCTGGCGCCAATCCGCCCGACAATGAGTGCGGTGAGACACCACATGAGGACTGATGAAATCCATCTCAACATAAGGGGACATGGATGAGATTTGTAGATCGACAGTCTTGATACGGTAGCGTGCTTGATCCCAAAGAAGATCCTCCACAATACCCTCGGTCCAGCCAAATTGATCCACCAGATAGACATCCACGGCCTCGCCGACCTTGTATCGCGCACATGTTGTCATGACTCTGTATTGTATTTTTTGAACCAATAAAAAAAAGAATAGAGTTAGAAGATTATCACTCTATTCTATGAAAAAAAAATACTCCTGGAAATCAATTTATTCGTCGTCGTCATCAAACATAGAGGCATTGTTCCGCTCTTCAGGTGCCTGGATGGAGCGAATACGGACGCCCGTAAAGAAGGAATTCACTGGCTCGCCGATAATCTTAGTCATGTATTCACGGAAATCATCACGGCACGGCACGGAGGCGTTCGGGATGCCTTCTCGGAACCATTCCTTAAAGATGCTGTAGCATTGCTGCACCGAGATACTGGCATCCGGTTCGCGTGCAACGTGGTCCTCGACAAACTGGCGGTAGATGTCATTCTTCTTGCGGTAATTGGCGGTAGCCATCATGACCTTGGCGGGCGCCTCCTCGATCTTGGGATGGGTCTTGAGATGCTCAAGGAGCAGCCACGCAAACGCCTCGGTCATGGAAGCCACACGCTCGCCAAACGTCCTGTCTTTGGGGAAGCGTTTCAGAAGAAGCTGTTCGTCAGGATCTTCAGGCGCATCGTCACAAAAGATCGATTCGAACGGGATGACGCGGACACGGTTCCAGGTGGCCTTGTCATTGTAAGGAAGCTTGGGTGGCTCATTGCAGATAAGCACCAGCTTGAACATGGGCGTGATCTCCGATCCTTCCTTGTAAAGACCGCGCGCAAAGAATGTGTCATTTCCACTCAATTCCTTGAGGATGCCGACATTGATCACATCTTTGCCATCCGGCTCCTGAAGCATGGCGAAGCGTGCACCGGCAGAACGGGCGAGTTCTGGACAGGCGGCCGAGGACTGAGTTCGTTTGCCGATAATGAGCGATGTGGGCAATTTGATGTTGTAGGGACCAAGCATTTTTTCAAACAGAGACTGTGTGATGGACTTGCCATTGTCTCCCTCACCGGTCCACACCTGGAAGATCTTGGCATGATTCCCGCCAATAAAGACCTGTGCAGAGACATCCATGAAATAATCACGAACGCTGCGATCCGGAAAGATCTTTTCAAAAAAATCGCGCACCGCCTGAACCTCGGCGTGATCCTTGAAAAGATCCTCGCGATAACGGATCGGGGCCTTGATGCTGCATTTGTCCGACGGCCGACCGTCCCGAAAACAGTTTTCGTGCAGATCGTACACACCATTCTGGAAATTGAAGAGAAAAGGGTTCGTATCGAGCTCGTTCATGAAATTGGGTTGATAAAAGACTTCCATACACTCCTTCATGATATTGCTCTTGTAGGGTGCGGATTTGAGATAAGAAATAATGTCGGTACAATTCTTGAGCTTCTTCTTGAACGTGGCCTGTTCATCTTCTTCGGCCTGTGCGAGGCGGGTGACGAGGGATTGAGCAATCGATTCAAATGCCCATACCACCTCACTCGAGATCTTGGTACGCAGGCTGTACCCCTCTTCAATGCGGTTCCATACATGATTCGAGAATTCAAACCAAACCTTGTCCTTGATGGACGCACACACATACTGGTGCTCGTATTTTTCAAACAATCCTTTGGCAATGTCATTGTGGGATCCCTTGAGCTTCATGGCTTTTTCGTAATGACCATTCTGCAACTCCTTCATCATCTCATTGTACCCCTCCTGGTTATCACACTTGGCCATGTACTTGAGCGTACCGATGGTATAACTCTTCATGTCCATCTTGGACCATTCATAGCGGCACACGTCCAGATTGAAATTGGCGGGACTGCGCTGACTGAATCGGATCCATCGATCAAGACCCTCCTCGGATCGTCGAAAAATATTGAACAGCACCCATCCCACCTGCATCCAATCATTGCGATCCTCGGCACGACGATCGTCCAATAGATCCAGGAGACGATCAACCACCGCCGTCTCATTCTCGGCCCTCCCCATCACACGACCCTGATGAACCTGTTGTTGATGGACCTGTTGATGGATCTGGGACGAGGAGGGCAGAGGCGCCAGATCGTCACGCATCTCATGAATATACATCTCGCGACCTACAGGCGAGACGGACAAGATGCGGGGGAGATGGAAATCGAGGTTATCCCAAGTCAATTCGATCTTCTCGTGATCATTGTTCTTCATCTGAAAATCCAGCAGATGTGTACGCCAATTGCTGGATTCCACACCACGCCCGTCGACGACAAAACTCACAAGATAAGGATCCATCGTCTCGGCCTTGCGCGACCGGTAGAGAAGCCATGGCGTTCCCTTGCAGTAAGAGCGATCGAGCACGGAATCGATCGAGATACCGAATTCGCCGTGCGATACAGCCTTTTTCCATTCTAGCTTGACACGAGGTATCAATTCCTTTTCTTGAATCATCTTATTGAGCAAAAGACGAGGAAAATGAAGATGAAACCCGTGCTTGACGTAATTCTTCCCCGACTTGCTGTTCTCCAGCAGATAGGGCTTCTTTTCTAGCACAACACAGATCAGATTTTCTTCGGGGACATCGTGGATCATTGTTCGCAGCACTTTCTGATACACGTGGACCACCCTCATCAGGAAAGGACTCTCGTACAGTGCGCCCACTTCCTCGCCTGCATGATGATCTTTCTTAATATCAGCGTCCACAAGCACGGGCAGGACCTGATGGATGGCGGTGGATTCCAGTAGACCAAAAGCCCTATCGGAGGATTCAGAACAATAAAGACTCATGAACTCGTCGGCGTCGGCCGCGTCGATATAATATTTTCCGGTGGGGTGAATCATCGAGAGATGCGTCGCCTTGTCGGTCGTTCTGCGTCCATTCAAAAATTGATATAATGATGCCATTTCCCGTGTATTTATTCCAATCCGGGTAAAATCTTTTTCCTTTTTTTGACAATCCCAAAATTTTTTATTTTCATTTTTAACAAAACACACGCAGACATGAAAAAAATCAGAACCGTCAGGACAGCTGTCCGTGCGGCCAATCCTTTGGACGCCCAGGTTCGGCGTCGTCGCGAATTCTTTGAACCTCTTCTCGTCCGTGTTTCGGCTCTTTCATCTATCGATGCAACAACACTTCCCGGCGACATGGTCCAGGAGATCCTTCAATATGCTCGGGCTCATACCTCTGATTACAATCTTACCCAATTGGTGGATGCCTCTGTCGAGGAAGCACGGCAAGTATTGGAGGGCCTGCTCTCGCTGCCTCATCTCGCTGCGCCCACACTTCCCGTCGCGCGTCTCCTTCAGGACATTCGTGATGCGGAATCAGCAGATACAGAGGATACGGAAGACGTAGTTGCGGATGGGCTTAGTGTGCTGCGTCGTTATGTCCGCAAGAATCTCAGCGCGTACCTTCCCGACCTCGAGCCAGGGAAAGAGAGGGTGGATACTGCGATCGAGAAGGTGGAAGAGGATTTGGAGAAGCTCTTCCCTCTTGAGAATCCCTTCTATCCGCTCTTTCGCGACAGTATTCTTTTCCCTGAAACCATCAAGCATTTCCTGGCCACAACAACTTCCGTGGACCGTCGCGCGATCCGGGAATTTATGCGCGAACACCTGATGGATCGCATCCACAAGATCTTGGTGATGGAGGGTCACGTCATTCACAATCCAACCCACTGGAGCGATTTCCTGTCCAAGGAGTACATGAACCAATTCCCCGCCAAGATGTGGCGCCTGATCACATGGCCACAGATGGAAGCGCTCCGCGACCAGATCAAGACGTCCTCCATCCCCATCGAAGGTCTTGTGGATCGCATGCTCCAACGCGACAAGCCATCGTCCACCACCACCGCCACCACCAAAAAGACAGGCGTGGCCGCGCCTTTTCACATCCTCCGCATCAAGAACCCCAAGGAACGAGAGATGGAAGTAGAGATCTTTCATCGCACACGGCCCGACATCCCCGGATTTCTATCATTGCTCGTCAAGCCCCTCGACGATGATGCCAACAAATATGTGGGTGTGGAGGTGGGCGAGGATGGTTTTTATGCGCCAACCGACGCCTTTTTCCGTGATCTGGCCAACGACGACAAGACCAAGAAACAGGAAGCTCGACGCTTTGTTCTGGATGACGCGACGCTGCGCGTAGTGTACCAGATGAAGGATGGACGCACGGTCGAACAGACTGCCTCCCTCTTTGAAAAAGGACAAAAGTATATTCGCGAACATGAGAGCGACCGCTTCGTGACGATCCCCAAGATCATTCCGACCTTCCTCGCCACGCCTCTGGAGATGCTTTCGCGGAATGATTTTGATGCGCTTCGCGCCGATGCACGCGACAGGATCGCGAGACATCTCAACACCAATTCGATGATAATCGAGGAGAGCATTTTTTCTCATGCACAGCCCGCGATATTGAACGAATATGTGGCACCTGAACCGCTGACGGTCGAGGAATACCTCCAACGGCTATTCCGTGTCATTGTGATGATCGATCCGCGCTACGCCTTTCGTCGTATCAGCCCGTCTCTTCCGCTGCGCCTTGATCTGGGATTCTACAGACCCGAAGAGATGGCCTTCCTCTCCCCCGCGATGGTCTTCCCGGATTATCCCGGTCTGTCTTCTTCTCTTCAGAAGGAATACGATCGATGGATGTCGACCGCGAGCGATGCGTTTTGCACAGAGTATGTGGCGGTCTTTCTTCATAAACAATATCCCTTTCTTCGGTCGTTTGCTGGACTCAAGCGAGGGGTTTCAACTCCACCAAAATCCCTCTTTCGTTTCGAGCTTCCTCGCGCCGTCCTTAAAAAGGAGATCCTTGCGAACAAAGAGAAATATCAAGCGACGGTCAGATCACAGATGCTCCTCGTCTTGTACCAGCCCACGGTCGGTGCCGAGGTCACACCCCTCCTTCTGAATGTCGTCGCGTCCTCGATCCTGAACAACCAAGAGTATCTCGTGAATGGAGAGCCGCTCAATCCGGCATTTATCGAGGAATTGCAGCGATCCCTCAATCTCGTCCGCGTCCAGCATGGTGTTCTGTCGCCTCAACAAGACGCGGACGACGTTCACGTCGTCGTTCCAATTATTGAAAATCCAGACGACGATTTGCCTCCGTTAAAGGAAGATGTTCATCTTCCTGAATTCAAAACACGGGCGATGCATCTTCTTGATAGTCTATAAATCCACTAACATGTAAAAAAATGATTCTTTCATCCCTATTTTTTAATTGTAAAAAAGACAAAACAGAAACCATGGAATACAGTGACGAGAGCGAGAATGAAACCTTTTTTGGGGAAGACGACGAATACGAATACTATGATCATAGTTATGAGAATGACTATGAGGACGACGACTATGAGGATTTACCACCCTCACCATTGCGTCCGGTACGACAACCACCACCACCACCATCATGTGATCCTCCGATGACTCGACAGCCACCACAGCAACCACAGCAACTACCAAAATACGTTGTTCTCACACATGGATCATCGTCTCACGAAGAGATCTCCATACCCTCCTCACCACCTCTATCTTCTTCTCCTCCACCTCCTCCACCACCCAAGCCGATGGCGGTCACCAATCCATGGAAAAAGGTGGATCCGGTTGTGGAGAATCGCGATCCATGGGCATTTCTCAAGCCCGCTCGATCCGATTTCCATTTCCAATCGTCGTCGCGTCCTTCCAAGTACCACTACAGCGAACCGGTCCGCGAGCCCCGGTATCCCAAGAGTCTTCTTCTTTCCCAACCACAACAGCCACAGCAATCGCAGCAGCAATCGCATCATTCGCAACAGCAATCGCAACAGCCACAGAAGCAGCAGCAACAATCACAATCACAATCGCAATCGCAACATCGTCAACCAAGGTCGAATCACCCTCCCTCCAACAAGCTGTGCAAGTATGCAAAAGATTGTCGAATGAACAAGGAGAAGCGATGCACCATGGTGCATACGCTCGAAGAATGGAATCCCAAGGTCTGCCATCTCAATGCCCGATGCAAGCGCAAGAACGAGTGTGGATTCTACCACACGGAGACTACCAAAGAGGTCCATCTCTCCACCCTGATCAAAACTCAGGATACCATCTATCATAAGAATGCAGGCCTCTACCAGAAATACACCCGCTAGATTTGTCATGACGAAGTAGAAGTAGATTTTTTTCAGTTAGAAAAAAATAGGCATAAACAAGCAAAAGGAAGAATGTTAAAAAATATGGAATCTTGGACTTTTGAAAGAAGAAAAAATACTAATTTTGGGTGAAGAGGACACTATTTTAGATTGGCTCTGATCGGATATTTTTGTATAAGTTGTACCGTTCAAAATTATATTGAATTGAAACTCTTTGAGACTGGATGATGTTGATGGTGTTGTTTTTATCGTAGTTGATGATGATGATGAAGGACCAATATAATTTGTACCATTCGTTGTAATGAAGAAATTGGTACCATTTGTTGTAAGTCGCAATGGATTTAATGAATTACTGCTATACGGAACGGATTGTGCTGTAGAACCTTGGGTACCTTGTAACAATTTAAACCTTTTAAACGGATCTTTTCGATTGTTTTCATCAAATTGTATAATATCACCATTATTATTGATAGTGACAGGTGTGAATTTAAATGATGTATTGAATACTGATTGGATAGTGAACACTTTACCAATTAAATATCGGAGGGGGTAAGCTTTCGTTTGTGCCTGTATATAGTTTGGTATTTGTTTTGATTGTTGTGAATACTTTGCCATTAAATCTGAAAAATTTTTAAAATGTTGATCCTCAACATCTAACTGAAAAGATGTTGATAATGATTCACAATCCTTATTATTCGGTGTGAGTTTTGAAAGAAGTAAACAATCTGTAAATGTCTGTGTAGATTTCAATATAGCTAACAAATTTTTAATCTGTTGTTTAGCTTGTTGTGTATTAGCACGTGATCGATCATTTGTCGCTTTTTGTATTGCACCACGTCTTGCGGCTGCTGTTTGGGCCAATTGGACCGTACTCTTATTCATTTGCATACAATAGATTTTACCCTCTATTTCAGCAATAACGCGAAAATCCATAAATTTCTCACGAGAAATTGGTACATCTGAATTAGGAGCAACGACAAGTCGTAAATAACTTTTTTTTTGAGGAGATTTTTCGATCCAATCTCGTCTAGCAATAATTGAACCATTACTATCTAATTCAAACGCAAATCCAAATGACTGCTGTTTTGGTGAGATTGGTGGTGCATTTCCGTCTTTATTTAATTTTTGAATCAACCGACCATGTTGATCTATTTGTACATTAAATTTACATTTTAAAGGTCCTTGAGATTTTAATACGATTGTTTTACCTTGTAATACTTTATACAGAAATTTATTCATATCTGATGTGGTGAATATTGTTGGCGGAGAATTTGATTTTTTCGGCACAATTGCTTTAGATTGAGATCCGCTTTGTTGTTGTTGTTGTTGTTGTTGTTGTTTTATTGAAAAAAGAGACCTATCAATACCACCATCAGCACCACCAACAGCACCTCTTGATTTATCAGCATCAGCAACACCACCATCAGCACCGGCGCCAGCACCACCAACAGCACCTCTTGCTTTATCAGCATCAGCAACACCACCATTACCACCAGCACGTCGTCTACCACCATCAGCACCTACAGTACCAGCAGTACCACCATCAGCACCACCACCAACACCACCACCACCAATAGTGCCACCATCAGCAACACCACCAACACCAACACCACCAATAGTGCCACCATCAGCATCAGCAACACCACCAACACCACCATTACCACCAGTACGTCGTCTACCACCACCACTAGCAGTTAAAGGATCAGTACCACATGGTATTTGTAAAGATCTAATATGGGATATTTCGACACGATAAATTTTATCACCTGATAGTACACAAATTAGTTGATTTCGTCTACTTTTGTTGAGTGTTTTAAAAGTGTCTTTTGTAACATATAAATTATCAAAATTATTTGACTTTTTTATCGATGATGTTCCATTCTGAGATATTAATGTGATTTGCTTACTACCGTCGTCTAAATTGCAAGCTTTTACTTGTTGTGTATATTTTGATGATTCTGATGGACAAGATTGTTGTATTTTAGATAATCCTCCTCCTGGTCCTACAACACCTCCTGCTGGTCCTACAACACCTCCTCCTCCTGGTCCTACAACACCTCGTCCTCCTGGTCCTACAACACCTCCTCCTCCTGGTCCTACAACACCTCGTCCTCCTGGTCCTACAACACCTCGTCTTTGTTGTGCTTGTTGTTGTGCTTGTTGTTGTGCTTGTTGTTGTGCTTGTTGTTGTGCTTGTTGTTGTGCTTGTTGTATTCTATATAATCCTCTATGTCCTCCTCTTCCTGGTCCTGGAACTAGAACATTAAATCCACCACCTCCTCCTTGTTGTTGTCTTCCACCACTACCTAAAATGGAAGATAATTCTTGTTGTAAAAGTTTAATATTAATAGGGTTATTTTGTCCATTGTTTGATAATATGAATCGAATAATAAGTGAAAGTGCTTGATATTTATCATTATATTCTTGGTTGTTTTTTAATACATCATAAATACGCATAAAATAATTCATATACTCTTTTTGTATTTTTCGTACGTTACTATCAATATTAATTTCGTTAATTGATTGCAATATTGTACAAATCTCTATTGATTCTTGGTCTAATTGTCGATATAATGCTTCATATAATTTGCTTATATCAACTGGGTTAGAATTAATGATTCTATCAATCTCATCCGTATGCATGTCTTGTGCTTCGTTGTATGCTTTAATAAAATTGGTTGGATTGGCGGGAGGGATTTGTTTTAAAAATGCTATAACAGATTCAATATAAACATTTACTTGTCGTGTTGGAGCTTGAGGTAGAACTGGAGGTTGAGCTGGAGGTTGATTTGGAGCTGGAACTAGAGGTTGATTTGGAGCTGGAGCTGGAGCTGGAGCTGGAGCTGGAGCTGGAGCTGGAGCTGGAGCTGGAGCTGGAACTAGAGCTGGAGCTGGAACTGGAATTCCTCCACTTTTCTTCCTCGTAACTACAAGTGCATCTGGTTTTTTACGTTCTTTTAAAAATGTACTTGAAGTCTGAGCAGCAAGAGCCATGTCTTTTCTTTATATTTGAATGATAAAAAAAATTATTAAAAATATATTTTTTTATCCCTCTACATTTCCTGATTTTGTTATAGATATTGACGGTTGACAAAAATCCAGATGATGAGACCAAAGAGGATGGATTTGATGGCCGTTCGGACAATCCATGAATTTTTACACAAGGGAACAAAGGCGTCAAGAACGCCATCCAATACTGGCAGACAAAACATAAAAAAGATGCCCGATGTTAGAAGGATGGCCATCACTTCTTGGGACATTTTTCGACAGGATTCCGTCGATGGTGGTGGTGCTACTGCTGGTGCTACTGCTGCTGGTGCTACTACTGTTGCTGGCATTGCTGCAGCTGGTGGTGGTGGTTGTGCTGGTGGTGACTGTGCGTCCGTCGTACCAAACAGCATCTTGATGCCATCCATCTCATTCGACGACAATCGGATCTCGTCCATCGGAAGCTTTTGAATCAGATCCCCCATCCTTTTTTCCTTTCTTGATTGGCATCTTCTTAACACATTCACTGACAAAGGAATTCACTTTAGGTAATGCATGGGTGGTTGTTGATGATGGTAGACAGGGAAGAGTTTGGGAAAGGCGGAGGAGACGCGGCTGACGGGGATGGAGATGAGATGAGAAATGTCTTTTTCGACCGAGGCAAATCGTGAAAAAAGGTTCTGGATGATATCGGGCGGGCCGTGGAGGAGAAGGACGAGTTTTCGTGTCTTGTCGTCGTTGGCATTGATGTCTTCTTCGAAAGAGGAGGGTTGGACAGTGGTGGGACGAATGTTGTCTTGTGAACACCGCATCGGCACACAGAAGATGGTGGCATGCCTCTCGTGATAGACAAAGCTCAGACAGTCGAGACCCGACTCGACCCGCTCCATGGAGAGCTCCTCGCGAAGACATCGATCGATGACTTCCTCGACCGTCGTCTCGTACGTCTTGAAGGTCTCGGTGACCGCAAATTGCGTATCACCGCGTTCGTAACCAATACACAAAATGTGATCGGTGGGGTAGCTGCGGCGGATCTTATGAAACACCTGCAACGCCCCTTTTCGTATATACCCCGAGGGGATCATGGATTGGATTATTTCCCACGAGCATGTATCATGATATATATTATTTCTAATCTTGTACATCATACTATTGGAAAAATAAGGCACGGTAGGATAGAAGAAACAAGATACACACACTTTCTTTTCTTGTCCACTATATTTTAAATCTAACTTTTCATTTTTTATTTTTTTTCATTGCTATAAAAATAAAAGAATGATGCGAAAGATAGACATCGAGGAGGAAGAAACACAGCCTATGACGACCTGGACAAAATTCTGGATCTTTTTCTGGATCGTGTGGATGCTGCTGGGATTGATGGCCTTTGTGACATCGTGTGTATGCTTCTTTTATGAAGGCAAGTCGGAACAAAAGTGGCTCGGTCTCGTGATCTCTATTATTCTCGGTCCCTTTTACTGGATCTATTTCGCCAGTGTCGATGAGAAATACTGTGCATCAACAACTACCAGCGGACAACGAAAACAAGCCATACCAGTATCACAAAAACGATCACCGCGAAAATCCAAATAAGAAGTTTCCGCCAGAACCATTGACGCTGGTTGCAATAGACATAGATAATATCGTTATCGCCCGCAATCGTCTTGCAATTACTCCATATTCCAAACCCCGACCGACGCGCCTCGGTCATTTTATTCTTTAGATAGCCTGGTATTTCGGAGAATGCACAATCCTCGCAAAACGTGGGATCATCCAGGTAGTCGTCCGAATATTCTTTGCAGCGTCGATTGATTTCTTCCCAATCGTAATTCCTCTCAATCATATTATTCTTATTAATATTGGCCGCAAGGTGTAGAAGCCCGTTCCAATAAGGTATCCATTGATGACGTATATTGGCATTAAATCCAGTGTTTTCCGTCCTTGCACCCACAATCTCCATTTTCCTTTCCTTTATTAATGTTTCATAAAGATAAAATGCTCTTTATGAACAATTTCTTCCCGATCCGCATCTATTATTCGAAAGAGTTGAAGATGCACCGCATTCAGGCACCGCGCGCGGATCGCGACCATATTGTCTTTGAGGTCGACTTTCTTCCTTCTTCTTACAAACTTGTCACTACGCTGTATGTCCTGAATCCACGCATTTTTCCGCCTCTTCCACTGGGAGCCTCCATGTTCACCGTCTACCAAAACAAGAGTTCTCCCTTTCAGACCGTCTACCTGGAATGGGTCGCCTTTCCTATTATGACCAGTGTCGACAGCTCCAATGGCGATTTTTCGTTTTTTGCCTTTACCACGGCGATTCCAGATACCGTACCTGTCTACGTCCGCAATAACAATAGTAACCACTGTCAAATTGTTCTTGATTACAATTTCATTACCAACTATTTTGCCACCACACCCTTTTATAAGCGCGTGCTGGATCGCGACAATTTCATGCTTTATGTTCATAAGAAATCTCATTTGTACTGGTCGGCCACCTCGGAATGTCTCTGTATCCCTTCCGCGAATCCACACGATTTTGCCACACTCACCGAATGCCAGACGCAGACCTATCCCAAAGTACGGAATATCACGAGTTTTACTGGAAACTCGGCCATTCCTCTCGCTCAGATCCGCGATCAGATCTATCCACAGCCATTATCCTCCACCTCCAGTTTGGAAACAGTGCTCGCCATCCTCGCCGTCTTTTTTTCCTTGTCCATTCTCGTGATGGCCATCTTTCTACGCGGAATAACTGCCGACCGCGCCGGGAAGCGGCGGGACGATGTTCATGTCACACCCGGCACCACAGGTATGCGCGTCTGAAAACACGACGGTATTTTCTGATGTTGATTTGGTTCGGCACCAACAAAGGGCGGGCGCCGCATCCACGCGATAAGAAACGGGTTGATACTCGGCAAACGAGGTATAGGGAAAAATCGGACTGTTGGGAAAATCCATGAATGTATGTTTATTTTCTAGAAGAAAAAAGAAAATAAAAATGTATATGGAAATATGTTTAAGGGGTCATTGTGATCAGGGCCGATGGCGAAGAGTACTGCACATCGCCACCTGTGGCCTGTCCAGAGCTGCCCACCTTCTGACTGGCCATCGCGGTTTGTTGGATCATCGCCTGACCGACCGTTGTATCGGGCGATGCCGCAAATGCAACACCACCCGCAGTAGTGACGGTTCCACCCGACGCCTGCTGCTGCAGTTGGGCAATCGACCTGCACTGTTCGCCGTACGCGCCACCCATGACCGCAAGCGCGCCGGGATTGAGATCCTGGGCGGGATTGACCGAGGGACGGAACCACGTGCAGGAATTGGGATTGGAATTGGGATTGACGGGAACAATCGCGATGTCACCGCGGATAAAGTCGCTCTGAGAAAAGAGCCGACTCTTGAGCGGGGACACGATGAAACGATCCATCACAAGAGGAACACTCCCGGATTTGGATCCCGATGCACCCACGTTATTCTGCATGGGTTGAAGAGGGAGCTCATTCACAATCACCTGGCCCACATCCTTGTTTTCTTGACGCAACATCTGCCCCTGTTGGGAAGACGAACCGGCGGGGTAATTGAATCCTTCCTTCACTTCTCGCAGCACATTTTTATCGACTAAATTTGCATAGGTGGAAGGATCGAGCGCAAGAGGATTGGTGGGATCGACCGCGAGATTCTTCAATTCGGGAAGATTATAGCTGACATTGGCCCCATATCCGGTGGACTGGAAACGAGGAGAGAGTTGTGTTTGCTGATTACCGGGCGCCGTGAACATCGGAATAGGCGCCATTGCCTGCTGGTTGTTTCCAGGGATGGCGTTGCCCTTGGGTCCCACCACATTGACCCTGGCGCGGAAAGGATAATCTCCCCACCAGCCTTCAACAATATTTTTTCCCGAAAGAACCTTCTGCACACAGAACATTACGAAAGAGAATAGCAACACCGTGCCGAGGATCTGCTTCCCCGTGGATGTATTTTCAAGTGTCATTTATCTGTCAAAAGAAAAAAAATTTATTTTTCATAAAAATTCTTATTTATGGAAATAATGATAATATCTTAAATAAAAACAATAACCAGATCATGGGGATCAAAAACCTTCATCAATTCTTGAGGAAGGCCTGCCCTCTGATCTATTCGGAGATTCATTTGTCGCGCTATGCGTACAAAAAGATTGCGATTGATACGTCGATTTACATGTGTAAATTCAAGACGAGTTATGGCAAGCAGTGGTTGGATGCCTTTCTATTGTTAGTGACGGTACTTCGTGAGAACGAGATCCATCCCGTCTTTGTGTACGACACCAAGTTTCCGGTGGAAAAGGATCAGGAAAAGAAGAATCGGACGCTCGCGAGAATCAAGACCAAGGAGCGTGTAGAGAAAATCTCGACCGATTGGGACGCGTACAAGGCGTCCTTCTCGTCCGAAGTATTTGCGACGGGTGTGCTTCCACATCTTCCAGAAAACATGTCAGTGGAGCTCACCGATTTTCTTGGCAAGACGGAGCGGACATCTCTTGTCGTGATCGATGTGGACCGTGAGATGGACCATCTCCAAAACACACTGCTCTCCATCCGCACCGAGGATTTCGATCTGACTCGTGAGCTGCTGACGCTGCTCGGTGTGGCCTGGCTCAATGCGACCGGCGAGGCCGAGGCCACGTGCGCCGTCCTCTGTCGAACGGGTTTGGTGGATGCCGTCCTCTCTGAAGATACCGATGTCCTCAATTACTGCGCGACACGATTCCTTCACCGTCTCAATATCCACGGACAGACGGCCATGGAGATCGATTATCACGAACTCCTCGTGCGTCTCGATTTCACCGCGGACCAATTCCTTGATTTCTGTATCATGTGCGGCACCGATTACAATACCAATCTCTTTAAGATCGGTCCCGAAAAATCCTATCGCCTTCTCAAAAAACACGGACGAATCGAGCAGATCCACGAACAATATCCGGGTATCGACATGTCGGCCTTTCCCTTTCCTCGTGTCCGAGAGATCTTTGTGGACGACCAATCGCTCACCGAAGAACAGACCGGCGCCGCCCTTTATTCTGCTGTACCGAACACCCATCGTCTGTCCGAATTCTGTTTTGTGAACAATTGCCGCTTCGACCTCCAGCGCCTTGTCCATGCCTTTACCACCAACCCCCAAATCGTCTTTCAAGATTCGACTCTAGCCACATAAAAGATCCTTTTTTAAATTGGTATTAAGGATGCCTTTGAGATGTTCCGAGAAGACGGTAACTTGTTGCATCCATTGTTCGATTTTATGGATGATATTGTAGTCGCCATTCTTGTAGAAATACGTGTAAAAAATGGCGCCAATGAGAACCTCGAAAATATCGGCACATTGTTTGTCTTTGGTTTTACTTCCGATGTATCCTAGGTTGGTACAAATCTTGTTTATTTTTTGCAAGTAACAGATAAAAACCTTATTCGATTCGAGGATGCTGATGAGACGTGTTGCCCCCCCTGCGTCATCCATGTATTCAAACGCGATGCGTCCGTGAATCATCTTCAGCACCCGGTCACCAAGAAATTCCAGCTTATCTTTGGTGATATCCCAGTGACGACTAAGTTTGACCTTTTGGGTATTCGGAGTAAGCAGAAAGAGATCTTTGAACAGTGTGTAGGAAAATTCAGGAAAAAAGAAGCCAATCTGAAGCGCCCCCCACATTTCTTTGAGGATCGTCTCCTTGGACCGTTTCGGTTTCGGCTCTGTTTTCACTTTGACTTTGACGTCGACTTTCGGTGTAAGTATAGTCTTATTCTTGCATTGTTTTTTTCGACAGATTGGCGCTTGCAATTTCTGTCGTGCCGAAAACCAACCTTCTTGGTCCGAGGACTGGTTTTGTACTGCTGTTTGATATCCATCCTCGGACATTTATTTATTACGATAATAAAAATAATATTGTTTATAGAATATAGAATACAGAATATGTTTGTCCTCGTAACATCGTATTTTATCTCGGCAAACGACCAACGTCAACAAGAGATTAACGAATGTCTCCTTCAAAATACCAAGAATCCATGGATACATAAAATCTATCTCTTGAATGATCGATACTATCCTCTTGATTTCATTCTTGAAAATGGTGATAAAATACAACAGGTTGTCCTACCGGATGGTTATAAGAACAATCGATTACTCTATTCAACCGCGATTCATTTTGCCAATACACACCTTTCACCGGATGATATTTGTATTTTGTCGAATTCGGATATCTATTTTGACGATTCATTGAATCTCCTTCTTTCGTACAATCTAGAGCACAAGTTTTTGGCCCTGACGAGATACGAAAATAATAATCTCTTTTATTATGATTTCGAGTCTCAGGATACATGGATATTCCGATGTCCTTTCTTCATGAATATAGATCCTCAAGAGATAAATTTCCAGTTCGGTATGCCCGGCTGTGATAATCGTATCGCAAAGATTGCTCTTGACCATGGTTACCTCGTTAGCAATCCAAGTCGCAGTATTCGGACGCATCATCTTCATGCCAGTAATCATCGAACTTATACATCGGTGGATAGGATTCAAGGCGAATATCATTTCATCCCCTCCACAACTCTTGATTAATTTTTGAAAAAAGGATCTAAAGACAACAATTCATATATTATGAGGCCGGATTATTCTCCTCGATAAAACATGTTCCTGTAGCTCAATCGGTAGAGCATCGGTCTTATGAGCCGAAGGTCGAGGGTTCGAGACCCCCCAGGAATAAATCCTTGATATTCATGAATATCAAGAAGAAACGAATCAATCAATCAATCTATGGATCGTGTGCGGAGGTGTCTCCCACCGCGTCTCGCTTCCTCGCATGAGACGTAATCCCACACAATGCGCCAACGACCATCCCCACTCAGTCCAAGATCGACGTCGCCGTGCTTACACTCTGGACATTCATTGTCGACCGTCGCATAAATGGGACCAAGGATTGGTGTCATTCCGGATCCCTCGCCATATCCCGTCACACGGACACACTTCCCACACGCCGCTCCATTCTCAAATTGTTCATGATTCATGGCCACAGTTGTGGTCACTCCATTAAATCCAGGTTGCAGCATACAAGCCCCATTCGCGCCATTCCCTCCCATCCCATAAAACGTGCCGTCCCCATCATATGCGGCGACGGCACAAAACATCAACATCATCATCAGATAATTCTTCATTCTTCTTTCTTTTTACAGATATATTGTTAAATGAATTTCATTTTTGCTATGATGATAAATATTCCATCAATTCTCCAAAGACATCGTCATTACTCCTTGTCCAGACCTCATGAAGCACATCCATGACCACACTATCTACACGATTCCATACAATTTCTGGAGAAGAAGACTTTTTTATAGTATGTAAATGAAACCCCTTGAAAACGAGATAGAGCACTTCTTCTTTCTCCAAGAGCTCGACGAGAAGAGGTTTTTTTAGATTCACCAAGTGACTTGAAACAGATTGAGGACCGTAATAAAATCGAGATGTTGAGGTATAGTTCCGGCAAATGTCCAAGGCGGTTTTTCCTGCTTTATTGACAAGAGTTGTATCTGCACCGTGAGCTACAAGGAGACGTACCGATTCCAGATTGCCAAACATGACGGCTTTGTGAAGGGCTGTATTACCATTTGTATCACACCAATCCACCTGGTTGATATTACGACGGAGAAGACTTTTTATAATTCGCGTTTCGATTTCATTGGTGTTCTGGTAATTCGTTTTATCCATGTCCACGGTTTTCACACCGAATACAATCGCTGGAATATCTGTTTTTGTAATCTTCGCCCCAGCTGCCAACAACATCTCAACAAGATCAGGACGCCCATCATGAATGGCGAAAAGGAGAGGAGAACAAAATTGATCCGGTATGTTCTGATTCACGTCACATCCTTTATGAATAAGATATTGGATGATATAAGAAGGGGTCTTTTTATCCATAGCATAGGCGATGAGGCAATCATTGATAAAATATGATCCTTGTCTTAGAAATTTGTCCAATTTTGCAATATGTTGTTCCTCCTGGTTCCCGAATGGAGTATGGATAATGTCTTGAAACACGGAAATTTGTTCGACATTCATCTGTTTTTCATGTAAAATTATTATTTCTTTTAATGGAATTTACGGACAAACGTCTGGCGGTGTAGCGGTGTCGGACCGTATTCACGAAGAGCCTCCAAATGAGCCGCGGTGCCGTAGCCCATATTAGTCTCCAGACAGTAGCGGGTGAGAGAGGTATTGGACTGGCAAGAATCCAGCACGTACGCATCACGGTGCGTCTTTGCAAGAATGGAGGCGGCCGCGATCTCTGGATAAGCCGACTCTCCGCGTATCACAAGCTCGTGAGAAATACCTGGATAATCGCGAAAAAAGGTGCCATCCACACGAAGCGTCGTCTGCAATTCAGTCAGCACCGGATGCTTCTGTAATAGATTGTCGATGGCTCGATGCATCGCCAAGGTATTGGCGGGAACAATACCAAGCTGATCCACTTCTTCCTCGGACGCATATCCCACCCCCCACATGCTTTCGCTTTCGTTCTCAATGTACTCACGACTCTTCCGACGCGCCAGTGCCGTCATCTTCTTGGAATCACGAATCACCCTCTTATTTTTTGCCGCTTTCTCCATCCAGTCGCTGCTGACCACACCACCAAAACACACCGCCCCCGCATACACCCGCCCCCATAAACTCCCTCTCCCTGCTTCATCCACACCAATGATCCATGCATTGTCCATCATCTTCCTTCCGACCTTTTTGATGGGGTTGTTTTATTTTTGTAAAACTTTTTGTTTAGAAAAGTTTTACAAAAATAAAAAAGAAAGAAAGAAAGAAATAATGGCATCCACAACATTGAGTGTGAATATTCGTTCCTCCAAAATTCATCTTCCTATTTATATAGTTTCTTTAGATACAAGAACAAAAACATTTACCGAGGATGAAATTCGAGGATGGTTTATTAAATCCAATTCCTTTTCTACCTACAAAACAAGTGGTGCGCTACTGATTTGTGAACAACTACCCGACCCTAATTATAGAACTGACGTTACCTATAGAATGATCGTATTACACCCATGGAGGAATGAGGAAAGACGTCGACAATATCGACAAATGGCCCAAACTCCTGCCAACCGACAACAAGTTCAAGCGTTAGAAACGGATGTCGTAGAGCAGGATGGTCAGGCCCAACAAAGACGTGGAGGCGGAGGTGGAGGTGGTGCTCAACCATTGGGTTTTATACAGCGTGTTATACGAGGAGAAACAAAACGTCAAGCGGAACGTACACGTTATCTAAATGAAGCGTCTGTACGTGTCCGTGGAACTTCGTGGTTCCCTCATATTTTAGTCAATGAACAATATGAACATTTACCTGAAATGGTTCGCTTTCGAGTCGCCTTTCGAGAAAATTGTAAAAGACTCCTCCAAGATTATGTTCGTACGTCGACGGAAGGAAGAACGATTTTTCCCAACATTGCATGGGAAAGAATGGAATTTCGAAATTTTGAGCATACGCAGTTAGATGAACGTACACCTGGTGCAGGCCCATTTGTTCATGGTGTTTGTCGTGGATTATTTCCGGAAGGAGATTCGACAACACCTGGGAACTTACCTCAAGGAAGGCAACCAAAAAAAGGTAGTATACAAGCTCGAGATAGGTATCAAATGTGTATGCATGTTGCACAGGTAACATGTGTAGTATCCATGAATATGGTATTTACGAATCCCATGTCCTTTTTATCCGATATGATAGGAGCCTTGGGAATTTTGTATGAAGGATTTGGTTTGCTATTTTCAAAAGAAAAATACAAGTCCAGCTATTCCAAAGCTCGGTTTTATTTACACGATAACCGAGGACAAATGCTTCTTTCCCGACTTGCAGGAGATCGACCTCCCGATAAAGCATTTGACCTTCTTTATGTTTGTTATCGTTACGATCAATTAAATCATTAACTTTCATCATTAACATACATCATTAATATATATGTTTAAAATTTGAAAAAAATAGAATGATAGATCCATGCATTGTCCATTCTTTTTCTTTCTATCTAGTTATCTCCTATACTGTTATATTTCTGATTTCATCTCATCACCACAAATGTGATGTCTTTATGATTCGTATTCCTTTCACATGATTCTTGAGAGGTATTGTTTCCATGTAGAGGTTGGTCTTGAAATACATTTTTCGGTAGTCATCCTGTAGTACATGTTCGTTGTATCGACTATGGTACACAAAATAAAAAAATAAAGATCGATTCAAGATGATTACCAACAAGGCGAGAACAAAGAACCCTCCCAATACTCCATACCACCACCATTGTACATCCTTCCGAATCTCAAGGCATGCCATGGTCAATAAAACGAGAATACATATCAATAGAAAAACAAGTCTGCGGTAGGTGAGAGCGCGAATCAGATGCAAAAAGGGAATACATAATAAGAAGAAATACAGAGCGGCAAAGCATGCAACGCGTTTTTGATTCATTTTATTTTGTTGAATAAATAAAAAACATTTTATACATGTTTGGGGAAATCAATCAGAAACCAAAAGTTATTGTATTTTTTGGTGGGAATGGGAGCACAATTAGGAGTACGATTTATAATTTTGAATATATGTTAAAGAATCGAAACAAGTTCTTTCAACCATCGGATCGATTTTTTACCATGGACTACCCTGGTATTGGACTCAGCGCCGATGCCTCCCTCGGTCTATCTTCTGTACGCGAGGCGGCACTAGATTTATACAAACAAGCACTAGAGAGCAAGAATGACTTGAATAAACAGCAACGAAAGCTACAACAACGAAAGCTACAACAGCAACAGTCACAGCAACAACAGCAACAAAAGCAACAGCAACAGTCACAGCAACAACAGCAACAAAAGCAACAGCAACAGTCACAGCAACAGCAAAAGCAACAGCAACAAAAGCAACAGCAACAGTCACAGCAACAGCAAGAATTTAAACAGGCATCAAGTGGACAACAGCAACAGTCACAGCAACAGCAAGAATTTAAACAGGCATCAAGTGGACAACAGCAACAATCGACAAATCAATACGAACTATGGGTTATTACGTTTTCGATTGGTATGGGTGTATTTGCCGAAATCCTTCCTGAATTAAAGACTGAAGAATTACCCGATGCCATTCTTTCCATAAATGGTCTTTTATCGTTTCGAAAATCGGCCCACAAATTACTTGGAGCCGGTAAGCTGATCGGGAGGGAATTGAACATGGCACGAACCTTCAGTAGTCGAATCAACGAATTTTTTCAACACAATAAGAACTTTCGTTTTTATCTCGTTCAGACACCAAATGATAGAATGATTGATGTTGATAATGTTAAGAATGTTGTCAAACGTTGGAAAGTCACCGCTGGTGATAAAAAAGATCAAAACATAATATTAATGGATAACAATAATACGTATACTATGCATCATAACCACATAAACTTTGAAAAGCTTATTCAAAAATTGGTGGAAAGATGAAAAAGAAAATTATATTCACAGAAGAAAAAAAGATGAGTATGAATCTAATCCTGTCCAGGGTTTATCGGTTTCTTTCTCCTCGACCGTACCGTGAATGGGAACAAGAAATTAGGACGGTGGAACAGATGTGCATTCGATTAAAAAATGATCACGTTCTTGATCAGATGAAGCATCGGACCGAATTCCGATGGCGGGGAGCCATCATGGACTGGCTCTCGTCTTCGGATCGTCCTATCGTACAGAGGATGCTTCCCATGCGCTTGTTTCGTGACATGATTGCGACGATGCATCGCACGCGATCGCGCTATATCTATCGAGATCATGTCCGTTATCGTCCAGCAAAGCTTTCTCCAGTTCGAAAGAGGGTGGGGATTATTGCGATGCACGACTCTTTTTTCTATTTGTGTGAAAATAGGAACACAGGCACGATTCATATACTCGCCTGAAATTGATTTCATGGGATGGAGAGGAGGAAAGAAAAACGATCGATGGATATTGAGAATTGGAAGATGAGGAAACTCATCAAGAGATTGAACGAGGCGCGAGGGAATGGTACGAGCATCATCTCACTCATCCTCCCACCGGGAGACCAGATCTGTCGTGTCAATCGCATGTTGACGGAAGAATACGGCACTGCCACTAACATCAAATCGCGTGTGAACCGGCTCTCGGTGTTGGATGCCATCACGGCAGCACAGCAGCGTCTGAAGCTCTATCCACGCACACCACCCAACGGTCTGGTCATGTACTGCGGTACGGTGTTGAACGAACAAGGAAAAGAGCGCCGCGTTACGATTGATTTCGAGCCCCTGAAACCGATTAATACGTCGCTGTACATGTGCGACAATAAATTTCATACTGCGGCGCTCTCCACGCTTCTGGAGGAAGAGGATGTGTTTGGATTCATTGTGATGAATGGTGATGGGTGTCTGTATGCCACGGTGAGCGGGAATGTCAAGAATGTGCTCTATCAGTTTGGTGTGGACCTGCCCAAGAAGCATGGCCGAGGAGGTCAGTCGTCGGTGCGCTTTGCGCGGCTGAGGATGGAGGCGAGACACAATTATACCAAAAAAGTGGCGGAATTCGCGACGCAATTTTTCATCACCAACAACATGCCCAACGTCCGTGGGATTGTGCTGGCGGGATCGGCGGATTTCAAGACCGAGCTGGGCAAGGCCGATTTCTTTGATCCGAGATTGACAGCGGTCCTATTGCAGACGGTGGATGTTGCATATGGTGGACAGCGTGGTCTCGGACAGGCCATCGAGCTCTCCTCGGAATGTCTAGGTGGTGTGCGGCTTATCCAGGAAAAGAAGCTGTTGCGGCGGTTCTTTGAAGAGATTCAGAGAGATACCGGTCGGTACTGCTACATGGTCGCGGACACGATTCGTGCGCTGGAGATGGGTGCAGTGGAGGTTTTACTGGTGTGGGAGCAGTTGGAGATCGAGCGGCACGAAGTGATTGACGCGTCCACGAACGAATCCAAGACGCTCTTTCTTCCCAAGGATGCAAGTCTCGATGCCTATGTTGTACAGGAGAGCATGCAACTCACGGAATGGCTCGCCAATCATTACAAAGATTTTGGGACCACCCTGGAATTCCTTAACGATCATACGGACGAGGGCCATCAATTTGTCCGCGGCTTCTCCGGGATCGGTGGCATCCTTCGTTGGAGCATTGGCGAAGAAGAAGAGGAATATCAACATCAACAAGAAAACGAACAACCTCTCTCTGCGTTTGAAGACACCGACAATATGGAAGATTTATTTTAATGTTTAGACTGTGTATCAAAAAATAAATAAACAATATGATTTTATTTATCTTTCTTCAAAGTATAAGATAGGATGTTGAATGTGGCACCTTATTTTGGATGGTTCGCGGGTGTGTGCACGACCGTGTCGTTTGCGCCTCAGATTCTGACGATCTTTCGTACCACCAACACTGATGGGATCTCCATGAGGATGCTTGTGATCCACATCGCCGGTGCGTCGTCATGGATCGTCTATGGCGCACTGATCCAAAATCAAATCATGATTTGTTTTAATTCCATCACCTTTTTCTTTATTAGCATCATCATGGGTCGCTGTGTATATCTGCGGTATTCCGAAACGAATCCTTGTACTATTACTATGAATGAAGAACCTGTGTAAGAAGTATCGTCCGCTCTTCTGGATCACACCATAAGTATTTTCATATGTGTCTCCTGATTGCGATTTTCTATCATTAATGATGTTGTGGATGCTTCCTTCTCCTTCTCCACCGGATCCATGTTGAGATCCGAATCGTCCCATGAATCCACTGCCATGTTGTTGCACCATATCTTGTCCGAATAGTAGTCTGGTAGTGCGATATGATAGTACTCAAATCTCTCTCCTATCATTCCCTCTTCCGCCCGCAATCCCTCTACCTGACACGGCAGATGCCACTTCCCGTTATAAAACACCACATGATGGGGTGATAGAAGGATGTCCTCTGTCGGATTGTTCCTCTCAAAAAAATGAGCCGGAATACGGTACGGCACATTCTCCTTCGTTCCCACATACGTGCTGGAAAACATTCTTCGGATCTCCACGGTCCGATTATAGAACGGAGGAACCAGGAGAAGGTCTCCTTCTTTCAACGATTCGATCGGCACATATCCTGATGGAGTAAGAATCATCATCCCACGACAAAGACAAGGGACATCGGGAGAGGAAACGGAGTATATAAACGGTGTGTTGGCGAGCGTGCTCGTCCATATGGTTCCTATACCGGGAAACGAACTAGGAGCACCGAGAAGAGCACCAGATGCTGTTTGATCACTCCATGTGCCAGTCGATTGAGCATTGTCGGTTGTGGTAATGCTATTCTTGATTGTGAGAGAAGGTGCGATCAGATCTCCGGAATTTTGAAGATAACAATTAGAGATGATGACTGTAGGAATTGTAGTATAAGTATTTGTGCCACCACCACAGATACCACCGGAAGTAGACGAAATTGTACCTAAAACATAACAATTGGAGATATTGACTGTCGCCGTGTAAGAGACATTATTACTAAAACCAATCAAAATACCACAGATACCACCAGAATTTGTACCACTGATAGTACCGTTGCTATAGCAATTCTTGATTATACAAATGTTAGACGTATTATGCCCGAAATTACCCCCAGAAATACCACCGGCAGAAGTTCCACTAATAATTCCTGAGGATGAGCAATTGGAGATTGTCACTGTACCATTCGTACTCCCTGCAGTGTTTCCAATAATTCCACCTGCACTCGTCCCACTAATAGTTCCTGAGGATGAGCAATTCTCTATTATGACTGTTCCATTCGTATCTCCTGCTAAGCTTCCTACAATCCCTCCACTACTAAAACTATCAATTGTCGTTCCCGTAAAATTACATCTTCTGACTGTGACATTACCATTTGTCCTCCCTGCATAGTTTCCAACAATACCACCAGGACCACTAGTAGCACTACTATTAAGAATTCCAGAGAAAGTACAATCCTCGATTGTGATTGTACCATTCGTATTTCCGGCACCTGATCCGACAATACCTCCACATCCACTAATACCACTAATTGTTCCTGTTGATGTGCAATTGGTGATTGTGACTGTACCAAAACTATATCCTGCATCGCTTCCAACAATTCCACCGGCACTTGCCCCATTTATCGTTCCCGATGACATGCAATTCTCTATCTTATTATTTGTCGTCTCGCTCCCATAATATTGTTGTCCTATCCATCCTCCTCCATTCGCTTGGGTCGCTCCTGTCCCATTCACTTTCATATTGCTCACTGTCGTATCGCTGTATCCCACTGTTCTTACCAGCCCCGTATAGTTTGTCGCTGTTACCGTCATTGTCTTGTCTCCCCCTTGTATCGTCACATAATTCCCGTTCATAATAAAAAAACATTCGATCGCCGTCAGTGTCGCGTCTCCCGTTATTGTCACCACCACCGGATTACTCGATGATGTTCCTCCATTAATCATGATCGGCCAGTTACTTAGTGTCTGAAGATCCATTGTTGATAACGTCAACGACGAAGAGATTATTTTATTCACTGGAAATGGGGGATACGAAGGTCCGGAAGAAACAAGGACGTAGGGAGTATTCGAGCTTACACTTGTCCAGACACCCCCTGTAGTCACGATACCATTGGAGTTTGCAATGGAATCACTCCAATTACCCGAGGCGATGTAGGTGTTGGAAAGAGTGATCGAAGAAGAAATGGGGAGAAGAGGAGACACGAGACGACCGGACTGGAGAATGTAACAATTCGAGATGGTGACTCTAGGAGTCCTAGTATAAGTACTGGTACTACCACCACAGATACCACCGGAATCATAAGAGAAAGACCCCCAAGAAAAGCAATTGGTGATCTGGATGATAGGTGTGTAGGAGGAATTATTAGAAAAACCGACCGAACTACCACAGATACCACCACATTGAGAACCTAACATAGTACCGGTACTATAGCAATTCTCGATCTTGCAGAGTTGAGTGGTATTAAAACCGAATTGAGATCCAGCAATACCACCAGCAGAAGAACCGCTGATAATTCCTGAGGATGAGCAATTGGAGATTGTCACTGTACCATTCGTACTCCCTGCAGTGTTTCCAATAATTCCACCTGCACTCGTCCCACTAATAGTTCCTGAGGATGAGCAATTCTCTATTATGACTGTTCCATTCGAATTTCCTGCTAAGCTTCCTACAATCCCTCCACTACTAGCACTATCAATTGTCGTTCCCGTAAAATTACATCTTCTGACTGTGACATTACCATTTGTCCTCCCTGCATAGTTTCCAACAATACCACCAGGACCAGTAGTAGCACTACTATTAAGAATTCCAGAGAAAGTACAATCCTCGATTGTGATTATACCATTCGTATTTCCGGCACCTGATCCGACAATACCTCCACATCCACCAGTACCACTAATTATTCCTGTTGATGTGCAATTGGTGATTGTGACTGTACCAAAACTATATCCTGCATCGCTTCCAACAATTCCTCCGGCACTCGCCCCATTAATAGTCGTTCCTGTATAAGAACATCCCGTCACTGTGACGTTGCCATTTGTAGATCCTACTCTGTATCCGACAATACCACCACATCCAGTAGAACCACTAATAGTTCCAGAAGATGAGCAATTCGTGATTGTATTTATGGTCGCCCCTCTTCCAAAATAAGTTCTTCCTATCCATCCTCCACTATTTGCTAACGTAACCGAGGAGGATGCAGTTGCGACATTGATATTCTGTATTGTCACATTGTTCTTTCCATTCCCACTCGTTGCAGAAGTTCCATTCTGCACCAATCCAGAATACGCCGCTGCCGTATAGGCGATCGTGAGTGTCTTTCCTCCTCCATCGATGGTTATATAGTCACTTCCAATACTGAAATACCCATTATTTGCTGCACCGATAGGAATTGTCGCATCTTCCGATATCGTAACCACCACTGGAGTTGTCGATGTTCCTCCAGAGATTATGATCGGCCAATTGCTTTGTGTTTCTAAATAGGCTCTATCTAATGTTGTTGACGTAGTGATTGATGCCAGCGTCCCCTTGAAATCCGTCACGATCGCTCCTGTGAAGTACACGTCCACTATATCCTCTCTTGTGTTCTCAAGGATCCAATCACCCCCGTACTTCTGATTGCCCGTCTCGTTGTCCGAGGCACCAATTACAGCACCGGAGCGAGAGGCAAGAAGGTCGTAATAGGAACGCCAGGAAGGAGAAAGGAGACTGTTGCAGGCGAGAAAATCGACGTGCTTGACAGAGAGAGACTGAAGAAGCTCAAGGAGGAAGACGACGTTATCAGATAGATCGTCTTGAGATTGAGAGGCAAGATCGGAGGAGGAGAAGAAAGATTGACCGTTGAGAAAAGGAAGCTCAGGAGAGTAGGAGGGATCGTGGAAGACAAAAGCGATGCGGTCGAGAGAAGACCAGTGAGATAAGAGAGAGGTGAGATCATCCCTGGAGGAATCGTGATGATAAATGACAGGAAAGGTGGAGGAATTACAGTCGTCAAAAAAGACGGAAGAAGAAGAAAGAGAAGAGGAGATGAGAAGGAGATTGGTGAACGAAGAGGTGTCGTCGGGAATCGTGGGAAAGATGAGAGGCGAAGGTGGCTCGGTGACGATTTCCACGCCATCATCATCAAAGATTGTATCGTCTATATGATTTTCCATAAATGATGTTTATTTTACAAAAAAAAAAATGATTTTAATTTTCGATGAGAATATTTTTTATACATCAGATTACAATTATATTCTATGGCATGGATGGATACAAGAAAACGGTCCGCATCAGTCTTATTAAGCACGTCTCCTGATTTTTTATCTCATCGCACGAGGACACGACTCGTGGGATTTTTAGGATCGATGGATATCATTCTTGACGCCCCGATGAAGAAAATACGCAAGCATCTCGATCGTCATTATTGCAGAGTGTGTGGCGAGTACATGTTCCCTCTTTTTCGAGATCGGGATATGCGGCATATTCATATTTTAAAGTATCGGACCCGGTACATTCCTCTTGCCAATCAGCGCCTGAATTTTCATCATCGTTTGGGATTGGTCGAATGGGAGAGACGATTCCCTCGTGTGATGCGCCTGCCCACCGTGAACACGGATGCAGGTCGCTCCCATCGTATCCCCGCACTCCGATTATGGACTCTTATCGAATGGAACATGTTGTATCCACATTTGCGCAACAAGTATTCAAAACGCATCGCGACGATCTCTTCTGTCTTTATACCCAATATGCTCTCCATTCAACAATCGGATCTAAGCAATGTGTCGAAAATTGAAACTATGATGTGAAAATAGTAGATGGAAGAGGCTTTTTACTCATTTTTTATATACATACAAACAGATACAGATGATCCTTCATGATGATTATTTTGGTCGCGTATTGATGAAATTGGACAACCATTTAACATGGCATCTAGTAAAAAATCCTGAAAGCATCATTGCTTTTGCTATTACACATAACTGTACTCTCCATATCTTAGATCATCTTATCGACAAGGGGTACAGTGTAAATGCAAAATGGTTAAAGAAAGAACCGCTCTACTACGCCATCCAACTTGGACGACAAGACTTGTGGGAAAGGTTGCTCACCGCGGGAGCGAATTGCACAGGTATATTTCATAAATGTTGTGGTCGTCTCGATAAACCAAAAATCGTCCAGAGCATGCTTTCTAAATATCCCGATCTGGTGGATACGAAAGATTGTTATGGAAATTCGGCTCTTGAGATGGCGGCTTGCTATGGAAATATAGAAACGGCACGTCTCCTTGTTTCTTACGGTGCAGATACAATGGTTCTCAATGAGTTTGGAAGAATTGCATTGGAATATATCCATCATCAAATAATACAAGAAGGATATGATCATAGGACCACGACCAGAGTCAGACTGGGTATGGATCAAATTATCCATTTATTAAGTGAGGAACAACGCGCGTATCTCGTGTATAAGGGGTTTTCTGTCTATGATAAGATAACATTTAATCATGATGATGACGCCATGGTGAAAGCAGTTCTTGACTACATATGGTCAAGAAGTAATTATGATGTTTTTGGAGAATTGATGGGATATTTAATTTGACAAAAAGAAAGAATACATTCTGATCTAAAAATTGGTTTGGAAGGAGGAGAAAAGAAAAGGAATGCGTGTGGTGGTGATAGGGTCAAGAACGAATTATCGGTATTTTGCAGAGTATTGCGATCCGATGATTGCGGCATTAAAGGCGAGATTAGTATTGTATGAGGCAGAAGAAGAAGAGACAATGATGATGGAATTGGGAAAGGAAGAGGAGGAGACTCGATTTATTTTTATCCAGCGATTGCCGTCGGATCGTGTGCTGGAGAGTCTGCCACTACATCATGTCCTGATGCTGAATACCGAGCAATTATTCCCCGGGTCGCAGAATGTGGTGGAGGTGGAGAAGGCGGCCGAGAAAGGGATTGTGGTGTTGGACTACGATCAATGGCAGAGCCGACTTGTCGTTCCTCATGTCTATCTACCGTCGTTGGAAGATGGTTCGACAACAAGAGAAATGTGGCAAACGATACCCAAGACGTACGATGTGGCCATCTGTACCAACAATTCAGTGGATCGTCATAAGATTGTCGATCGATTGTGTTCGCTTGGCATACAAGTTCGGGACGTCTATGGATTTGGAGAAGAGCGCGATCGGATGATTGCCGAGGCGAGAGTGCTACTCAATGTGCGCAAACATCGTAATTACTGCACCTTTGAGCACATGCGGTGCACGCGGTGGATCATGGCGGGCATGCCGGTGGTATCGGAATCGGGGGAATCGGATACCGAGCTGGATCTCTTGGATTTCATCACCAGTGTGCCGTACGACGGTATCGTGGAAGCAGTCCAGAAGATACTGAATAATTTTGACGTCCACAAGAACGAGCTGGCAGCGCGTCTTGATGCACACCTTCCCACGATTCTATGCGAACGGCAAGCCTTGTTTGAGAAGGAGATTGCCGCACTGTCGCTTTCATCCACGCCGGCGGCTCTTGGATTCTGCGACGAGACTCGGCATGCGAGATAGAGCTCCCAGCGTATGGAAACCATTATCGGTACGGCACCATGTGTCGAGCAGCGCATACACGAATCGGATCTCTACAAGAATGATGTTGGATTTCATTTCGTAGGTCGTGATCGGCCCGGTTTTTTGATAGTGTCGAATCCTTCGTTGATCCATATGATACAAGGCCATAAGTCGTAAGATACCGAATACATCATTGTACTCGGGAGAAATCATGTGCAATACATCGACAAGCCTTTGTGTCTCCTCGGGACTCAGAATTTGTTTGATCAGCGACGTCATGTAATGGCGGAAGATGAACGGGGACGCCTTCCGATTGGCCTTGGTGCGGATCCAATACACGAGCATGACCGCCATGGTGTAGACGGTTGCGTCCTCTTTCGCCACATGACGAGCAACATCGGTCTCTGCATTCAAAAAAATATCGAGTTGTTGTCGATCCTCCGCATGGAGGCTATCTGCGCGTTGAAGCATCTCCGCTGTAAGGAGGCGAAGGACATGGAGGACCTGATGAAAAGGAATGCCGAGGGTGATCTGTGTAAACCAACGGATTTCCGGGAAGGGCTGGAGCAACCGGGTCATTATGCAATAGGGCTTGTCCTTGAATAAGAACACCTGTTTATACGGAAACGATTTCTTGTCCAATGGTTGGTCATCGAGACGGATCGAGGAAAAGCGTACTCGCACGGTATCGGTTTTCAGGGTCTGGAGAAGGACACCGGCACCGTTCTTGATCGACTCTATAATACCGTTCAGAATAGAGATACGATCCATTCCCCATTCTTGTGGCTCGGGAAACAATACATCGAATTCGGCATCGTTAAAAATCTGCTCCATATTCTCGTCGATCTTCAAATAAAGGTCTGTCGCACGATCGTCCTCAAATCCAAATGCAATCTCATGGCCGTGTTTTAGGTGTTGTGTGTCAAAATGCTTGATGAAATGATTGGTGCACGCATCACCCGTCGCCGAGATGACATAGTTGTTACAGTTTTTATCCACCTCGAACGATTTTCGCTCTTTGGTGTAATACACTATATCTTGTCCATTCTCGATCCGACGCAACAAAAAATTCGCATCGTCCGTCTGGAATTCCATGCCAATCGAGATACTGCTGGTCATATTGGTATTTATAAAAATCTAGATAAAAAGTACGATATTTTTTATCTATTGATTGACAAGAATCAAGTCCGTCATTACTTGGCATAGGTTTCAAAGAGATCCTCGACTTTGATCTTGCAATTCTTGCTGCAGACCATGACTTTATTTCCATTGGGCAGGTCCACTTCGAGTGGTTCTCCACCGGGATGGTTGATGGGCATGCCGGAGATGGGGCATGTCTTGTTCTTGGCGGCCACACGCTTGGTGGAGGATGTACATTTCTGAGTTCGCAAGAGAAGAACAATCACCAGAAAGAGGATGACGAGATTAAGAATCACAATTGCAATCATGTTTTTTTTTATTCTACAAAGAATAAAAATTTTTTTTTATACATTTCTTCTTTTTTTGATACATTCGTGTACGTCCGATAATCCACCGATACGAACGATACCGCGTGAACGTTTCGTCATGTCCTGGATGTGCTTCATGCTGGAAAAAACGGAAAGAGGCACTGCAAGGACGATGGGAAAGGTTGGATGACGGTAAGTCTTTCGTAACAGATCCATGAACGGATCACCCCGAGCCAGCCAGAATACCCGGTGCCGGATCTTGGGAAAGAGATGGCTCTCTACCATCTGCATACTGTAAGGACATCCTTCCAAGCCGATGATGATCATGGCATACTCGGACTTGCCCGTCGACCATTGCTGGACAATCGATTGTTTTCTCATGTAGTATTTCTTACCAAAAGAGATTTTAAAAAAAATTGATAGATGGATTGGTCTATGGTAACACTTGCATAGGATAAAAATATGAGAGGCATATGTTTCATGATGATGGGAATGATGGCCTCGCAATTGCGGCGTGTCATGATCGGACCTGTGCATCGAACGACGGTGCACGATCCAGAGATGGACTGGACTCGATCGTGGGAGTACTTGCCTCGAATAGATCCGGTGGTCTTTGCTCGGACACAGGCGATCCATCCAGGACGCATCGCCGCAGTATGGACGACCAAGAAAGGTAGGATTGGGTTCCTGCAGAAACTCATTGCGCCCGAAAAGCATATCCAACAGAATCCGGTCGCACACGAGATTGTCAAGAACATGACGGACAAGAATATGTACGATCGATTGCCGGAGGGGTACGAGATTGAAGAGGCACGGATCGCGTCCACGAGCGTGTACTCCACTCCACGAATCTTTGTCTCGCTGCTTTTGCGATCGACATTCACACGGAGCATGTGGGAGGTGATACCAAAGATGGAGGAAACATGGCAATGGCGACGTATTACGGAAATTCGCGATGATGATGTGCCTCTTCTTCCTCGTGCCCTCTCGCTCCATTCGGACAATCGGACACTCCAGATTATGGATCTCGGTACTAACCTGATTCATGTGGATGTTCATACTGGACATATTCTTTTCAAGAAGCGACTCTTACCGAATGGAGGCGTCATGGCAATCGAGAATTATGATAATCTTTTTGTCTTTACAGGAGGTGGATCGTCGGTCTATGTGGTGATTGACAAGGAGACGGTGATCGAGGCCACGACCTCCTCCGCGCTCGTCACCACACCTGAATGGTCCTCCGTCTCCATCGAACGAATCACAATCGAAATGGTGGAGATGAGACCGATGGAGGTGGTCCAATTTCATGCCCTGAGTCGTTGTGGATGCATGGCCTCATGGAGGGCGGTCCTTAATACGACCTTTGAAGGGGAGAGTGTACGATGCACATCCGTGGTCCGCCTGCCCACCGGCTGGACAACTCCACAGTCCAAAGCCTTTCTTGGCCGGAATGGCAAGACATGGGTCATCGATTCTCCACTCCGTGTCTTTCCAAGAGAATTCAAGAACAGTTCCGTGGTGGGAGTCGTCATGGAGGATCGTGACAATCTCCTTTCGTTTCCTTCGAGCAGGAGCGCCATGGTCCATTGGACCGGAAACGATGTCTGGATATGGGACCTGGAAGACCGATTGGTCGAGGCCTTCAAAGGCACAAAAAAGCCTACTCCTCTCACCACCTTTCCGGTCCAGTGGTTCCTTGAAAAAATGACGTAAATCTGTTATTTTAGAGGATAATACACAAAGATTTGGATTCTGTTATCTGTTCTATATATTTTTCTTTTATTCTGTCATCGTTTGTTATAGATGTTATTATCGTCTTATTAATTATAAACATTCTTGCAAATGGTTTATTTATATAACCATAATATGTTGCAGGTCTATTTTCCAGGTAATAAGTCTCTCCAACTTTTAATGCTTTTTTTCCACTTGAAATAGATGATTCTAGTTTTGTGAATTGTAAATTTTCTTTTTTTATTCTTCTGTTATCGATGACATTGATCAAACATTTGTTTGTCTCTCTCCATATTTCAGCATTATAATATACATATCCCAGCATTTTCGATTGCGATTGCGATTGATCACATTGTTGTTGATTAGGAAATGATGCCATTTTCTTTATATTTTGTATAAAAAAAAATAAAATTAAATTAATCTAGTATACCATATACACGTTTTATATTTTTTATTTCCTCTTCATGACTCCAGGGATTGCATAACCACTTAAAACCCGGCCAATATTTATCGCAATGTTGTAGTTTTGCATCTGCATAGTTCTGTCTGCATAGTTTGATTTGTTTGTCATCCCAATTATTTGCTTTTTTTCTACACTTTTTAATATTTTTTTGTATTAATTCCATTATATATTTTGAATCCATCAGTTCTAAGATTAACATTGCTTTCTTAGACATTGTTATGATTAAGGCTATATACGCTACTATAATATCATTGTTAGTTGTAGGTATAGATATAGGGTTTGACCTGATGGTATAAAGTTTCGTACTAAGATTATAAACTGTATAATCTATATAGAGATTATTTCATTTAACGTTTTTATCTCATACTCTGTTGTATATGATTTTGTGATCGTCAATGGATATTTGTCATCATACGATTTAAAATTTTTGTCTTCATTAAGTACTGTCTTCGTCATTCTAAGTGCAGCTATCAATCTGTATAACGCACGTAAACCGTCGTCGGAAATTGTGTTATTTTCATATAACGATAATAGTTGTGGTGATTTTTGTTTCTCTTCTTCCAATTGCTGTCTTATCTGTTCTCCAGATAGATATACCATTATATTATTTCTTTATATTATGTATAAAAAAAATTAATTCGAAGTTCCACGAGGTCCGGCGTAGGAATTGGCAAAGGACATGCCGCATCCGGCGGGACCGAAGCCTTGAGTCTGAATAGGGGCTGAGCGGCGTTGCCATTCGCGGTGCGAGTTCTTGGCCATGAGGCGGTACTGGAGCTCGGTGCGCGCCTTCATCTGGTCATTGTGGTAGGTCTGATTGGCCAGCTGGCGGATATTGTCCGGGGGAAGGCCGTCGTAGGGACCGGCGCCGGGTGCAAAGTTGGTGAAATCAATATTGTTTCTGGAGATGAAATTGTACTGCGTGTGAGCATCCACATCGTCGTAATAGAATTTGGGCCGGCCGGTCATGGGATCGACATAGGAGCGGTACGATGTACCGTATCCCGTCAGCCGTGGATCATAGATCTCATTGCGGGGGATGAGAGAGGGATCGCGTGCATTTTGGTCCCTCCCCCTCAACAAATATTCGGAGGGGTACTGATTGGGATCGAATTCGTCAATCATCATATTCCCACGATCGTCCATACGGCACTCATAGGGGAGGTGTGGTTGGGTGTACGAGATGCCGAGGTTGTACATCGAGGCATCGGGCTGATTCACCTGTGATCGTGTATAGACGCCCGGTTGCAAGGGGACGCTGAACAGGTTCTTGTTGTAATCCATCATTTCCGGGGAGGCCATGCACCGGTCGGGAGGCATGTTCACTGGATAGTTGTAGCGGCTGTTTTCGGGGAAATAGCCATAGGGCGCATCCATCGATGATTGCGGTGGTGGTATTCCATAGCTCGATCCGTCATAGATCGGTGGCGAAAAATTCTCACGGATCGCTGGTTGTTGTGGAGGAGGAGGAGGACCGCGCGATGGTAGTTTTGATGGTGGTACACAACTGTAGGTGTCCAAGATACCTCGCTGGACCTCGGCAGAACAGGTCGGAATCTCCTTATCCCATGTCAAGTACCCATTCTGGCTGAGTTCTTGGCGTTTCTGATCATTGATCTTGAAAGGGACCACGAAATCATTGGGTGTCCAGGAGTCGTCCCAGATAGGGGTAGGGATGATGGGCGCAATCTTGGTTTTGGGATTGGCACCGCCGACCAGCGATTGATTGAGGGACGCCATCGCGTCATCCAATGGCTTTTCTGGATGACACCATGTGCCTGCTTGCTGGATGTCGATGAGACTCGGATTTGAATTGGTTGGGGAGATGAAAATATTTTCATTCGGATTTTTCGAATCGTACAAGATGATGGGATCCTGATGAATATAGGACCTCCTCGAACATGCATTGATGGGTGTCCGCATCGCCGCGGATGTTGCTGGTGCTGCTGGCGCCGCGGATGTGACTGGAAGGGATTCATACATTTCCTTCATACAAAAGTTCTTTTTATAACAGATGAGATACAAAATAATCATGGCGATAAACGAGCCGATCAGGATGATTACATAGACGCTCATCCCATTCATTAGATAGAGGAATAAGATCATAAAGATCATGATTCGGGTCACACAATTGAATTGTTCTGGAATATCGTGATGAGGATCAGGAACAAAATCTTGGGCACGGAAGAGTTCCCGCCAGTCTTCCAACCAGCTTATTGCGGTCGTCTTATGGAACGATCGTCTTGGTGTCGTAAAAAAAGATGGATCATACATGCATAGGTGATAGTTTTTATCTATCCCCAAGACGGTTTTTTATTTTTTTTTTTTATAAAAATATATATCTTCTTAACATTTTGTGATGGACAGAATGAAAACGAATGATTTCTTTTCTGGCAATGGGAGACATGGGCGATTTCCAGTCGGCGGCTCTTCAGCAGACCATTGCCATTCATGAGGCCTGTCGAAATAAGATTGATGCCGTGCTTGTGCTTGGAGACAATTTTTATGAACGAGGTGTAGACTCTGAGGACGATCCACGATGGGAGACATTGAAGACGCTCTTTTCACCCTACTGTCCATGGTACGCGGTCCTTGGAAATCACGACTATCTTGGAGATTTTGTGGCGCAGATAAGACGATCTTCGCTGGATTCTTTTTGGAATATGCCTCATCGATACTACGAAAAGCGCTTCTTCTTCCCGTCTAGCCGCGACGGTGTACACCTGTTTGCACTAGACACATTCGAACTTTCAAGGAACGAGTCCGCCCACAATTCCCAGGCCATGGGCATGACCATCGACCGATTCCAGCAAATCTTTTTTAGTTTGCAGGGACAGATGGAATGGTTCGAACAAGCCCTGGCGGCATCGGACATGAAATGGAAGGTGGTGATGGGGCATTATCCTCTGTACTCCTCGGGCGGACATGGAAATAATCCCGAGCTCATCCATTTGCTAGAGCCCCTTTTCCATAAGTACGGAGTCGACATGTACTTATGTGGTCACGATCACCACCTGGAACATGTGACAGAATTGGATACCCACTATATCGTCTCGGGGGCATCGTCACGCTATTATCCTCCGTCACCACAATCCATTTCCACTCATTCGACCAATGGACGAGTGGCCGCCATTCAGTTCTATCCCACCCACGCCGTCCTTCAGTTTTTGGGGGCATCGCAATACTATCAACGAACGATCCTACCCAATCGCACACAATCATTAAAAGTCTAACGACGTTATTGTTGAAATTGTGGACGGATCATCTTCATAGTCAGAAAAGTAGTAAGATTATCCAATATTTTTTTTATTTCGAATTTAAAAATATGATATATTCAATTAAATAATTCGTTATGGAAGAAGAGGAAGAGGACGAAGAGGTTGTCTTGATCCCGCGGATATCGACATTTCTTCTGATGCGTGTATTGAGGAGTCTTCGGGCTCAGGATAGAGAGATTGAAGATGAGATGATCCAGCAGGCCATGACAGAAAGCATGGACACGTACCACACGACTCTGTTTCGACCTAATTCCAAGCTCGATCTGATGATTGAGCCACACATTCTCACGACTGATGATATTCAGAGGATGGAAGCTGATCAGAAGAAATGCTCACTGTGCCTCGAGGACTATGTTCCCAACGATGCCATCCTCCGTCTTGCTTGTCACCACGAGTTCCACTCGGTTTGTATCCATGACGCCGTTCGCCATCAGCACGCCACATGCCCCATCTGCCGCGCGGTCCTCCCCACCCGCGAACTCGAGTCCACACCGCCACCCCCTCCTTCTCCATCCTACAACACCACGGTTTGTATAGAAGAAAAAGACGACAATAATAATCTCTAATATAATATCTAATATATGATATAGAACGAATCAAGACATATAGCTTCTTGATTTCCCAATTTCTATTCCAATGCTATTTATTTCTTGGGATTGCAGGTAAAGTGGTCGTTGAAGAGGTCATAGTCGTTCTTGTCAATGCGTCTGGATTGCAGCGCAATGAGGTCTTCACGGAAAGACATTTGATCCTGGTCAAAGGAGTATTCGCATACATTCGTATTGTTCTGGAAGAGAGGCACGCGGTCGTATTGGGGAAGGAGAGCACCCATAGGATCCTGAAACACAAAGGGGACCATCGCCGTCTGCAGGACGTACACCGGCTCATTATGGGCCTGTGCGAGATAAGGATCAAAATAGTACTGGATGTCACCACCGTAAATGGAGGTATATCCACCGGGATAGTATCCTGTCTTTACCTTTTGTGCATCACAATCAGTGTACATATTTTTCAGTGGCTGGACATTCTTGGGCTGGTAAGGAGGACGATCCAGCTCCATGTGGATGTTCCTCGTCGTGTCGATCAATCGCGGATCCAACGACCGGCATGTTGTCTTTTCCGGAGTCGTATAGAAAAAATCCGGCGCCGCCTGCACATCCCTCTTGGTATTCAAATACTCCACATGGTCTTTTTTAGATTGTTCGAGAGGTTCCATACCGTAGATTCTACGGACCGTCATCGTTATTTCTTTTTACCTATAGAATTATATTTTATTCAATAATTATAATTGATTTTCTCTTTCTTTGGAAGGGGGATCTAAAGAGAAACATCCCTTTAAATAAAACGAATCAACAATGCGATTTGAGGATTTGAAGGTGTCGACCCGAACGATTATTGCGAGTGCGAATGTGGAGTTTGATATTGAGACGATTTTTCACGGCATCCCGATGGAGGGAGGAGAGAGGACAAGGATTGAACGGATGTATTACAAGAATAAGATTCGGGAAAAGGAGGGGAAAATTGTGGAGGACAGGAACAAGCAAAAAAGTTTTCGGAATGCCTTGAATGTGATCATGACCGTCGATGATGAAAAGAGGGTGAATTTCAAGGTTTCGAAGAATGGCAAGTTTCAGATGACCGGGTGCAAGAATCTGGAGCATGCGCGAACAGCGACAGTGTCATTCCTGGAGAGTCTGTCATTGCATTGTCCAGAGAGCTTTGAGAAACGAGGGAGCGTATTTCGGATTTTTTACGAGACAGTCATGACGAATGTCGATTGCAGTACGGGGTATTGTATCAATCGGCAGGCATTAGATCGTGTCATCAATTCCGATACGCCCTATCATTCGTTGCTAGAGACGAGTTTTGGTTATACGGGAGTCAATATCAAATTCCCGGTGACTGTGGACTGGAAAGAATTGGAGGTGCCGGTGGTGGAATGGACCCCCGGCAGCAAGGACATTCGCTATTTCCAACGACCCCTTTCTTCACTCACGAGCAAAGAGGGTGCAAAATCCAAGTACAATACCTTTCTTGTCTTTCACAGTGGGCAATTCATCATGAGCGGCATGCATGAACGAACAATGCACGAGGACTACAATCGGTTCATGGACGTTCTCGATAAGAATCAGGGCACCATCCGCGAGATTCTGGATTAATAAAGTAAAATAAAATTGATAATTTTCATTCTTTTTTTTATTGTAACGAAAGAAGGAATGAAAATTGGGATTGATATTGATCACGGTTGTGTCGCCTATCTCAGTTGCGACGAAGACATGGTGCAACGCTACAAGTATACGTTGGATGAAATGCGTACCCGTGTGTCTCGTGATCTGGAAACATTAGAGACGATGCTTCTTTCCTCCACGACCCCGTGGAACGAGACCGATCGAAAAATTCTGGCCTATCTTATCCATTTAGCCCAGAGCTTTTCGGACCAGATAGGTATTGGCTATATCATACTGAAATATACGGATATCTATGAGAAAAAGTATCAATAGTCAAGATAATATGGATGTTGTACAATCTTTTATCCTAGGATGACAATACCGACCGTAGAATTATGTGTTAGCGGCCACCTCTCTTTTTTATTATTCCAATCTCCGAGTGTTTCTGTTCCACTGAAGACTGAGGCGAGTGATACTGGTTTATATACATCCGATTTTGATACTTGTAATTCTATATCATGATCACGATAATAAACACGACGAATAAATATATTAGATAAAAAGAGTATGTGTGTGCTGTCTAGGATTTTTATTAATTGTTGGGCCTGTTTCTCGTCCTCTGTCAACGGGATATTGAAATAGTCGTACAAAATGGATTTTAAAGGTGTATATATCGGGACATTAGTAAATGTCTGATTAAGAGTAGAATGGTATTTCGATCCACGCTCATATTGTGCTGTAAAGATCTTGACATTGACAGTCTTCAACTTATATCCTTTAAGCTTCTTAAGGACTTTTCTATATAAGGGGTTTTCCAAGTATTCTTCCCAGTTATCTATATAATAAGCAGGTGTTGCATCGATTCTCAAATGTAACCATCCGACGGTTCCACTGTGGAAGGAGACAAACACACCTTTTTGAGCTAGATTGTTTTCTTGGCGATATTTCACGATTTGTCTGGTGTCGATGGGACGATTGTATGGCAGTGCCGTAATAGGAAGAGTGGACATGGCAAAAGAAATGACGTCGGAGCTAAAACTAAAAAAGGCGGTTATTTCAGGTATGGTAGCATGACGAACAAATGCATTGATATCCACATAATCCTTGTCTTTAGAGTAAGGAGGAATCACGAGGATAGGGCGTGGTGTGACAATAGAAGTGGATATCAATGCAAGAGGATTCGTTTTCTTTCGTCTTAATGAGGACTCTTCAAAATAAATTTGACGGTGTTTACCTGCTTGGAGAGCACGTCTACCTGCATTATAAATGATACAACGGACCATTGTTTTTCCATAGCGTGGAGGAATGAAATGATTGAATAGGATCCTAACATTTATGTGATCAGGAAATAATTCAATAATATTTTTGATCAAATCACTAAAGTCCTTTGTTTTCATATATTCGAGAAATAGTCCAAGTTCTTGAAAATAGACGAGATATTTGGATGTAGCAGCATCTCGTTCTTGTTCAATTATTGATAGAGAATGTCCAGACTTGAGTCTCTTTAGAATTTGTTGAATAATAACTAAAGTATGATCCACTCTAATAGGTGGTTTATCATCTTCTTCTGATCGAATTAAGTAAGTAGTAAATCCATTTCTTTTGGCCGCATCGACATAGTCTTTCGTGTCATCCATAAATACAATACGACTACGGTCCTTGTCCTGAATGCGATGTTTAGCTTGAATCTTTTTTAGGAATTCAACTTTTTTTTGACTCCACCAAACAGAGTCGTTATCTAACATTTGAGATTCAGTTTCAGCTCCATAGATATTAGTGGAAGGAATAGGAAACTTATCTTCGAATACTGCTCTAAGATAGTCAATCACATTTTGTTTTACACCACGTGTTATTATATATAGAGGTCCAAATTTGGCAAGCTCTTGTAGCGATATCAAAAGTTGTTCTTTATGATCAGCCGTAATATATTCTTTATCAACTTTGGGATTTCCTTCAGAATGTATATATGTTAGCGTCAAATCAAAATCAAACGCAAAGATATAACGTTTATCACTCTGTTGTGAGCCACTCGAGGAAGTAACCATTGCTGCTCCACCACCTTTAATTTGTTGTTCTTTTTGTATCGTTGTCTTACTTATCGTACCATCTTCATTCACACGTAAGATCAATGGAACTTCAATCTTTTGTCCTTTTTCCGCTGTAATCACACGATCTACATCTTCCATTATTGTCGGTAAATCATAAGAACTATCCCTATAACTGGATTTAAGGACTTGAGATATATATTTTTTATATTTTTCCGTTGAATTGTCTTGAGATAATATCTTGTCAAATTGTTTGTTTTTCAGATATAAATCAGATGTGTGATTACTATGTAATAATCGAAGAGAGTCCAACATCATAGTTTTGCTTTGTGACACACCTTTGCTTTGTGACACACCTTTGCTTTGTGACACACCTTTGCTTTGTGACACACCTTTGCTTTGTGATACACCTTTGCTTTGTTGTACTATGTGACGCGTATTACTTGACATGGTATCGCTTTGTGCTCCACCACCACCACCACCACCACCACCACCACCACTTTGTAGTGTACTCCTTGCAGCCATTGCTGATGTGTTACCATCTTGACTACCTCCATCTGAAAATAAAAGATTTAAAATGGGTTGTAGATGTCGAACATTGAATCTTGTCCGTTTTCCAGAAGAACGATCTAAGTGATTAATTTTCAAATCACGACCTTGTCTATTAAAAAACAATAATACCATATCTAGACGAATGGAACTTAGTAATGGATCTGTCTTGATTGCAACTTCTTTTAGACCTAAAGTTTTTGGCAAATCATATTTGTTTAATCTCGGTTGTTTCACATCTTCGTAAATGTAAGAATTTCGATCGCCAAATAAAAAATCAGATTTATATATAAACTTAGATGCATCTTCTTTAGAAATGGACAAGACAAAAACAGATCCTACCTCTTTACTCTGTTTTAAACCATATAAAAAAGACATATAAAGGTCAGGTGTAACATAGAAACCTTTACCAAGAGCACCACTACCTCTAAGATCTCGTCGTTGTCCGGTCGGTCGTGTTAATTGATTGACAAGACTCTCAATAGATTTTGCACTTCCACTATGAAAGAAATAATATTGGTCTCTAGGCTTGTACCATAATTGTAGGATATCTAACAATGTTATGTGTCGTGTATCTTTTTTTATTTGTTGATATCTCTGATCCACCTCTGATTGAGTGAGAGCTGAAAACCGAGAATTCAAGGCCCACTTGTTTGCCACATAGGCAAGATCATCGGTTGTGATCTCAACTGTGGGTATTTTGGAAGAAGTAGTAATCAACTTTTGTTCTAGTTGAAGTATTTTTGACTCCAACATGGGTAATTTTTGAGGGGAAGATTGAGGTATTACTACTTTCTGAAGAAGAAAACGTGCATCCGTAAACTTTTGTGTTCGAATCAATTGCTCAATTTTTTTCTCGATAATATCTATAAAAGCATGAATGTCGTCATCTATTGGTCTACCTTCTAATTCTTTCATTACAAGTGGGATTATATTATATTTCTTATCCTTTATAGCACGTTCAATAAGGACAAAATACACCTGACTTTGTTTGTTCATTGGCAATTTTCGACAAATATCAAGTATCTTGTCTATACTAGAATCATAATCCCAAAATGTATTTAGTTTAACTTTTTCCATAAAAATATTAAATAGATATTCTTCCAATTCAGTATATATTGATGATGACAATGATGTTTTAAATATTTTATCATCAAACTGAATATTATAACCACATATCTGATCGATATAATTTCTCCATTGATTATTATGGGTTTTTTTTGCATAAAGATATATTAACTTCATTAAGAAGTAAGAATCGAAGTAGTATTTATTATCAATTAAGATCTTTATATGATCGGGATTTGATGATAAAAAAGCATCTAATTCAGCATCTACATAAGAAGAACCATTCAATAGATTGTATTCTTTCATATGATAAAGAAGATAAAAATAATTTCTGTATTGTTCCATATCTATATATGCTTTTAACAATCTAGAGATAGCGTCTTTATCAGTATAGTTATAGAGTTCAAGAGTTGATAAAGCATTCTTTAAATCTTTATTTTCCATGAATTTGTCAAACAGTTTCTTGATGGCAATAATCAACAATTGTTGATCACATGATGATTTTTTTAATTCAGAGATTATCGTGTACATTTGCTGTTTTTGTATTTGTTTCTGTTGTAATTTTTGTTGTAATTTATCACATGTTGATTTATCTAGTGGTTGTACTTGCCGATGACGATTCGTAATTGATGATGAAGATGACACGACACGACGATCGCCATATGGAACAGATATATCATCACCATCACGTTGAAAAGATGGTAATTGACTAGAGGTGGTGGTAGATAATGGTACTGATGAAGACGACGATGGAATCTGATGCTTACTTGTGACCGATTCCATTTATTTTTATTTTATATAAAATAATTATTTTTTTTGACCTAATTCGAATGCGTTGTAGAAAGCATCGACAATAAATCCAAGATCACTCAATACCTCTAATTGAAGACCGCATTCTATTTCAGACCGATTGCAAAAATGATACCATTTTTTATTCTTATTTTGGATGTTAGATAAAATTTGAACAAGTAGTTGATAACCTTGTTTACTAGAAAGTTTTTTCATAAAATTATCCCATTTTTGGTTGAACCATGGAATATTCTCCTCTTTTAATATATAAGAATATACCATAGAAAACCAATTAAATACATCTCTATGAGGATTACATTTCACAACATTATGGATCATTTTACTCTGTTGGAGAGATTGTGATATATTAACATCTATAATACAGGATAGATCAAAATCATAAATTTTCAGTGAATAAGGATAATTATGGATGGTATACGATTTGTCATTCATCGTAAATGTTTTATCACGTGGATCACCGTGTTTATCAGGAATAACCAAAATATTTCCAGTATGATTATCATTATGAAGAATCTTGGCTTGTTGCATCAAATAGATGAGATAGAGCATTTCAAACATGATTTTTACAAACATCTCTGTAACTTCATTTTGTTGATAAAAATCATACACAGTTATTCCACGAGAATCCTCTGTAATGATGATTACATTCACTCCATCTTGCATACATAAAAGCATGCTGATAAAATGTTTTCTATATTCCGCTGAAAGTAGTGGATTGGATGCATCTTGCTGAAGCGAACGTACATAGCGGTATACTTCTTTTTCATAGAGTAGTTTATCTTTATCCTTAGATGATAATAGAAATTGTTTGACAAATACAGGCTGTCCATAGAGTTTACCATGAAATATTAAAGTATCACTTGAACCTTCTTTCTTCACACTTTTTATCTGCTTTAAAATCTTGTCTTTCGTAATGGGTGTCTTGATGTCGTAATAATTTGGATCATATCTGTCGAACCCAGTGGATACCCCTTGAACCACGAATCGTTTCTCTTGTTTGCGGTAAAGAAGATATTCCGAAAGCTTTTTATACATATCTTGATCCGTCATTGTTCCAGTAATTTGTTTTAATTTTTCTTTAAATGCGGATTCACAATTATTTGTAGTGGATGAAGGAAATACACTTGATGCAAACTCACACAATGTTTTGGATAATAATTGTGTGGAAGTTGTCGTCGAAAGATCGGGGTTTAATGTTTGTAAGAGATTGCGAATTGGCAATTGTATAAGGAACTCTGAAATCCACATCTTTCGTTTACGATTGATAGGTTTCATATCATGTTGTGCTAAATAGGCTAAGAATCCATCCAGTGTTTTTTCAGATTTTGGTTGTTGTAAACTCAAATAGTTGCTTAATGCATCTGCTAATTGTCCACCACGTCGAGGACGACCAAAGAAGGACATAAAACGTTGCCATAATCCAGCACGACGATCAAGTTGTTGCTGACTTTGTTTTATTATTTTCTTTGATTCCATGATTTATTCTTTTCCAAGATAATATTTTCTTGCGCTGTCGTACCCATTGGAGAACATGTCGAATTTTTCGGTCGTGGTGGCATTCAGGAGGACTGCACTATCAGAGGGAAGTTGGACATCAATAATGTCAATCTTCTCGTGAGTTTGTTGGATTCGTTCGATGCCAAGTTGTTCAATTCTGTGGATAGGGATGAGGATGGTGGAATAGATGTCGCTCACGACATTCTTATCCTCATGATCTGGACCTTGGCTCGAGATGATACGGATGCATACAGCGGTATCATCGGTCGTGACCTGGCTGATGGGAAAGTTGTCGGCGATCCCGCCGTCGATGTAGCAGCAGTCCTCGTAGAGAAAATCATCGAAAAGAAAGGGAAAATTGGCGCTCATGTGGAGGGCGGTCAGGCAGCTCATGTCTGGATGGGTACGATAAGAAATGTATTCGGGGGTGTGCATCGTCTTGTTGTATGTGCAACAAACCAGCTCCTTACCGAAGCGGGAATGCAGCTCGGAAAGGGTGATGTATTTCTTGATTTTGAGCACCGTCATTTTTTCCAGCTGTTCTTGAAGAATGGAAAAGGACACCGCCCCCATACGATTCATCACATTCATCACATCGATGTTCGAAATCTTTTCAAAAAATCCCTTTTGTGTCATGGAGACCATGATTTCTGTTGGTGTGTATCCAATACACATCAGATACGAAATGATGGCACCAATCGAGGTGCCAATAAATTTGTGTATGCTCGCCAACTTGTTCTTATCCTGCAGATACTGAATCGCGCCCAAAAGTCCAAATCCACGAATCGCACCCCCCGAAAGCACCATTGTATCATATTCCATGTTTATCCTCCTCCTCTATTCCTTTAACCAAAAAAAAATGATTATGAAAAAGGGAAGATCTCATGTAATTCCAAAATGAGAAAACTGGTACCTTTTCTTGCGCTCGGCTTTCAATCCTCCTATTTTTTGGAGCCAATCTTTTCCTCCTACAAATTGGTGAAACAATTGTCCAAGGAGGGCGGTGTGGACGATTCGCACAATGAGAAGCATGCCAAAGAAGTTCTTTTTTGGACCATCGACATTCTTCGACGTCAATCCATGTCCAAATACGAGATGCTTACGACGGCACAGTGTGCTCTTCTTCACGATACCATTGATCCAAAGTATCCCATCAATTTCACGAATGAGGTTCGAACACATCTTGCCATCTATCACGATACATCGCATGTGGATGTGATGCTCAAGGTTATGGAAACTATATCGTACAGCAAGGTCGTGGTCGATGGAAAGGTGAGATTTCCGTCATGGATTGACGAGAATCCAGTTTATACGCGTCTGTACCACACCGTGCGCGAGGCGGATCTTTTAGCCTCTTTTAATCTTGCCCGTATGATTGAATATCGTCATCATCTTGGTGGAAAGACAGATAAAGAGATCCGTGAGGAGGTATTGGAATTGTACGAAGCTCGCATGGGACGATTGATAGAGCGTGGTCTCTTTGTCTCGCCAGGAAGCCGAGAACTGGCGTGTCATCTGGACGCGGTGGCAAGAGTGAAATTACGTCTTTTACCTACCATCAATCTTCACGGGAATCTGGATATTCTCCGCATCGTCCATCATCTTTCCATCTTTTCTCTGGTGGAAGAATTAGAAAAAGAAGCTCAAAAATGATTTTTATATCCTGGCTCCATGTTTTTTAAATTTCAACATGAATTATATCCAACAATATAAAAAAATGGAAGACGCCCGGAAACAATACGGGCTGTATAGTGCAGAACATAACAGACAATTGGATTGTTTATATAATCTTTTTTTTGATATGCAGTACGGTGATTGCATGGGTATTTGTTCGAAAAAATGTAAAAAAACAATGATCTGGAAAAATGTGGACAAGGGGTGGGCGGCTGTATGTGATTGTAGCGAATCGTTTTACATCAAGACGGAATTTACATAATGGTTGGATAGTAGGAGCCCATGATGGTTTTGATGGCGAGGCCATTAATATTGGATGCAGCATCGGAGAGCGTAAAGAGACCCGATTGATCAATCTGGACCTGACGGTAGATAACGACGGGGCGGGTGTTAGTCGATTTGTCCCAGAGAAGAATCGGATCGCCTTCTTTGTAGCCGTACTTTGCGGCATCCTTCTTGCTGAATGCGACGTACAAGATATAATTCGTCGAGAGTTTACTGTCTCCGATGCTATCGTCCGTCCGCGTGGTGTTGAGATCACTGGCCATGAAGCCGACGAAGCGCACATTATGAGTCCGTCCGATTGAAGGAGGAAGGACGCCCTTGATTTTGATCACATTGGTGGAGGTTGGAAAGGCGAGGAGATACATGGCGTTGCTGTTCGGAAACATCATCTGCATCGAGCCTGGGTCACCGAGAAAGAATTGGTACGTATCCACATTCTTGAAATTGTATTTTTTCGCCTGTCGCTTGCAGGATTTATAGAGAAGAGACTGTAGCTGATCCGAATTGGCCGTTACCCGAGTATTAGATACGGTGGATAACGATCCACGTCCAGCGACGGCGACCGTGGGTAGGAAATCAGAGGAGGTTGTCGTCGTTGTGTAGTATCGAACGATCATCGCGCACATCTGTGTCGTAGTGAATCGGATATCGTAGGTACTGTTGGGATAGAGTGTATCGTTCCATGATTGGATGGATGTCCCCGTTGTGTCATAGAGCGTGACGCTCCAGAAACGAAGGGAAGACGGAATGGTCCCTTTGAGTGTGATGGTGGCTCCTTTGGGAAAGGACATTACATAGTACCTGACCGAGAAATCGGGAAAGGCAACATTGAGCAATTGAGGGCTCTCGGAAACAATGGGCCATAGCTGGTAGTAATATCTTCTGTACAACACCATCATAATGATCTTTGTCAGATTTTTAAGGATCATGACAACCATGGTCACGAGGGCTAGAAAAATAATCAGGTATAATAAAAGTATTGTTCTCGACATTTTTTTTATATTTTATTTAATTTGGTTTAAATTAAATAAAATATAAAAAAAATGATCTCGTGCGAGATACGATCCTATGATGTCCTGTACGGGATTCTTTTTCTGTTAGTGGCCCTCTCCCTCTATATCCACGATCCAGCACAATCCGCATGGTATCTATGGCTGGCGGCGGCCATCGTGCAATTTGTCTTTGCTGGAATTCATCCGAGTTCCACTCTCCGATTTGGATGGTGGCTCGCGTGGTTTGTCGTTGTCATTGTGCTTCTTTGGCGGATGTGATTCCTCGATGGAAATGGTAGGCGTGACGCCGTAAATGTATCGATACATCCATCCTATCCAATGCTTATATTATTTTTCTTTCTTTCTTTGCATGACAACTGGAGATTTTATTATTCAGGCAATTCCCACTGTGAATCACCAGAAAATCTCCAATGATCAAAATTCATGTAATGTTAGATCATTTATGGGTTCATTTTGATGGAGAACACATTCCCATTGTTTCTTGACTAAACCAAGGTCAGACAGGTAACTTGCAATGTATTTCTCGATTCGGTACTTGATTCATTTATATTCTTTTTTTAGGACGAGGCGTCTTGCAAATTTTGTAACAACCATCATCCCACAAGAACCGTTTATACTTTGGATTGCACTTCCACTTGCAATGATACACGGATCGATGAAGAGACTGATTTATCAAAAGAATGCCTGTTACGGCAACCATACAGAGACAGAGAACAACGATCCACCATTTCCACCGATCAGGATAAACTGCAAAAAGTATAGCGACAATGAGGAGCATGATTGAAAAAAATATAAAGATAATCATAAATACAAGATTCCATTGAGCAAGCGGAAGTGTCCACATGTAAGTTTACTTTTTTATTCAAAAGTATAAAAAATAAAAATTAAAAATTAAAAATTATCATACAATAGTTTCAGCGTCTGTGCGGGAGAATCGGTGGGATGGCCGTGGACACGGGGATGATGGAGGATGCGATGGTCGTTACCACCGGATTGATATCGATCGCCAAAGTAATGGATCTCGTTGCTCGTGTCGGGGAAAAACTCGAGCACCTGCTCCTTGTCCCATTCAGTGGGATAAATGGCAATGCCCACGCTTCCTCCTTTGACAATATCGATACCGGGTGGACATTCGGTGATCAGTTCATCCAAGAGACGGGTGATATAATGACGTTCACGGTCCAATGCTAGGAAATATTGTCTTTCTTCCTCGTCAGCCGTCATGCCAATTAGAGAAATGTAGACAAGGCCGGATCGTCGGTCGATAAGATGACCAGTGAGTTCGTAGTCCACCGTCGAGAGAAAATGGAGCGCTTTTTTAATCAATCGGTCAATCATCGGGTAGAACGGATGCGTCTTGAGAGAACGCGTGGATAGTAGCACGCCGTGCCGATCATGCAGCACACACCCACATTCGCTAAAGACGAATGAAAAGGAGGACAATGCATCACCGAGCTGCCAACAGATCTTTGTGTATACACCACCACCGACCGCCACTAATTCATATCCTTCTAACTTTACTAATTGTTGCAATCGTTCTACCATCTCGGTCTCTAGACGCTGACCCGATCGAGCCAAGGTGCCATCGATATCAAATAATAACCATCGCTTCATGTCATCTATCTCTCTTAAATACAAAATTTTGAGAAAAGAAAAAAGGACGGATGCGTGTCGTGGCATTTGATATGGGTATCCGCAATTTTGCATTCGCCATCATGGATATCGACGAGGCGAATGGATGGGGATATGTTCGATATATTGACACCCATGATCTGATGGGAGATGGCGGCGACATTCACCGTATGTTGATTGTCTACCTGGATCGCTATTTTGAGTGGTGGAGAACAACGGATGTGGTGCTGATTGAGCAGCAACTAAAACTTCATAATTTCCAGGCGGCACGACTCGCATGCCACGTCGCCGCCTATTTCTATCATCGCCTACCATCTCTTCCCGTACATGACTATCCTTCCACCTACAAGACGAGGTATTTTGGAGCCATCCGATCGCTGGACCACAAGGGTAGAAAACGATTCGCCGTGGATACTGTCCTTGTACATTACAAAGACTCGGATCCTGTTTTGTGTGAATGGTTATCCAGCTTTCCCAAGAAGGACGATATCGCGGATTGCATCCTCATGGCCGCCACATTTCACGCCTCGCCTTTTTTTTATTATGAAAAAAAAATCATGTTTAATAAAAAAACTAAATCATAATGACTCCAACAACTTCAACAATTCCAACAACTTCAACAATTCCAACAACTTCAACAATTCCAACAACTTCAACAACTTCAACAACTCCAATAACAACTCTATTACAATATATTAAGAACAATAAAAAGAAAATAATAATTATTTCGTGTTGTGTAATTCTAGTTGTGATTGGTTTATCTCTTATTATTTATTATAGTACTAGGACTACTACGACAACAACAATTTCTCCAACTTCTATTACAACAATTTCTCCAACTTCTATTACAACAATTTCTCCAACTTCTACTTTCTCTCCATTATCATCTGATTCTTTATCGACGTCTAATTTTTCATCAATATTACCATCGTCTCCATTACCGTCAGAATTTTCTCCATCATCTTCTCCAATAACATCTTATCCATCAACATCTTATTCTCCGTTAATGTCTTCTTCTTCTCCATCAATATCAACATCTTCTTCTCCATCAATATCAACATCTTCTTCTCCATCAATATCAACATCTTCTTCTCCATCAATATCAACATCTTCTTCTCCATCAACATCTTATTATCCGTTAATGTCTTCTTCTTCTCCATCAATATCAACATCTTCTTCTCCATCAACATCTTATTCTCCGTTAATGTCTTCTTCTCTGACAACAACAACTTCTCCGTCAATATCAACATCTTCTCCATCAATATCATCATCTTCTTCTCCATCAATATCATCATCTTCTTCTCCATCAATATCATCATCTTCTTCTCCATCAACATCTTATTCTCCATCAACATCTTCTTCTCCATCAATATCATCATCTTCTTCTCCATCAATATCATCATCTTATTCTCCATCAATATCATCTTCTCCATCAATATCATCTTACCCATCAACATCTTATTCTCCGTCAATATCATCATCTTATTCTCCATCAATATCATCTTCTCCATCAATATCATCTTACCCATCAACATCTTATTCTCCGTCAATATCAACATCTTCTTCTCCATCAATATCATCTTACCCATCAACATCTTATTCTCCGTCAATATCAACATCTTCTTCTCCGTCAATATCAACATCTTCTCCATCAATATCATCTTCTCCATCAATATCAACATCATCTTCTTCGTCAATATCAACATCATCTTCTCCGTCAATATCAACATCTTATTCTCCGTTAATGTCTTCTTCTTCTCTGACAACAACAACAACTTCTCCGTCAATATCAACATCATCTTACCCATCAACATCTTATTCTCCGTCAATATCAACATCTTCTTCTCCATCAATATCATCTTACCCATCAACATCTTATTCTCCGTCAATATCAACATCTTCTTCTCCGTCAATATCATCATCTTCTCCATCAATATCATCTTATCCATCAACATCTTATTCTCCATCAATATCAACATCATCTTATCCATCAACATCTTCTTCTCCATCAATATCATCTTACCCATCAACATCTTATTCTCCGTCAATATCAACATCATCTTCTCCGTCAATATCAACATCATCTTCTCCGTCAATATCAACATCATCTTCTCCGTCAATATCAACATCTTCTTCTCCGTCAATATCAACATCTTCTTCTCCATCAATATCATCTTATCCATCAACATCTTCTTCTCCATCAATATCAACATCTTCTCCATCAATATCATCTTATCCATCAACATCTTATTCTCCGTCAATATCATCATCTTCTTCTCCATCAATATCATCTTATCCATCAACATCTTATTCTCCGTTAATGTCTTCTTCTTCTCTGACAACAACTTCTCCGTCAATATCTTCTTCTCCGTCAATATCTTCTTCTCCGTCAATATCATCTTCTTCTCTGACAACAACAACTTCTCCAACAACAACAACATCTTCTTCTCCAATAACATATTTAACAACATCTTCTCCAATAACATCTTCCTCTTCCTTTCCTGTATATACAGCAACATCGGGGACACAAATCACAAACTGTTCCACCCTTTGTTTTCCTGGAATCTCTTATAGTCTTTCTATTCCCTCTGGTTTTAATTATCTGGCCATTGGAAATATTCCTTCTTCCTCTTTGTCTGGATCCTGGACCATTGAATTCTGGTTCTTATGTCCTAAAGACATTACCCAATGGAATTATGTCTTTAGTGCCTTGAATATTACTGGTACAACAACTCTGGTAAATGGTGCGATTCAATCGAAAACGGTGAATAACATTCCAAGTTCAAATGCCTATACAGCTTCCATCGTCCCATATGATATTACGGGTTATAATTCCTCATTACTTATAAACACCAATACATGGTATCATCTTGTCTTTCAAAATACGTATAGTAATGGCACCTCAAATTATATCATGTACATTACACCTTATTCATCCTCGACCTCAAGCAATTACACCGTTACTTATGGAACGGATTCGACGAATGTGGGTTCATCCATATCCACATTGTATTTAGGAGGTCAATCGAATATAGGAGGACAGACCATGTATGTCAATAATTTACGTGTGAGTAATGTAGCACGTTATCCATATAATACATCAACGGGCGCGACAAATACGTTTACACCACCAACCA